ATAGGACAAGACCCCCCCTACCCATAGGGCTTGATAGGACAAGTGCTATCAGAGTGCAGGACAACGACAGCCCAGAGCCACAGGCGCACAGGGACAGGTACACAGACATAGCCACCACCCCCCCCCTAGTTTTATTTCACTACCCCCCCGTCAAAAATTGTGAGCCGGCCCCCTATGTTGAGAAACCCCCGCATCAGCCCCTCTCTAAACTGAAGAACAAACTTGACCAACTACACCCCCCTACATAGCCCAGCCCGTTCTTCTTCGTAGTGAAATAACTGCAAGATAGTGAAATCTCTGCGCTTCATCAGTCACATCTGGCTCAAACAAAGGGTTCTGGGCGGTGGGGGGGAATTTCACTAGCCCCCCCTAGAGATAGCAAGGTATCGTGATAGCAAGGTATCTATTTCGGGTTTTGGGGTTGGGAAACTTGCGCTGGCAACTCAACTCTGGTAGAGTAGAGACAAACCAAACATCACAAGGAGAAACCGTGCCAGCACCCATTTCGCCCAGCCCGACCTCACGCTATCTAGAGCCGTTGGTCGGTAAGTTCATTTGGATAAACGCTACTGAGCCGTATAGCGACGCAGACGGTAATTGGGACTTTTGGAACGTGTGGGGGTCTTGCGAAGACGGCTACCACTTGTTCGTCGGGGATTGGCAGTTCATCATTCGTTCCGGCGAGGGCGAGCGGTTTCCCTACAGTCTGTATGTAAACAACAACGGTTACGAAATAGACTTGCCCTACTCCAAGTTCTCAACTATTGAGCGGGCAAAGACGTATTGCGAGAAGGTGGTAGCGGGCTTGTTTATGAACCGCCAGAAGGCAATCGTCGAGAACAACGATTTCATTGCCAAGGGGCTGATTCTCCATTGGGGAAACATCTACATCAGCGAGGAAGAGCGGACGGGCTTCTACAGTCACTCGGTTTTTCAACTACACAACTAGACCCACGGATAAGCAACCGACATTTGGGAATTGAGTGATAATTTGTCGGTATTGCCTACGAGGGAGTTCCAGCCGTGCCTAACCCGTTTTCGCCCGAAGAACTGAACCCGACCCTGAGTCGCTACCCCGTCTCCAAGGGTGGCGTGGGCAGTGGACGAACCGCTGGTTCGGGTGCATTGAAGCCCCTGAAGTGGAAGGCTCTCGACGGTCTGGGTGGTCGCAAGACGTGGCAGTCGTCGAACGAGCGTTTCTTTATCACGCAAATCTCGAAGAACGATTTTCGAATTGCAGACCGTCAAGAGCCTTACTCTGACCGTTCAGCCGACGCTGTTTCTCGCCTCTTCCCTTCGAGCCTCGCTTCGGCTAAGCAACTGATTGAAAACTTCCGTGCCAAGGAAGCCGGTTCAATAGTGGCAAAGGGCGGAGTTGGCTCAGGTCGCAAGCCCTCTGGTCGCACTACTCTCCCGCAAGCACTTGACCGCATTGACCGAGTTGCCGACAAAGCCGACGAGGTTGGTCACACTTGGTATGCCGACGGATTGTCTGCCAAGGCGTTGATGAAGGCTGCCGAACTGCACTCGCAGTTGGCTCAACTTCACCGTGCCGTGGGTCGCCGTGACGGTGACTCGGCGTATCACTCGGCGTATCACTCTGACGCAGCCGCCGCCAATGCCGCTGCCTCCCGTGCGCTCGCCGGTCTTGCTCGTCGTGTAGAGAGCGGAACCGCCAAGAAGGAACACTTTGACCGTATTGAGAAACTTGCTCAACAAGCATTGTCCGAGACAGCCGCAGCAACCCGACACGGCAAGTAAAGAGAGAGTAGTGAAATGACCAATCCTTTTTCAATGAAGAGCCTTGTTCCAAGGTTGAGCAACTACCCCGTCAAGAAGGGCGGGCCTGGTTCGGGACGACACGGTAACGGTTACACCGTGAACGATATCTATATGTCGGCTACCAGCCTGCCCAACGCTATCGAGTATGGCAACGCTAACGAGATTGAGCGGGCAGCCGACGAACACGAACAACTCGCCGCTGAGTGCCGTTCCAAGGCAAGCGAAATGGAAAACAATGCGAACGCTCAACAAGTTGCTTTTTCTTACCGTCAAGCCGCCCTTGCACACGACACAGCCGCTCTCGCCGCTCACCGTGCTGCCGACATTTTGTCGAAGGACAAGGGCGCAAACGAAGACAACATTTCATCTAGAACTCACCGTGCAATCGAGAGCGCAATGGCAGAGTCAGACAAGGCTGCCGCATACACCGAAAAGGCAGTGGCTCGTCATTCGGTTATGTCGCCCGAAGAAACCCCCGAATATTGGGGAGACGACCCGTCAATGGCGGAACAACTCGCTAAGTCGGTTGTTCGTAAGGGCGGGCCTGGTTCTGGACGCCACAAAGAGGGTTCTATTGCAATGCCGGACGTTTCTGGTATTGAAAGTGCCCTTGCTTTAGGCAATGAAGTTCACGAAAATCTTAGTGAAAACTTGGGAAGCAACGTTGAATCAAACATTGACGACACCGAGGGTTACATCAGTGATATGGAAAGTGCCTCTGACGCTTTAGAAGCAGCCAAAGAAGAAGATTACGACAACCAAGACGAGCGTGTAGATGATATGACGAGCGCACGGGACGATTGGGAAAGCGCACTTTCCAACGCTTCAAGTTCTGCGTTGGACGCTCAATCAAACTTTAGCCAACTGAACAATTACGGCGTAAACGATATGACGAGCGTTCTTAACAGTATCCAAAGAGCGATTCACTACGACGAAGAATTCCAAGAAGCCTTCCCTGATTTTGTTGGTTCGGTTGAAACCGCTCTCGAAGCCGCACACTCGGCTATTGACGACTTTGGAACCGCTACCGAGCGTGGTGCTTCCTACGCAAAAGGCTTCTCTGAAATCCTTAGCGAATACGACGAAGACACTATTGACGGTTGGTCTGATAATGGAGACTTTGACGGCGCACGGGAAAACTTGGACGACGCTTCGTCGGCTTTGGAAGACTTTAGTGGTGCTATTTCGGACATTGACGACTCAATTTCAGACCTTATGGATTCAATTGAACAAGCCAACATTGCTTCGGCTCAAAGCGAACTCCTTGGTGGTCGTGATGAGGCTATCCGTGAGGCAGTGGCAGACGATGACCACGCCACGGCTGCCGACCTCCACCGTGAAATGATGAACACCCCAAGCCGTTTTTACGGCGACAGTGAAATGACGGCGATTGCTGCTCACCAGAAGGCTGCCGAACTTCACGACGGGGCTGCCTCTGTCCTGCAAATGGCTGGAAAGGACAACGCCGCTTACACGGCTTTGTCTGGTGCTGCCGCAGACGCTTCAGAAAAGGCTATTGCCGCTTCTGTTGCGACCCTCTAAAACGGAAAAATCGTAAACCGCTGGTAACTTTAGCGACAGAAGAACTAGGAGTTCCAAATGTCTGACCGTATTGAAAAGTCAATTGAAATCTGGCTTGGTGAAATCACCAAGGGTGGGCCGGGCAGTGGTCGTCACGCCACCAAACAGCCCGAACTGCGTTCAATGGGAGAAACTCCCGCCAAGTTCAAGGACGAGAGTAGGTTTGATTTTGTCCACTTTGGCGAGCAGGACGCAAAATCTAATCAGTTCATTATTGACAGAGGGCGAAATCGTGGTTGGGTTCAAACGGTTTCCAATCACTCGCAGAACACGGGTATCACCCGTGAAGCAAGCCGTCTATCTACTGTGATTTCGTCAATCAGGGTTGAGGGTAATCGCTTGGGTTATGCGGCACGAAACGGAAGCGACGACTACTACCGAGGCTGGCACAGATTTACCGTTGATTCACAGGGCACATACACTCAAGAGGGTGCGAGCCTTACCGTGGGAATCAGGGGCTGGACACGACAAAGCGAAGAACTTTCTTTGCTTGACCAGAAGAAGGAACTTATGGTTCTTGGTCAAGCCCTTGCTGAAAAGGGTTATGTCGGAACTATGGAAAAAATGCCAGCCAAAGATGTTTATTACGATGGCAAAGTATCCCACACTCTTCCCCCGTATTACCGCCTGAACGTCACAGGCAAATACCGTGACGCTTACCGCTAAAAAGGAAAAATAATGGCACAAGACCGTATTCAGAAGGCTGCTGAGCAGTGGGTTAGTGAAATCTTGAAGGGTGGCAAAGGTTCAGGACGTCACGCCGAGCGCAGTTCAGACGACACCGTTGCGGCTGGATTTGGCGAGGCTAAGACACGCTATTCCAACCCAAAGGCGCAGTATCACCAGAGAGAAATCAACCGTTTGGTTGTGGAGGCTCGCAAGGCTGATAAGCGTGGCGACATTACGGGGTCAAACATTGCCTACAAAGCCGCTTCAGCACACGCCGCCGCTAGGGATTCGTGGGAAAAGGGAGGCAGTATCGCACAAGCGCAAAGTGACTTTGCTGAAAAATACACTAACCACTTTGGACTACAAAAGTTTGTAGCCAAAGACGCTAGTGAGTCACTTGCTACCGTTATGCGCCACGACCAAGACCACGACAATTGGCACAAAATGCACGGCGACGCACCTTGCACCTCAGAAGCAGACTGCGCTCAAAAGCGAGCCAAGTATGCCGAGGTAAGGGCGGAACAGGGAGTCACTAAGGGTGGCGAAGGCTCTGGTCGTCACCCTGAGCGCACTTCTCACGAAACTGCTGCGGCTTTGCAAAAAATTCAAGACACCGCCGCTCGTATGTATATGGACGTTCAGAAGGCGAACGGCAAGGTTTCGCCTATGCGTCACGATTCGCAGGCTCGTCGCCACGTTGAAGAGGCTGGTCGTCTCCGCAATCACGTCGGCTTCCTACAAATGATTGCCGACAACGCTCAAAGCGATAATCCCGATTGGAAGGGTATGGCTGAGTTGCACGACGAAGCCGCCCGTGCCCACTACGCAGCCGCCGACAATCCCAGCGTCGAGAACACTGTGAAGGCTGTGAACGCTTCATACGCCGCCACTTCGGGAGACAAGGGTGGCGTGACGGACGGACAAGCGTTTTACTTCACCGAAGGCGACAACAAGGGTGGCCCGATTACCACTGACCAATTTGTGAAGTCTGCAAAAAAGGTGAAGAAGGGCGGGCCTGGTTCTGGTCGTCACAAGGAAGACTTCTCTTCCAAGTTTAATATGCGTAATTACAACCAGCCTTCCTCGAAGATGACTGCAAAGGAAATGGCAGCCAAGCGTGACGAGGCAATCACTAACGCTAACAAGTTGGAGAAGGAATTTCACGAAGTTAGTCTTCACGGTAATAAAGATTCCAACGAAAAGTTGGCTCACCTCGCAAATATGATTGCGGGTCACTACCGAGTTGCCGCTTCACTCGACCCAATCAACCACATTGCCTACGACAAGCAGGCTCGGACGTGGGCTAATCGTGCCTACAACCTTCAAGAGACGGTAATGCACGTCTACTCGGCTAAGGATATGGTTCGTGGACGCACCGACAGGGTTTTCACTAAGGGCGGGCCTGGCTCTGGACGTCACGCCGAGATTTCTTTTGACGTGCCGGAAGGCATAACGCTCGAAATTGGAAACGACGACGCAAAGAACCCTGAGCGGCAATTTGCGGAACACTACCCACAAAATCAACCCGTTGCTTGGGTTGAAAACGAAAACGGAGATGCGTTCACCGTTTATGCGGTTGGTGAAACGAGCATTGAACTTCCCGACGGAAACCAAGCACACGGCGCAAACGACCTTTTTAGTGCCGGTATCGTCAATGACGACCAACTTAACGAACTTTACGATAACGACCTTGTTAGTTTAAACCCTTGGTTTGAAGTTGGAAATCCTGACGGCGATTTTTACGGCGACGCCTATAGTTCCGCACAAGAAGCAATCGAAGCCGCTATTGAAATGGCAAAGGAAGGCGAAAGCACTGAAAAGTCCGCACTTCGAAAGGGTGGGCCTGGCTCAGGTCGTCACCCCCAAGGTTGGGCTGGCAAGTATTCCGGCGGGGCTATGTCGAACTACCACGACACTCGTAGCGAGGGTCAGGAAGACACTTCGCCCGCAGGTCAGGCGCACACCGACGCTTTCAACGACCACTTGAACAACTACGGATACACCCGCACCAGCGACGGACGTAGCAAGGCTGAAATCACTGACCGAGCCGAAGCAATGTCTGAGGCTCAGGGTAAAGGTATTGACGAGCCGACTCGTCTCGCTTTGATGAGCGACGCTATCAACACCAATCTTGGCGACGGACACCAATGGAACGACTTTGAGGACTCCATTAGTGCCACCGCTAGTGACCACGAAGAACTTTCTGAGGAACTTCGTGAGCAAGGCTTCACCGCTTCTGCCGACGCTCACCTCGCTGCGGCGCAGGCTTTTAACGACTTGATTTCCAAGGGCAACTTTGGAAATTACACCGACGAGCAGTTGGAAGAAATGGCAAACCAAGCAAACGAACTTGCTTACACTGCCGACAGTGTGACGCAGGACGAGATTTACCGTGCCACCCAAGCCCCTAGCCGCCCCGCTGACTACAAGCAGTCGTCAGTTGGTGCGTGGCTTGACCGTCAGGAAATGCTGGGAAAGTCCAGCGTCCGAAAGGGCGGGCCGGGTTCGGGACGACACCCTGAGACGGGTATGCCTAGCAACTGCGGACACCGTGACTTTGACCCGCAAACCACCGTCGCTCAAATTGGAAAGATGAACATTCTTGGTTTGAGCGGTGGTCGAGTTAGCGTCCTCACGGAGAAGAACAAGCCCGTTGGCATTGAACTCCCTATTGGACACGGCTACAAGGTTCGTGTCTACCTCGCAGACAACGACACCTACACCGTTCAGCGTGTGAACGTCCGTGCGGGCAAGGTGAACGTCAAGGGTGAGCAGACCGACGTGTATGCCGACGAAGTGGGCGAAGTCGCCTACAACGCTGGTATGTATGTAAACGTTTCATTTGGCGAAGACAAGCGATAAGGAACCACAATGGACTTTTCACAAGGAACCGGACAAATTGCAAAGGGCGGACAGGGCTCAGGTCGCCACGCCAATCACTCCAACCACTACGCCGAAAATCTGACGACGTGGGAAGTCTCTCGTCTCGCTTCGGGTGAAGAGCCTTCCGTCCCCTCGGTTCTTGCCGACCACTCTGCGGCTATCCTTGAAAACGCCCACGACAACATTGGTCTTGAAGACCAGACCCCTGCGGAAATCCGAGCCGAAGCGTCGGATATGGCTAGGGAACACACTGAAATTCTAAAGGCACACGCTATCGAAGGGGCAAACTTGTATGCCCCGTCACGCAACTTTGACTACACAGGTGAAATGTTCCAAACCGACGCAAGTAAGGCTCACTACGCTGCTGCTGCGGCGCACCTAGACGCCGCAGACGCTTGGAAGGAAGTTACACGATTGGCAAACCCTTCCGATAGTGAAATGATTAAGGCTTTTGCCGCCAGTGCCGACGCCGCCACCGCAAGCCGTATTGCTCGCTACGTTTCGGAACACCCCGAAGGTAACACCTTCCCCTATTACGTCGAGGATTCAACGGTGACGAAGGGCGGGCCTGGTTCTGGGCGCACCGCAACCGTTACTCGAATGACCGACGTTGCCGAAGAAGACCTGACCTCCGCCGAGCGTGGGGAGTTCTTCCGCACGGGTTCCCCCGAATACCACACCGGCCCTCGTAGTTTTTACTACCGTGGCAACCCCACCCTCCCCGACGGAATGGTGAACCCCCGCACTCTCGAAGAGGGCACGGGTAAGAACGAGCCTTACGGATTCAGCCCCGCAGAGCAGCACATTGTTGTTCAGGGCTACCGACCCAACGGGACTATCTTCACCCGTGTAATCGAGCGTCAAGGCAGCGACGAAAAGATTGGCGACGTTGTTTCCTTCCAGCACGACCAGACCAACAGGTTTATGGGCAAGGGAAACATTGTTGGAATTACCGACCCCGCTACCGGCAAGGCATACGGAACGTTCCCCGACAAGAAGTTGTCGCACCACGTCTACAAGTAAGCCTCTGGTGAAATCACCAAACTGCCTCTAGGGGTCTTTGGTGAAATCACCAAACCGACCATACGGCTCGACCCTGCAAGGCAGGATTCAGGCATAGACGATTGCCGCCCTGTGTGGCTGTCTGTGGCGTTGCCGTGGCGTTGTGTCCGCTGGCTCGCACAAACCCCCAGCGTCCGCTCAACGTCGAATTAGCCACGTCTGCGGGCACGTTGCAAGTTGCACGGTCTGTGTCGTTGTTGCAAGTTGCACGGTGACTTGGCTGCACCGCTGCTGCCAGCATTTTCCAAACCGTGAGACAAACCACGTCGTTTCGTCTCACGCCGTCGAGCCGTCAAGCCGTCGAGCGTCAAGCGGCTGGCTCGTCGCTGGCGCACGGATTCGAGCGCAATCGAGCAACATTGGCATTTTCAGACACGCTGTGTGGCGTTCTGACGGCTTCAAACAAAGTTCCAAGTGCCAGAGGTCAGGGCCTTTCGGCTGCCCAGACCAAGGGGGGAGGCCTCCCAGGGTTTGGAGGCTGCAAACTTTGGCGGCTACCCGCCATTGCCTTGACGGGGGTTGTGCTGAACGGCTAAGGTGCTGAACCTATGACCGACCAATCGCCAGACCTGCCCTACGTCACCACTAAGCCAAAGCGTAAGCGGGTTCGGTTGATAGGGCGCAATGCCACGCTGTTTACCACGCCCTACGAGGTCTGGCTCAAAGTGCCGTTCACGGCTGACGAACTAGGCAAAGAAAATGCCGTGCTGGTCGTAGCGACGATTGACGAGCCAATCATTGAGGAAATGGGCTTCTACGTCTGGCACTTGGAGACAAAAGATAATCCGTTTGATGAGCGAATCGTCCTGCACCTGTGTTGTCCGGTTGCGGTTGTCGAGGGTGCGGTCAAAGCGTTGGCAAAGTCCGTCTTGCTCACCTACGAAGCGTCAAAAAATGAGACGTGGGCATTTGACCCTGAGCGTCAGCACTACACCGAAGCGGACTATGCGTTGCCTCGACTCCGTGAGTTCTGCCACGACACTATGGAAAATCTCGACCAATACCTACAGGCTACGGACAGTGACGATTAGGTCTATCAACCTCGAAACCGTGCCGTTGGCAACGGCAAAGAAAATGTTGTCGGCGGTTGAGGGTGCGCCCGTGTCGTCACTCGAACGCTACGAGACGCAGTTGCGCCGTTGGGTCATTGACGAAGAAAATCCCGTGGCGATTGGCACGTCGTCTGCCGACCTGCGGTTCGAGACGGCGAGCGATTGGCACAGTTTCGTCGGTGCGCTGGACTTCCACGCCACAAAAGAAAATGTTGTCGGCGTATGGGCTGAGTTCTTTGCTTTGGTCACGACTAACGTGGTGATGATTGCGCCAGCGGACTACAACTAACGCCAGACCTTCTGCGCCACCAGCGCACGGCAGTCGTCGTCCGCCACCGAAGAAAATCTTGGCTCGCCACTTGCGCCCACGACGATAAGTAGACCACGCTCTCGAAGGGTCGTCAAAAACCCAAGCGTTGTGAGCCTGTCGTAATCCAACGGTTCGGCAATCTCACGAACCGTAAGCGGGCGGTTTAGACAGGCGAGATAAACCTGCAACTCCATTTGTGGCAAACGGTTGAGTTCGACACTTAGTTGGCTCATCAGACTGCGCTCAATTCGGTCAAAGAAAATCCCGTCCGGCGCATTAGGGCGCAGTAGTCCATTGCAAACAAGAACGCTGGCGTTGCCTCGTCAAAACGACCCAAGACCAGCACGTTGTAAAAGCCGTAATCGCACAGATAAACCGTCACGACACCGCCGACTTGCTCAATGCGGAATTCGTAGTCGCTGTCTTTGCCTAGCACCCGAAAACGTGTGGTCGGTATCGTGCTACCCGCCAACGTCGGGCAGTCCTGCGAGTGCCACGCACTCAAACTGCGCTCAACTGGGTCGGCGCATAGCCACGAAAGAAAATCTTTGCAACAAGGTTCAAAGGGTATGTCCATACGACAAGGCTAGTTGCTCGACACAACCCTCGTCAAGTATCAAAAGAAAATGTTTGTCAAGTATCAGATAGGTCTGGCATACTGTCTCAATGACCAAGACCAAGAAACCGACCCTGAGCGACCAACTTGCAGACCTAAGAGGTATGCGACGTAAGAGGCACTTTGCCAACGGTGGCTCGCTGACCGAGTGGCGTGGTGGCGTGGCGGTTCGCCTGCCCGACAAGAAAAAAGCCAATAGCCGTAAGGCTTGTCGAGGTCGTCACACGCTTGATGAGTAGCAGTGTCACACCCGTTTGCCATACTTTCGACGTGGCAACGAGCGCAAAAGAAAATCTTGAATTGAGATTTGCATTTGTGACTCAACCGCACTACACTGATGGTAGTTCTAAAAGGAGGAACTAATGACTGCACTACACACGACTGATGTGTTCGAATCTACGTTCAGGAAAATGGACGGCTCGATTGGGCGCAAGCCCGTTCGCTACAGCACGTTGGCTTTGACTGCGATTACGCTGTGGGGTTTTGGCGATTGGAAGGCTGACTTCTACAGCGAAGAAAATCTGCGTGAACTTGAACAAGCGGTTGGCGTGAACTTGACCTTGTTCGAGGACGACGAGGACTTCGACGGTCGCTACTCACGCTTCTGCGCCGAGATGAACGAAGCCGAAAAGAAAATCCTTGACGCTGTTCGGGACATTGACTACGTTGAGGCAAACTAATGCTTGACCTACGGACAACCGACCAACGCTTGCTAATGGTGAGGCGTGACCCGCCCGCAAAGGCTTACAGCCCACGGGCTGAGAACCGAACTATGGTTGAACTCCGTCGCCAACAACTCAAAGAAAATCCTGAGACGTGGTTCGTGTGGCAAGAAGGGGCAAAGAACCGCTCGTATGAGCGCAAGGCTCTGTGGCTCTTGCTGAATTTGCGACAGGGCGAGAAGTTCTCAAAGCAGGATTCGCCATACCAGACACGGTTGGTTCGAGACAACAACAACACGTTCACGATATACGTCCGCTACATCGCAAAAGAAAATCCTGAGCCGGTAGTTGCTCCTGTCACACCCACCGACTACACTGTGGTTGAGTCATAAGGAGGGCTTGATGATTGTTTGGATAGACACCGAGACGACGGGGCTTGACCCCGCCAAAGAAAATCTGTTGGAGATTGCCGTGGTCGCTACCGACGACAACCTCAACGAGATTGCGACCTACGAGACGCTCATCAGTGGCGCAGACCTTGACGACCTTGACGACTTCATTGTCGAAATGCACACTAAGTCGGGCTTGCTCGACAGCCTTCGTGCCGGTAAAGGCAAACCGTTGGCTGACGTGTCCGCAGAAATTGTGGCGTGGCTCAGAGTTCTTGCGCCTTCGAGCGACCTAAAGAAAATCCCGCTCGGCGGTTCGTCGGTTCAGTTCGACAGGAACTTCTTGCAGGTTCATATGCCCGACGTAATCGGGCTTCTGTCCTATCGCAATGTAGACGTGTCCTCTATGACCGAACTCTACAAGCGGGCTGACGCCAAGGGCTACGCCAAGCGACGCAAAGAAAATCGTGTCGTGGCTCACCGAGCCATTGACGACATTCGCTACTCGATTAGCGAAGCCAAGTTCTTTGCCGAGCGCAAGTTTGCCCCTGTGTGGCGACGCTGGTTCCGCTAAAGAAAATCCTAGACCGCCCAGCCGTTCCCTTGCGGAAAGTTTACGGGCGTAATCTCACCCATATCTTGCCAGCGTCGTCTGCCGGACGAAATGGCGTTGATATCGAGTGCTGATACTGCCCAGACCAAAGCGTCGAGGCGGTCAGGGGAGTTTCGACGGCTGGCGTTTGGAACCCACGTCGTCATCTGGTCTTCCAAAATCGCAAAGTCTTCGGGCTTGCCTACGTGGTGAACTCGACCTTGTTCGTAAAGCGACACGATTGGTTCAGCACGGGCGACCTTGCTCAGCGAGGCATTAGGCAGTTCGACGGGCAACGTCGGGCGGATAGTCAAAAGCACGGACTTCAGAAGGTCACGTCCGGCGTTGTGTTCGACCACGACACGCCCAGCGTTCCATTCGTCAAAAACTTCCACAACCCTACGACCCCATCGTTCGGGCGTGGACTTGACGTGACGGGGCAACGTAGCGTCTTGTAGGACGTAGGCGTGGACGGTGCAGTGGTCAATGTTGCACGTCGAGGGCTGGTGCGGGCCGGAAGCAGCGACGATAATGCCCGTCTCGTCGCTGTCTTCATTGCTCGTCAGGGCTGGGTCTACGCCGACGACTATCGAAAGAAAATCCTGCGGGTCTACCTGAATCATTACGCCGATTCCAATTCGCCAGCCGTGTCTCGATTGCCCGAAAAGAAAATCCCACGGAGGCGGTCAATCATTTCGAGCGACCAGAGCGCACCTTCCACGTCCGTCAAAAGAACACCGTCAAGTTCCTGTTGCCCGATTCGAGTGCCTTCATACGAGGTCAAAACCTGTTCACGGAAAGACGGTGCGAGGTTGTCGAGGTTGTCGTAGGTCGTGCCGTTGGTGATTACCGTGGTGCGCCTATCCATTAGTTGCCGAACCAACTTGACCCGCTTTGGGGTGGTGGTGACGAGACACTTTGGATTCGTGCCAAGACGTAAACCAAGCATAAGGTTGTTCCAAGACGTATCTAAAGTGTCACCCTTGTTTGCGTCGTCCCAAGCGGCTAACTCGTCTGCCCACGCTGCGTCGTGCTGTGGGCCTCGTAACTGACTTGGGGCTGCAGCCGAGTAGGTGAAGGCTTGCGCCCCGTTCTCCCAAATAAGCCGTCGCTTTGAAGGTTCGTGATGGGGCTTCGGGTGCGGGTCAGAGCAGTTCATAATCCCTGAGTCTCCGAAAATCATAACGTCACGAACGTCGGCAGGAGTTCGACCTACGAGGGCGATACGGCGATAACCCTGATTCCAAACCAAGTCCAAAATCCACTCTGCGCCCGCACGGGTCTTGCCGGTTCCACGACCACCGGAAAAAAACCACACAAGCCACGGGTCTTGTGTGTTCACGGCTGGCGGACGTTGGGGAGTTCGAGAGTGTTTGCAGAACGGCGTGTGGTTTTTACTATCTATAGGGTGGTCGCACCAATGAAATCCGGCGTGGGGCTTGCCGTTGCATACGTCACGGGTGCAATACCAATGGCGCATAGGGGCTTTCTCAATAGCCTCAATTTCTTTGTAGACAATCGCTAATTCCTCAGGCTTTAGGGAGTTCAGAAGGATTTTGCGCTCGTCAAGAGGCAATTCAAGTAGTTTTTTGACGGTGGGGTTCATTACTTCCGACGGAAGAAGGCGACCAACGTGGCAACAAAGAATCCAGCCACAGCACCCAATCCGCTGAGTTTGAGGACATAGAGAAAATGCTTCATTTCAGCCTCAACTATACCCTAGTTTTGGAAATTTTCGCCCGCCGAACGGATTTCACTAACTCGCTCGTCACGCTCACGTTGTAGAGAAGAAAATGTTGCCACGCCCTGCTTCTTTTTCAAGTGCGGAATGTTGTTCACGACAATCCCCACCTTGTTGTTTGACATTTTGATTGCCAAAAGGTCGCTGTCGCCTTGGTCGGTGTAACCAGCGTCTTCGAGAGCCTCCAACGTCGGAAAAACGTCGGCGTGGCGGTCTACCTCAACGTCAATCAGGCTGTCCTCTTTGCCACCCATTGAGAAAACAATAACCATATTTGAGGGCAGGTCAAAAGATTTCACTAGGGAAACTTCTTTGGTGTAAGCGTAGAAAGTTACATCTGGGGTTGCTAGTGAAATCCTTACCCACGCCTCAAAGTAAGGAACGGAAAAAAAATCCCCTGCGTCGTGGATACGCACATATTTACCGCCCCGATACCGCTTTGCCTTCAGTTCCTCGGTCATTCGGGCTTCCCAGCCAGCAAGGTCGTCCAGCACCATTTCCAATTTGGCGAGGTGCGCCCGCTTGACATTCGAGAAATTGTAAGTGCCCGAACGGGCGTAGCAGAGGTTGGCGCAGATACCCGCTTTGGGGCAAGTCAAAAAGTTCTTGCCGTTACTCAGGCGGGCATTGAGAGCCGGAAGCGTCCAAGTGAAAATCCCGTCTTTGGCAAGTTCACGGTTTCCGTTGGTAAGCAGGTAGGTCGTGGGCATTTCCAAACTTTACTCTGTTTGCCGTGCCTCCGCTCGTTTTTACGCTTGCGCCTTTAATTGGTTGCTCAGACGCTCGCTAAGGACTGCAAACTGTGTTGCCTTATCTCCAGCACCCTCGAAAATGAGGCTTGCCCACTTTTTTGTCTTGCGGGGCAGACGCTTGGCGAAGTAAATGTGGACGTGCTTACCGTCCGACGTTACCGACCAAAGACCGCTTGGGCTCTTCACAGTTCCTCTCCACACTCAGGGCAGAACTTATTGGGAATAAATTGGTATCCACGAAACACTTTCAGCATACGAGACTGAACGTGCCTGCACTCATTTGTAGGCATTACGTCAGAAGTGTCACTTGCACGGATTTCTGAGTGTTCAACTTCAGTTTTGAGGTCGCTGAACTTTAGTTCTTCGGGGTTCATAGTTCTCTCCATTGGAAGTCGCAGGCTTTCCAGCCATCGTTGTAGGCTTGCTCTGCCCAGTCCAGTACCTTGATTACATCGCAGGGGTAGGGGATAGTGAAACACGCTTGGCACTGGTCGTCGGCTTCGTTCTGACCGACACGGTGCTTCTCTCGTAGGGCTTGGCGTTCGTCGGGGGTCATAGTTCCTCTCCACACTTAGGGCAGTAGTTGGTGTCCACATCAGTCCACCCATCTTTTTCCAAATGGCTACCCTGAACGGTGTCGTGGTCTACATCGCACTCAACTTCGGTTTCTAGGTTGTTCAACTTTAGTTCTTCGGCGTTCATCGCTCACCCCACCTAACAAGCAAAACGGTAGCAACAAGGATAAATGCCCATAATGTCCAAAAACCAAATGTTTGACTCATAGTTCCACTCCACACAGGGGGCAGAAGGTGAACTCAATCACGTTCAACTCGCCTTCGTCATTTGCAATAAGTCCGACTTCTGGGTGGTCGCACTGCGACCTAGCCGCTTCTTCCCGACGCTTACGGGCTTCGCTATTGCTTGCCATCTTCGTCTTCCTCGATTGGAATGTAGTTGTGGCACGTCTCGTCGTGATGACAAGAATCAAAAATCTTGATGTAACGCTGGTCGTAGGGAGTGTTGAACCACTCGATTGCTGATTCGCAGCAAGCCTCGTATGCGCTCTCAACGCTGGCGAGGACGTGGACACTACCCGCACTTAGAAGGTGCGAGAAGTTCCAAGACCACGGGTTGCCGATAATCCTGTCTGTGCCGTCACGCTCGGTGGGGTCAAACTCAATTTCTAAAGTCACTACAAATTTCTTGTTCACGGTTTCCTCCTTATGTTCAACCGTAGTTGATACTTTAGCGGGTGGCTGAGACACAATCAAGTATCGCAGCCACCCCTAAAGCCCTCCTAGGCGTTCGTCTTGGCGAGACGCACGTGGCGATAAATCGTTTGGGTTGAAATGCCCAAAGCCCTAGCCACGTCCACGACACGCTCACCGCTGGCGAGACGATTCCGCAGCGTTGCGACTTGCTCAACGTTCAGAGCGGGCTTTGGGCCACGTCGTCCGTTGGTTGTCTTAGCCACGCTGGTTGTGTGGTTCTTCGTGCCCGTCAGTGCTTTGATAGCAATAGACAAGTGCTTGACCGCCTGAGCGTCGTTACCCTCGACAACGCTCGTTAGAGCGTCGCTGATAATCGCCACGACATTGTTGGTGTGCTTATTCATCTTGGTTTCCTCCTTCCTGTTCCTAAACGCCAGCCATAACGGGCTGACGAACTTCGACTGCAACGCTGATACCGAACTGCTCAAAAATCTTGTTCAGTAAGTCGTTGATTTCCGCTTCAACCACACGGAGAGCCGTGTGACCCGCCGAGATGAAGGCGTGGCGAATCTCAAAAATCGCCTCTTCTGCCGAATCAAACGAACCAAGCAAGCCGTTGAATCCCTCGACGTAACGCTGGCACATAGGGTGCAGACGAGTTAGCGAGTTTGAGAAGTCGCTGTCGCTCTCAGCCTGAGCCTCCCACACTGCGTGAACCCCGTCCTCGTCAATGTAGGGTTTGACGCACAATGAGCCAATGTGAGAATCTGCGACACGAACATCAACGCCGTTGTAGGTCTGAACCGTAACTGCTTCGTGTACCTTCAGAGTCGTGATTGCACGGACAAGAGAGTTGTAGTCGTAGACCAGCGAGTCAAGACCTGCCTGCTGACCACGGTGGTAGGCACGGTTCATCAGGATTCCGAGAGCCTCGCTCTGAGCGACGACCTCCAACGCTTGACGACGAGCCTCAATAGCCTCGTCAATCTTGTTCAGAAAAACCGTGACCGAACGCTTAGCACCGCCGGTTAGAGAGTTGCGACGCTCAGCCACAGCCTCACGAACCGCCACTGCGTCGAACGAGAACGTAACGTCGCCCTCGTCGTTCCTACGCCACGTCGGGTTCTGAATGTCGGTGATTCCCGCCACCCCTTCGAGGTTGCGAGCGAGGTCGTATGAGCCACCGACATTCATAGGACGCTCAGTAACAACCACGCCCTCGCTCAGTCGTGCTGCCCGCTGGGTCAATGCGCCGAGAAGTTTCTTGCGAGCCTGCTCGTTAATTTCAATTTCATTCATTCCAAACATTTGTTTCCTCCTTGTTGTCTGATATATATATTCAACCACAGGTTAGTAACCTAAGTCAAGTCAAGTTTCAAATTTCTTTTGTGTCGGGATTCGCATACCAAGATTCGGCAAAGTTCAGGGCTTCTTGCAGCAAGTCGTTGGGCAGTTTGCCCTTGACGGTCAGGGAGATAATCCCGAACTCTGCCAGACGGGTCAAGAAAATATCGTCCGGCAACTCGTCGTCAATCAGAACTCGATACTGCACGAAGACCCGATAGGCAATGCCACGCTTCGGATACTTATGGTCGAGGGGCGCATACGAACGCTCACCAACCTGAGCAAGCAGGTCGAAGGCGGAGGGGGCGAAAAACTTTTCCCCGCCCCACTCCATATGCCATTCTGCGCCGTGCGGGTCAGCGAAGGGGTTGGTCGTCATACAGCCACCAACGTCTTCTTCGATTCACCGATTGACTCGAACTCGGTAATCTCGCCGTTACGAATCCGCAGGTAAGTGCCCTCGTCAAGTTCTTCAATCCACGCAAGTTGAACTTTCGCTTCGGCACAGGCGGCTGCGAGAAGCGGAAGCGTTGAGGCGAAAAACAGCGAACCTTTAGTAGTGCCACCAATAGCGAGCGGTGAGCCGGAGACACGGGCGAGTTGCAAGTCTCGCTTGTCCCGACCGTCGAGCCACGCCAGCGAAGCACGACCCTCTAGGGAGTTGAGGACTTGCGTAGGGTGGAACGTGGTTCGGTTGAGCAATGCAAACGCAGCCTCACTGTCTACTTGACCCTTACGAAACTCATCAAAATACGAGAACACGTCGTCGTCATTGTTTAGGTGTCCGTTGTGAACGCCCACAATCTTTCCTGAAACAATCGGGTGATTGTTCAAGTTGTTGAGCGGACTACCCTGCGTTGCGTATCGAGTGTGAAGAATCACACGTCGAGCCTTGGCGGGCATTTTCGCAATGTAGGGGTCGAACAAGGTTGCGGGAACGGGGGCTTTGCTGACCGCAATGGTCGCCCTAGTGCCCTTCTCTTTGTTGGCGGGCGTAACCCACGCTGCACCCGTAGCGTCCGTGCCACGGCTCTTGATTTGCTTTAGCAATGCCATACTGACTTTGCGAGCGTTGATGTGTTCGTCTGCACTGAGACAAAATCCTGCAATACCACACATAATGTCCTCCTTATGAACTGTGCTTAATAAATGATACTTGATAAACCCCTCACTCGTCAAACCTAAGCCTGACGAGTGAGGAAGAAAATCCTGTTAGGCGACCACCATCGGTTCGGGATTCAACTGAGACTCACGACGAACGAGATAGCGAGCGGTGGTGTTGCTCACACCCAAAGCCGTTATCATCTCGTAGACCGAGGCGTAGGCGTTCACGGGGTTGGACGCAACCGAAGTCTCGACAAGACCGAGCAAAAACTCAATCCACGCCGTGCCCTTCTTGCCGTTCAACGTGCCTTGGTGCTGACGGAACTCTAAGGTTCCATACTTGCCGTAAGACGTGAGATTCACGACACGGTAGCGAGGCGCAGATGACAGAACACCGCTGAGGCGGGTCGTGGCAGTTGCCGTGTTCGCACCACGGAGTGCTTCGTAGTTGTTCGGACGGTATTGCGTCGAGGGTGCGTGAACCTCATTGAAGGGCAGGCAGTAGTCGTTGTTGTGACGACTACGGGAGACAATGCGGTTGATGTTCGTTTGATTGGCGACGTAGGTGTCCACAATCTTCATCATCTCCATACCCGTCAGACCGTCCATACCGACGTGAACGTGCATACCGCAGGTGCGGTCTATCTTTGCGCCAGCACCACGGAGAGCGTCGAGAGCCTTCGCAGCCCACTCCAAGCCGTCACGACCACGGAGAATGGGGCTAACCAACTCCAAGCCCGCACCCTCACCCGTGCCCGTGCGAGTCACCGAAGCGTCGGTCACACACTTCCAAATGTGAACGTTACGGTGGGTGTAGCCCTCGAATGAGGCGGTGATACCAACGTCAGCGAGCGCACGAAGCGCAACGCTGGGGGTGATGTTGAAGAACTCAGCCTCGAACCCGAAGGTGCGAGTCGAGAGTCCGTCAGTGGTGATTGCCGTAGCGTTAGCAACGGTCTGAACTGCGGTGTTGCTGTTTGCAATACGCTGACGACGCTCTGCAGCACGAACAGCCTCAGCCGCAGATTGCGGACGAGCAACGCCGTTGGGTGTGAAGCCCAACTGACGAGCAATCTCCACATAAGTCATACCGCTACGACGGAGACGCAGTGCTTCGTCCTGACGGCGGATAGTCGCAAGACGGCTACGAGAGATGTTGCTCGTTCCGTAAGTGCTAGGTCGGTTGATGTTAGTTGGCATTTGGTTTCCTCCTTGTATTCCAACGATTTCCATTCTACACACAACCCCCCTACACAAGTCAAGTCAATTTCTAAGAAATTTGAGAAACTTTGGAAACCCTTGTGTTTATTGGTGATTCTCCTGCTACTTGACGCAACCCCCGTTGATATGGAAAACTATTGAACGCACACGAAGCGTTCATAAGGAGGAACCGTGCAACAACCGAAACACCGCCGTCACCGATTTAATGCCAAGGCTCGAATGACTCACCGTCACGCTTTTGCAGCGACAATGCTGACGTTCTTGTCTGTGATTGTGTTGAACGTTTATCCGACCCACCCCGAACACCCCAACTACAACTTCTTCTGGGAGTTCGCCGTCGTGTATATCGCTTGGGTAATTGGACTTTCATTCATTTACTCCAGCCTCGAACTGTGTCGAGAGAGCAAGGCAAAAAAATGATGTGGCGTGTTGCTGCCCGTTGGAATGGGCGCACCCGTGACCTACACATTGAAGCACCCGACCTCGAAGCGGCGATTCCGTTTGCCCTTGAAGAAATTGCGTGGAAGGTGAAGAACTGCGGTGCGATTGAGAAGCGGTGCTGGCAAGAAGGAATTGTGACGATTATCAACCACGAACATCTCGAACACACTCTTTACTCGCCACTGTCACCACTGCTATTGTCGGGCGAATGAAAACAGACCCACACGCCGTTGTCCGTAAGTGGGCGAAGAGCGGAGAAGTTACTGCACAGAAAGTCCTCTCAGTTGTAGTCGCTTCGACGGGAATCAGTGAGCAGGAAATTCTCAGTGACCGTCGCTACTCATATCTAATGAAGGCACGTCATCTTTATTGGGCGTGTCTGCGTGAGCATTGCCGTATGTCGTATTCGACCATTGGGCTTGTCGCCGGACGCAACCACACGACGATTATGTCGGCGGTCAAGAAGGTTCCCAAAGAGGTTGTCCAAGCAATAGGAGATATCTGTGCCTCGTCTTGACGGACGTGACTACGGTAGGAGTACGTTTCAAAAATCGCAGCAAATGGAAAACGAGGGTATGAAACCCATACGCCAATACCTCCGCTTTTTCGATTCGACGGTGGACGTTCTCGAAGCAACCGTCCAGCAACAAAAAGAGGACGACATTGACCTCATCTGGGTTCGCAATCAAAACGGAGAGATTACGTCCACGACCATTGAGGTCAAGGTGGACTACATTGGTCACAAGACGAACAACTTTGCCTTCGAGTTAGTAAGCAGCGAGTTCCATATGACCTTGGGTTGCTTTATGAAAACAAAATCCGACCTGTTTTTCTACTACCTTCACGAAACGCAACAGTTATACATAATGAACACCGAGCAAGTTCGGAATTGGTTTATCGAGGAACAGAGCAAGCGACCCTTTAGCCCCAACGGGTTTCGACGTTTTAAGGAGTTTGGGACGCACACGGAGATTCCGAATGTGGGCTTCTATTGCTCGCTCGGACACTTGGTTCCGATTTGGGAGGTCGAGCAGGGCTTGGGTGCGAACCTCTATCACCGTGACCTCAAAAAAATGCTTGCGGGCTCAACTTTTGAAGACTTCTAGTTTGGTATTGTTCTACCGTGAACTATCTAACCCTCTCAAACGAAAACGCCGTGGTCGTGCGAACAAATGCCGACGGTTTCATTGTTTATGAGGTGACGCTAGGCGAAGCGCACGACACCGAGACGGCAGAAAATCTTGCGGCTAAGGCTGGCTGGGAGAGCGAGGACGATTGGGACGAATTTCAATACCTACCCATTCGACCCGCACCGTTGGGTATCAGTTTTTCCGGTGACAAGGTTCCTGAGGACGCTTTGGAAATTGCCCACTTCGGCAAAGTGCCCGCCATCGAAGTAATCGGCAGCGAATATCAAGACGAGACAGCGCAAATCTTGGTTTTATTTTCGCTCAAAGAACCGTTTGGTTGGAGTTGGGGCAAGCCCGACGAATTTGTAGAAGACCTGTGAGTTCTGAAGCGGAACTGCGGGTCTACGAAAAAGACCATTGCTGGCAATACGACATACGCTTACGCAACGCTGAGGACGACCTCGTTATGTCCGGTTTTACACGGGAGTATGTGGAAAATCTGACCGTTGCCGACTTCGAGTTCAGGACAATTAACGACGCTATGGGGCGGGCTGAAGCCACGGAGTTCATCAAGCGACACGAATGGCTCGGCAACCTCTCGCAATACACGACGCATTGGTTCGGGGCGTATCACGACACCGTGTTGGCTGGTGTAATCCTGATGAATCTCCCCAACGCCTTCTCGACGCTTCTCGGTGAAAAAACGCCGGAACTCGAACGTCTTATTTCACGGGGGGCTTGCATTTCGTGGAGTCCGAAGAATTTGGCGAGTTCTTTTATGATGTGGGCGACCCGCTGGGCAGTGAAAAACACCCAGTTTCGTCTTTTCACTGCCTATTCCGACCCAATGGCACGGGAACTTGGAACAATTTACCAAGCCTGCAACTTTTATTACTTGGGGCAGGGGTCGGGAACCACTACTCGACACATCAACCCCTACTCCGGCAAGGTTGTGTCTGACCGATTCTTCCGTCAGCGCAGTGCCTACAGAAAATATGCCAAAGAACTTGGCTATTCGTGGCAATCAAATTGGACTTCCGATACCGGAATGTTGTGGGAGAACATTCCTAGTGAAATCGAGTCAGCATTGCGGGCAAAGAGCAAAGAAGTGCAGGCAGGGGCAGAGAAAATAATCGTTCCCAGCAAGCACAAATACGCCCTTGTTCTGGGGGCGAACAAATTGGAAACAAAAATCCTGCGGCGAGAGTTCGAATCCCGTAACAAAATCCTGCCGTATCCAAAAGAACGGGCGCAAGCCTTTACCGTTACTCGTCCCGTCAAAGGGGTCGTGGAAGAAATCCCACAACCGCAAGAACGTCAGTTGCGCTTGTTTTTAGCATAGTAAGGTTGAGTTGTGAAATTATTTCGCCGTAACAAGCCCGCCATCGTAAACCTTTACGACCTTCCAATTAACCGACAGTGGGAAATCATCAACGAGGAAGCCCTCGGAACCTCAATTGAACTCGTCAATGTTCAAATCAAAATGTGGAATGCGTTGATTTCGCAATTAGAAGACTTGGGCATTGGGGTAAACCTTGACTCTGAAGTCACCGAAGAAGTGAACCGCCTTGCAAATCAGTTGCGAGCCGCCGTCAAAGTTGCTTACGAAATCTATACACAAAAGGAAACCCAGAACCAATGACCGACCAGCCCGAAATGGAAACTCCGCTCACCGACGCTGAGGTGGTAGAAACCGCTACCGAGGTAGGCGTAGACGCAATGATGAAGGTCTACGCAATCGAGCGTGAAATGTTGAGCCGTGCCGTTCTGGTAATTACACGACTGACGGGAAAATCCCCTGAAGAAACGATTGCCAAGTTGTGCGAGGGACTAGACGAGGCTTACGAGGCGGAGACGAAGACTGTCGAAGCGTCCACCAATGTCGCCAAGTTGTATATCCCTAATCGGAAGTTGAATCTTTAGTCCACTCCGGCGGAACGCCGAAGTTTTCGTCCTCAGGCGGGAGAACAGCCACGTCGGGCATTACCTGAAGATTCAGCGTCGAGGCAACACCGAGGCTCACAAAGTCGCTCAGCGTCTTCGTAAAGAGCGTCGTGTTCGGTTCGGGCTTCTCCCCGCCACCTGACGTGAGCAAGAAAATGACGTATTCGAGATAGTCGGTTGCCCACGAATCAGACTTAGGGTCTGAACCCATTTCGACCATCGCTGAGCGAATCGCATAGTCCACCGCACCCCACGGGAGGTGGGGCTGGTTGTGAGCGAAGGCAGCCAGAGCCAAACCTGCGCTGAATATCGTCGCCTTCTGACGTTGCTCGTCAGTGAGCGTCAGTTCTACGCCGACGTTTTCCATTAACGGACAACCTCAAAGTGGTGAGGCACGGGTTCCTTCTTCTTCGGCTTCGTAGCCGGTGCGGGGGTTCGATTGAATCCCGTCACAGCATAGGGGGCAGCCACGGGTGCGGGCTTGCGACGTGACGCAATATCAACAACGTTGCCAAGCAGGTAGGGGTCTTCGAATAGCACGTCCATACTGTCGTCCTCGTATCGCTCGTCATCAAAGACGGAACCCTCGAACCGCTCGTCGTCGTCAAAGAAGTCCTCAAACTTTTCGTCTTCGAAAAGGTGGAAGGCGAGTTCTTGAACGGTGCAGTTCAAGAAGTCACACCAATCAGTGTCGCCCATACTTCGGACAAAATCAAGGTCAAGGTCATACTTTTTCGACAGGTAAATGTGGTCGCTATCAACCAACAACTTTGTGTAGAAGTTTTGGGGTCGCTTGTTCACAGCCATACCTGTTCCTCAGCCTTCCAATCGTTCTCCGGCACAGGCTCGCCGTAGGAGTGTTTCCACGAACATACAAGAGCGTCCACGACGGTTCCGTCCGCCAACTCAACCTCGGCTTCGGACAGCGAGTAGCCAGCGTTCACTTCCATTTGAAGCATTGAGTAAATCTGCTCATTGAGTGGCAACTCGTAGACCTCGCAGACAACCTTGTTCGACGGCAGACCCGTCCATACAAAGTATGGGTAGGCACGGTGATTGTTGCCGTAGTGTAGGCGACCATATTGAATTGTGCCCAAGCCCTTGTCTTCAATGATGTGGTCTTTCAACCAATCGTGCAGTCGCTCATCACGGCGTAGTGTGCCGTAAGCGGCAAACAAAATCTTCTTGTCGTCAGCCATTGGTTCCTCCTTAGTGGCTACAACAAGTATAGCGGGGTTGAGACTCAACCACAAGTCAAAAGTTTGCCTTGCATATCCTTGACGAGTGTGAGTAAAGTGTGCCATCGCAACTAGGAGGAAGTAATGACCGAACACACCCACACCGCAATTTTGACGGTTCCGCCTCATCACAATCCATACAACTTGTATGTGACTACTGATGAAACGATTGACGAAAAGGACTTGGTGGGTCGCTTTCCCGAAAGCGGGTTCACGCCAGCGTTTGCTTTGTTTGTAGAGACGTTTCTTACCGACCTTGGTTACGCCGTTGTCGTGCCGTGGAACGACGAAATCGAATATCGAGTTGCCCGCCTAACAAAAATTGCTAAGTAATCGTGGCTGACAACGAACCCGTCGTTGTCTCTCGCTACTTTTATGTAGGTCAAGAAGACAGCGCACGGCATAAGGGCAAGGTCAGTGCGTATCTAGTCGAATACTTAGACGGCGAGAAGGTGGTGGCAAAAATCACCTCAATCGGTTTGGTCAAAGAAGCGACCGCCGAGAACGAACTGAATCTGTTTGCTATCAAGAACAACCTGTCTGCTGCAAGCGAGTGGAAGACAAATCGAAAGACCAAGAAAATCCGCCTCATCTTGGGGCGCAACTACGACAAGGAAATGTAGTGAAGAAGCCTGTAGATGTTCGTGAGTGGTCGGATAAGGGCAACTGCCGGTCAATGGATAGCAGGTTGTTCTTTGAGGAACCCGTCTTGCAAGAAGTTGTCCACGCCTGCCAAACGTGCCCCGTCGTAAAAGAGTGCCTCGAATGGGCAGTCCATTACGAGGGCTGGGGATATTGGGGTGGCACGTCAGCCCGTCAGCGGAACAGACTCCGTGGACGGCTCAATTTCCGCCTCGGAAATGTCATAGACAATGAAACGCCCGCCAACTACACCCCGCCAACTTGCCCGTCTGCAAACGGCTACAGGGCACACCTGAAGGCTGGTCAGTTCCCAATACCGCTCGCTGAAGGTGGTTGTGGCTGTTGGGACGAATGGGGTCGAGTCACCAAAGAGCGCAAGGTAAAATCCGTGGCCAAGCGCAAGGCAACGGAATTGAAAAAGTGGGATAACCTCCCCGAAAAAGAAAAGCAAGCCTTTATCGAGGCTCAGGAAGCAAAGCGTCTTCGTAAGCAGGAGATTGCTCGGCAAAGATACCGTGCGAAGAAAGACCGAGACGCTGAACGCCAACGTGAGAAACGTGCTAAAGCCAAGGAACTAAACCAAAGTCAAAAGTAGAATTTGAGACACCCGTTGTAGCCTTGTGCTATGGCGAACCCCCTTTTCCGCAAATTTGGCAGTATCTCTATTGCAATGATTCTTGCCGTGAGCGGGTTCTTGAGCGTTGCTTTAGCGCAACCCGCCTCAGCCTCGCCCTGTGCGTCGTGGGTTCAATTTGTGGACATTTCTTCTAACAACGCCCACCCTTTTGACTGGAAGGCAATGGAAAAAGCCGGAGTTGCGGGCGTTTACATCAAAAATTCTGAAGGCACTTCGTATGTAAACGGGTTTTGGAACTCCGATGTAGCCGCTTCGGTAAAATATGGTCTGCCTTATGGCGGGTATTACTTTGCACGGCCTGGGAGAACTGACGCTGTTGCGTCCGCTCGCTACTTTGTAGACAACGGCGGAACCAAGGGTCAGTTACCCCCTGCGCTCGACCTAGAAGTGACCAAACTCTCCCCCGAAGCGACGGCTCAGTGGGCGTTGCTCTGGCTTCAGACCGTTCAACAACTGTCGGGTCGCAAGCCGATTATTTACGTCGGCTACTACTTCCCCGCTTCGCAGTTTTCGTTCTTCGCCCCCTACGACCTTTGGCTTCCGGCGTATCCAAACGGCTACAAGCCGGTAAAAAACGTCTGCGTCCTCCCGCTGCCGAAGGTTCCCGCCCCGTGGGTCAATATCGGCTGGCAGGCGTGGCAGTTCACGTCCGTCGGCTTGCCCGCTGGCACTCACAACCACACAGACATTTCAGTAGCCTTGCCGGATTGGTTTGAAAAATGGACGGGTGCGGGTATCTTGCCCCCGTCGGACACCAATAAAATCCCCGTTCCCCTGTATTCCACGGGTTCTCACGGTGTAAAAGTGACGCAGATTCAAACCATTCTGGTCAAGTATGGCTATCTGCCCAAAGGTTCCGCCGACGGCTGGTTTGGAGTTCAGACCAAGGCTGCTTTGGAAAAATACCAGCAACGCCTAGGTATTAAGGGCGACGGTGCGTGGGCGGCTGCGACCCAAACCGCCTCGGATTACTTTATTGACCACGGCTACACAATGGTTTTTGCCAACAATTGCAAGGCAATGGCGCAGGCTATGAACACGATTTCACTACAGAAGGTGGCGTGATGTTTGGAAATATCTCCGTTTCGACGGGAACCTATATGTTGTGGCAGACGGTGGTTGCCGTCCTGACCATAATTAGCACGGGTATTTCACTGTGGCGTATGAAGCGTGGGCCGTCAAAAGACGAGATGACTTATTTCCGTGAGGAAGTGATGAACACGCTCAACACCGTCAAGGACGACGTGGAGTCCACCACACAACGCCTAGAGGCTCACATAGACCGCTCTCGGCGTAGGGGGGAATAATGTCTGACGAGCAAGTTACGCCAGCCCACATTCAAAAAATGACGCACAACTACACGGTGCGCTTCCCCGAACACCCCGCCCGTGAGGACGACCCTCACTACGCTGATTTTGACCACATTCACAGGGCGTGGAAGAAAGACCCTGAGAAGTGGCAGTGCGCCGTCGGCAAACACCGTGGCGATTTTTCAGAGTGCGACCTCGACCACCCGCTCGAACTGCACCACGCTCATATTGAGTTCGCTTTGCAGAACAACATCAACCTTCAGTGGCTCGAAATTGACTACCCAGGCGTTTCCAATCCTGACCAAGTAGGGGCGTGGGTCGAGTCCGCCGAAAATCTGGTTGTGCTGTGCCAATTCCATCACCGAGGACACGCTGGGGCGCACGTTGCCTCTGCCAGCGACTACGAGGGAATCAAATACATCAAGGGGCTGATTGAATGAAACTCGCCCTCATCACACTTGTCTGTTTTGTAGTTTCCAATATCGCCTCAACCCTTATGGTTCAGTCGGAGGCTCGAAACCGCCCATATCTCGGCGGTCTGTTTGAATCTATCTATGCCCTGTTTTGGATTTACGCAGCCAAGTATGCCCTCAACACGTCGCCCCTCGAAATTGGTGCGTTGATTATCGGCAACTTTTGGGGTGCGGTATTTGGCGTGAAGATTGGCGAGCGATTCGTTCACGACGAGGCAGACGCAATCGTTGATGACCGTCTCGAAGAAGCGGAGGCTGCTCTACTAATGGCAGAGCAAACCCTCCACGAACTAAATCAAGAAATCGCTCTGCACCACGAACACGACGAGGACGCTCATTAGTTCTCGTAGTCGTCGGCAAAGTTGAAGGTAGTGCTGTTAGCGAACCAACGGATACCTTCCGTCATATGGTCGTTCCATTCGTTCTTCGAACAGAAGGCGTGGACGGGCTTGTTGTGCCACTGAGCCGTGACCTTTCCACCCTTGTTCACAACCATAAGAAAATCCCGTGTCTCATTGCCGTTGATTGAGGTGCGAACCTCTAAGAGATACGAAGCCTCATAATCGAAGTCGCACTCCAACTGCTTCCACGCATAGCAGTAGTCGTCGCCCTCACGATAAAGGTCGAACCCTTCCGACCCCTGTGACTTACCCGCACACTCTTCAATGAAGTAGTGAGCAATGCCCAAGCCACTAGGCATTTGATTGAATGGCATTTCCATTCGAACCTCCTTCTCACTTATATAAGCGGGTCTTTCAACCCAAATTGTCCAAAAAACTTTCAAGAATTTGTAAACCCCCTGATGAGAAGCACAAAAAACTTGACTCAAATGCTTGCTTTGATTTGATTACGTCACACAACCCCCCTATACTTCAAGTTGTGAAGTTCAACAAGGAGGAAACTATGAACACCACATACAGCACCAACTACGACCAAGCAACCGACCGTCAGTTGTCCTACATCAAGGACTTGCTCGACCAGCGCAACGCTCCATTCACCCTTCGTCAGAAGGCGGAGGCGGAGTTGCTCTCGAAGGCGGACGCTTCGCAGGTCATTGACGCTTTGCTCGCTTGCTCTCGCAAGGTCGGTTCAGGTCGGGCAGAGAACGCTCAGGTGGTTGCCAACACCGCCCCCACCCGTGAAGTTCCCCTCGGTATCTACACCGTCACTGACGGTCAGAACGGCTGGGTCACGCTGAAGGTATCCAAGTGTTCGTTTGCTAAGGGGCAGATTCAAGTCAGCGTCCTCAACGGCTCGGACAACGACGTGAACTACAAAGGCTTCGGCTTCATAACCGCTCAGGGCTTGAAGGTCTGGCGTTCCGCCAACCCGTCTGAGAAGGTCATTGCTGCGACGCAGTTGCTCTTCACGGGCGACCTTGACGAAGCCCGCAAGGAGTTCCTCAACGTGGCGGAGGCTGTCGCCCTCGCTTCAGGAACCTGCGCCGCTTGTGGTCGCACCCTGACCGTCCCCGCCAGCCTGCACCGTGGACTCGGCCCGGACTGCGCCAAGAAGTATCTCTAAACAATTAGTTGCAACGTAGCGGGGCTGGGGCTATCCTTAGCCTCGCTACGTCGTCTTCAAAGGAGGATTTGTGCTGACGCAAGAGCAGATTCAGGAACAGATTGAGCGATATCAGGACGCTCTCAACTCGCTGGTTGGGGAAATCCGTGAGGCGGGTCGCAAAGCGGCTATCGCTGAGACGGACTACGAAATCGCCTTTGCCCAAGAACGTTTGCGCTTCCGCTATGACGCTAGAGAGCGTGGCGAGAAGGCAACCGTAGACCTCGTAGATGATGAGGCAACCGTGCGGACGGCTGAACTACGTCGTGAGGCGTTTCTCTCGAAGAACAACCTCTCAACCCTACGAGAAGCAATCTCCGCTATGAAGGCGAATCTCGACGCACTGCGAACGCTATCTGCGTCCAACCGCTTCGTTCCATAACCCCCGTCGCTGGACGGCTGTATTCACAAAGTTTCCAAAACTCGATGTTAGATTCGGTTCAACAAATGCAATTGAACCTATGGACAACGAAGCACTCACCGCAGAGCGGGCACGAACAATAGCCCTTGAAGAAGGTCTAGAGGCTGCTGTCGCCTTAGACAAAATCCGTCTTCAAATGCTTCACGAAGCCGTTGATTGGATTCTCGAACTAACCGAACTTACCAAGACCGAGGTGCGTCGAGAAATTGCTTCCGGTAGGGGTAGACAAGTATTACTCAACCTTGCTACTATTAGTGCGGCTCAAAAGTTGCTCACGCAACCGACGACCAACTAAGCATTACCTACATAGAAAGCAGGGACAAAAATGTCCACGACAGAAATCGGCAACTTGGTTGCCGACCCCGAAATCAAGTTCACGCAGGGCGGTAAGCCGTATGTGAACTTCACAATTGCCAAGAACCACGGCAAGAAGAACCCCCAGACGGGCGAATGGGAAGCCGGAGAACCTTCCTACATTGACTGCTCTATCTTCGGAGAAATGGCGGAGAACTTCGCCAACTCTTTCTCGAAGGGCACTCGCCTTATGGTCACGGGCTCTTTGAAGCAGAACTCTTGGGAGGACAAAGAGAGCGGACAGAAGCGTTCAAAGTTGCAATTGAACGTGGACGAGGTGGGCGCAAGCGTCCGCTGGGCAACCGTTGTCGCTACCAAGACCCAGCGTCAGGACGGCGGAACTTCGTCATCAACCCCGACTCGCTCACAGGCGACGATGGACTACAGCGACGAGCCGTTCTAGGCAACACTCGGTGCTGAACCCTTACCCTTAGGGTCGGCAACCGTCCGCAAGACCCACTCACGGATAGCCCTTTTTCTTGTTCGGGGCGTGAGGCTGGAAAGTTACCTCCTTTCCTACCAGCCTCCCGTGGGTGGGTTTTGTTTTTTTGTCCACTACATATTGTGGCTATCCACCCGTCTAGTTCCAATATGTTGTAAATTATTCTTCCGTGGAAGAAAAACCGATTGGAAATGACGATTTTGATAAGGACATTGCGGGCGAGACACCTTTTGACGGGGGTTTTGTAAACCCCATTGCCCTTCATTTGGCTTTCACGGAATTACACCAATCGTATGTGGCAATGCGAGAAGTCGGTTTTACCGAATCTGAGGCTCTCAGGTTTCTAGCCTTTTGCTCGATACACGAAGGCGATTTGTAATGGGTTGGGAGTTTTTGGACGCATTTGACCCAAATCCCATTGAAGTTCTCGTTGTTGAGTATGACCTTGCCGAAGCAATGCGTTCGCCAATGTGGTTTAACGAGGCAATCTGTCGAAACAGTGAAATAAAAGCCCAATACCTCGATACGTTTTTTCCCGAAAGCAATACAGGGCACGGCGCAAACCACTTAGCGCAGGCTCGCAAATTGTGCTTAAAGTGCCCCGTTCGCTACGAGTGTCTCGAATTTGGTTTGGAAGAACCGTTTGGGGTTTGGGGCGGACACTCTATCACTCAACGGAAAAGGATTAGTTCTGTAGTGAAAAAGGGTAGTAGCCTTTTGAAAGCAAGCCAGCAAATAGACGCACGGAGTAGAAATGCCCGATAACGAGAAGATTCCCTTAGACAACTTCTCAGAACTAGGTGCGTCGGGTCTTTGGCGCACAGGTGGATTCGTCATTGACGATATCCTCCCCCAACTTCGAGGTAAGCAAGCACAAACCGCTTATCGAGATATGTCGGAGAACGACCCAATTATCGGCGCAATGTTATTTGCTATCGAGCGTGTAATCCTTCAGGTGGATTGGCGCATTGACCCCTACGACGACACCACGGGTGAAACCCCCACGGATAATGACCGTGCCGTCGCACAGTTTATTGCCGAGTGTATGGACGATATGTCGCACAGTTGGCACGAACTTATTATTGCAGTTCTGTCGTTCTTGCCTTACGGCTGGTCATTCTTTGAACTGATTTACAAGCAGCGCAAGGGGCCGAAGCAAAAAGACCCCGCCAAGCGTTCCAAGTATTCGGACAACAAAATCGGCTGGCGCAAGATTGCTATGCGAACCCAAGACTCGCTCTGGCAGTGGCAGTTTGACGAGAGTGGTGGAATCAAGGCAATGATTCAGCGTGACCCGACGACGGGTCGCTTAAACGTTATTCCAATTGAGAAGGCTTTGCTGTTCCGCACTACAACCGCCCGTGGAAACCCCGAAGGTCGTTCAGTTCTTCGTAACGCCTTCAAGTCGTGGTATTACAAGCGTCGCATTGAGGAATTTGAAGCCGTCGGCGTTGAGCGTGACCTTGCCGGTCTGCCAATGGCGTATGTTCCGCCAGAATGGTTGTCGTCTTCGGCTACTCCTGCGGAAAAATCCGCACTTGCCGCTATGGAAGCAATTGTCCGTGGTGTAAAGCGCAACCAGACCGAAGGCATTATTTTGCCCGCAATCTTTGACGAGGCAGGCAAGCCCCTTGTGGACTTTAAGTTGCTAACGTCGGGCGGAAACCGTCAGTTCAACACCGACCAAATCATCACTCGCTATAACCAACATATTGCTATGACGGTTCTGGCGGACTTCATTATGCTCGGTCACGAATCGGTGGGTTCGTTTGCCCTCGGAACCTCGAAGGTAGACCTCTTTGTCTCCGCAGTGGAATCGTGGGTTCGCCTCATTGCTGAGGTCTTCAATTCTCACGCCATTCCCCGCCTTCTCCAACTCAACGGTATGGACACGGCACGTTGCCCGCAGTTGGCATATGGTCAGATTTCCGCCGTGGACTTGCAGGAACTCGGTGCGTTCCTCACAAACATCACCAACGCCAAGTTGCTTACCCCCGACAACAATTTGGAAGAATACCTCCGAGAGTTGGCGGGGTTGCCTGGTTTTCAGCCGGAGGCAAATGGCTTGTCGGACAACAAGCGTTATGGCGGTCAGACCGTTGCGGACACGCCCGCCGAAGACCACAACAAACCTTTTGTGGCAGAGAAGCCTTCCGGTGCAAGCCCCGAAGGAAAAACCGAAGCCTCGGACGTTCAAAATCCGCAGGGCGGACTGAACGATATGTCTGGCGGTAGCGGACTTCAAGAGGATATTACCTCTGCCGGATACACCGGACAAGCACCCCCCACCGTCGGCGCAGGCTCCAAGAAGGGCAAAGGAAAGACGGGCGGTAGTAACACCGCTGGTAAGGTAGGACGGCAAATCAAGCGTCCGAAGACGGGGGCGAACGGCCCGCTAACTAACAACCAAGGAACTACGTCGTGACCCTACGTTTTCGTAAAGTAAGCGCACAACCCAAGAAGAATCGCACAACCCTTCGCCGTGTCTCTCCCGCTACCGCTCTAAAGGCACGGCAACCACGGGCATAGACCGTTTGTTTTGGAAACACGCAGTAGCATTTTAGTAAACGCATAGTGGGAGAAGTTGTGGACAACTCAAAGATTATTGACGTGATAGAAGAAGTTGAACTCGCCAGCGTTATTATCAACAAATCCATTGACGGGGAGGTGCGGGAATACGCCGCACGACTACTCAACGAGGGTTACGAAACCGCAACATTGACCGCCGTGGAAAAAAACGGAGAGGTTTCCCTCAAAATGGTTCCTAGCAAGAAGGCTGTCGGCTTCCCGTTTTCATTCACGCCCAGCCCCGTTCCTGCCGACGTTGAAGACGATTCTTCCACGGACGTTCAGGTGACGCTAAACCCCGCTACCGTCGCAGCCATTCTCTCGGCTATGCAAGAAGACACCGAAGATGACTCAGATGACTACAGTTCTATGGAAGATTCTTCCGAATACGACGACAGTTCAAGCGAATACTCGGACAGCAGTGATTCTTCTTCGTCCAGCGACAGTTCAGATTCCAGCGATTCTTCGTCTTCTGACGATAGTGAAATGTTGGGTTCGAATTGGAAGGACGGTCTTGACCCGTGGCAGGTTGAACTTGCCGAGGATTTGGACGAGACGGTTCAAAATCTGGGTCGTTTCCCCACAACTGACGTGTCCTACGTCTCGATTTCACCGTTCCGTGACCGTGGTTTGACTTGCTCAAACTGCGTGGCGGGCACTCTCAATGGTTGCCAATGGGTTGCCGTTCAGTGCGACGCTGACGGTTGGTGTCGTCTGAATATGGTTGAAGTTTTGGAAGAGGCGGAAGCCACTTCTGAGGTCGAATACAACAAGTTCTTTGGCTTTGGTCGTGACCGTGACGAAGAAGACGAGGACATTTTTGGCTCTCCCGAAGACCAAGAAGAAGAAGATATGGAAAGTGACGAGGACGATTCCGAGGACGCTCCCCGCCGTCCCTACCGCAAAAATAACCCCGACGTTGCCAGCGTCCACATTGACGCACCGAGCAACGGTGGCGGAGTGGGCTCATTTGTCGGCAGTTTCCGTCGCAAGCCCAAGTTTGTGCCGGAAACTATGACTGTTATTGAAGAAGTAAACCCTGAGGTTGTGCAGGACGCAAACCTTCTGCAAAAATCCGAGTTAATTCCCAATCAAATTCGCAAGTCGGACGAGCAACGCTACACAATGGGCCCGTGGTATGTGCCTTATCGCTCAGACGCTCACGGCGAGTGGACTGACCCGCAGGAACTCCAAGAAGCACTCTGGGGCTACGTCCGCAACGGAGACAGGCAGATTCGCCTTCAGCACAACGTGGACATTGTGGCGGGAGAATGGCTCGAAGCCCTCACTTGGCCGCACGAAGTCACCGTTCCAATGCTTCAGGCAAACAGTGGTGAAATCAAGCAGGTTTCATTCCCCGCCGGAACCGTTTTCCTCGGTGTTCAGTGGGAACCGTGGGCTTGGGAACTTGTGAAGGAAGGCAAACTCCGTGGCTACTCAATCGGTGGCACGGGCTCAGGTGTCGAAGCCGACCTTCCCGTGGAAGAATCGCCCTACAAGACATTCTTAGGAGACAACTAAATGGCTACCAAATCACTTGCTGGAAACGGAACCGTCGTCCTCGCCGCCGCTCAACTTGCGTCCGGCAAGGTTGCCCCGCTGACCACCTCGTCAGCGTTGGTTCTCAACGCTTCAGACCGCAAGCACTTGTTTTTGACAAACACGGGTTCGAGTGCTATTTACATTGGACTTGGAACGGCTGCTATCAGCGGTGGTGGAATCGTCCTTCCCGCTAATCAGTCAATGCCCCTCGATGTTCCCTACGGTGGCGCAATCTACGCACTCGCCGTCACTGCGTCGGGTAGTTCGCTCGCTTACGCAGAGTTTTAGAATCCGGTTTTTCCAAATCAAGGGCTAGTATTTGCCCGATACGACAACTCTTGTGGAGGGTTTATGACGGACAGTTTCACTAAAACGGTTGAGCAATGGCTCAACGTTGCCAAGGGCGGTGCAGGTTCAGGTCGCTACCCCAAGGGTTCAACTCACACCAAGGAAACCTTGGGCGGCGAGGCAGTTCGTCTCTCTAACCTTGTTCTGGAAAATGCCAAGAACCTTACTCCCGACCAAGCGAACGCCGCTATTGAAGCGCACGAAATTATGGCTGACCTGCACAAGCAACTTGCACAAGCAACGGCTGGTGATGACCGTGCAGTTCGGGCAAACCTCGCCGCCGCTGACGCTCACTACAAGGCGGCGGCTACTATCGCTAACAAAATGGGCGAGTGGGCACAACCCACCACACCAGAGGCGCAGGCTCTCGCTGGCTTCGACAAACCCAAGGCAACCTCTAGCCAAGTTTCAGCGGCTTCCAAAGCAGCCACCGTTGCCACTCTCGACGCAGAAAAGTTGTCGCAAAAAAATGAAAGCGACAAGGTTTACATTGGCGGCTCACTCTTCCTTGGATACAACGACCCCGACAGCAAAGTAGTTGCCAAAGGCGGGCCTGGCTCAGGACGACACCCCGAAAGAACCACGACCTTTTTGGACGGCAATCTCCCCAAGTTGAAGACTTTGGACGGACGTGTCTTTGACCTGCAAGTTATTACTCGCAATGCGCTTGGTGCGCTTCTTGCCACTGAGACTATGCCCGACGACGGCGACGAATGGAGTGGGTTCTTGGACGGAACTTACAGTATTGACGACTTTGACCGTGGAGACGCTAACGCTTTGGGCGACGCAATTTTTGACTTTGTTGGCGACAACATTGCCGCCCTTGAACAATCGGGTCTGCCCGACGAAAACATTGGTGACGACATTGTTTTGACCGCCAACGGTCACGGTACTGGCTTCTGGGATAGAGACATTCCCAATGGTCAGGAACTCTCCGACGCAGTTCAATCTTATTTTGGCCGTGGCGGCGTGACCGCCGTTGTCGGTGACGACGACGCAGTTCACCTCGAATTCTCGATAACTAAGTCCGTAGGAGGACAAATAAAAATCAACAAATCAAATGTGCAAGACCTCGTTGATACGGCTGTTGCATTGGAAGACGAGGCTGACGCTCTGGTTGAGCGTGGAATGTTCGTAGCCGCCGCTACGGTCTTCCGTCAGTCCGCCACCTTCTACGACTTTTTGGTTAGCGAGTTCAAGCCCTTCGGTGACGGTGACGCTATTGGCGCAGCCTCCCGTGAGGCCGCTCGTCTCCGTGACCTTGCCGTTCAGTGCCTCACCATTGAAAACGAAATGGGCGAACCCGCCATTGTTTTCAACAAGTCGAAGGTGCGTAAGGGCGGTGAGGGCTCAGGTCGCCACAGGGAAGAAGGCAGTAACGAAAAGTTGCGCTTCCGTGGCAACCGCAAGACCTCGGCTCACGGTCAAGGCGTAACTTTTGACATTCGGCCTGGCACTGAAAACTTCAACCACGGTCAGCACCTCGAAGCCGCAGCCGCCCACATTGCAGCCGCCCGTGCATTGGTGAACCGTGGAGAGTATGGAAAGGCTGAAGAACACCTGCACGAAGCCTCGTTCCACGGCACTATGGCTACCTACCTTCTGCAGTCGCCCAAGCGTTTCTACTCAATGACGAACACCAACTTGGGTGAAGCCGCTGGCAAGGTCTACGAAGCAACGCATATGGGTCGTCGTGCAATGCGTGAGGCTTCTAAGACCGCTAATGACTACTCTCGCTTTCTCCGCAAGGGTGGCGACCCCGATTCGGTTGATGGTCAGCGTCTTGCAGACAAGGCAGACAAGGCAGCCAACGTCGCTGAAAAAACCATTCGTTCTGCGGAATCTGCGAGCGAAGTAGCACACGCTTTCCGTCAGGCAATCAACGACAGGACTCTGCGTGAAGGCGCAGTGATTCGTCGCCCTCGTTCGGCGTAAAAATGCGTATTCGTAAGGAGAGCGCACCCCTTGGGGACTTGCTAAGCACCTGCTTAGCCAATGTGACGATTATGTATCACCGTGTCCACGGCTTCCATTGGAACGTGGTCGGTGGTGACTTCCCGCAGTGGCACAGCAAGTTTGAGGAAATCTACGAGGACGTTTACGACAGCATTGACCCCTTAGCGGAGAACATTCGCAAGGTCGGTGTTTTTGCACCCTTTACGTTTTCTGCGCTCACCGCCTTTTCTTCGGTGGACAACAGCCCCGTAGACGATTTCACTGCCCAGAACCTTGTGGACGACCTTCTTCGCACAAATGAAGGCGTTTTGGAAAGCCTGAAGGACGCTTTTGATATGGCAACATCGCTCAACGAGCAAGGCATTGCTAACTTTTTGGCAGACCGAATTGACGCTCACTCCAAGTGGGCGTGGCAACTCTCTGTTTCTTTGGAAGGATAATTATGTCTAAGTTCGAATTCACTAAGGGCGGGCCTGGCTCTGGGCGACACGCACAAGCGGTTGCCCGTCTTCGTGCTATCGCCGCCGAAGCCAAGGCAAACGATTGGGACTCCCCCCGCACCGGCAAGCGACCCAAGACCGACGTTCTCGGCAACCGATACAAGCCCGAATACGGCGACACGATTATTGGTCAGGTTCGCCGTCAAAATGCACGAATTGGTCGCACTGCTACCTCAATGGCAGACCGCATTGAGGCGGCATACTCGAAGCCTTTGAGCCAGCACATTGCCGAAATGCGTGAAGATGTGAGCAAAATGCGTAACGACGCATACTTTCACTCAATGGTAGACAACTACGACACCGCTCGTCTCTTTCGAGACAGCGCAGATGTGACCAACAGCCTTATTGACCTCATTGAGCGTGAAATGCCCACCGCACCCCCCGCCACCGTCGAGCCTCCCGTCGCTGACCTGAGTGGCTACTTTGGATACGCCCACAAGTCGGCTCTCCGTAAAGGTGGGCCTGGCTCTGGTCGCACCCCTCACGGCTACGACAACTACAAGAACGCCAAGACTCTTTTGGACAGCAAGTTGGGTAAGCCTCACAATATGCGTGACGAGGACGAGGTTTACGCCTACCACCGTGACGTAGCCGCCGCACACGTCGGCGTGAAAAAGGCTCTTATGGCTATGCGAGACAAAGTATCGCCCGAAGTCCTGCCTTCTTTGGAAAAAGCAATCAAGGAACACGGTTCTGCCAACCTTCGCCACGGTGGACTTGCGGCTTCACTCCGTGATGTTTCCACCCTTCACCCGTCGTGGGTTCAGCGCAGTGCCAAGGCAGCCGACCTTCGAGGCGTTCCCGCCCGTGCCGACAAAGACTTTGAAGAAGCCGTCCGTCGTGACGGTCAAGCGTAAGGAAAAATGATGAAGAATGTCAATAAGAATCACGGCGCAGCCAGCCTGAACTCGGTGCTTGCTAACGCTCAGAAGAAGGCTGAACTCGGTGCGTCGTTGATGAAGTTTGCCGAAGCCGCTTACGCCAATGGTGAAATCCGTGAGGCGAGCAACCTTATGCTGACCGCTTCTGCGGAGTTCTTTTCCTGCCGTGATGACCTTGTTCGAGCCGTCGAGGTGAACCCCGCCAACCGTGCCCAACTGCTCGAAGCCGCTGGCGCAATGTTTGGTGCTGGTATGGACGCTAACGACAAGTCCACCCTTATCTACAACGGTGAATATATGGTCGCCAAGGGTGGTGCGGGTTCAGGTCGTCACGCCGAGGGTGCAAATATCCTCGAAATGACCCCGATTCGACTTTTTGTTGGCTCACTGACCCAAATGAAGAATGGCGACTCCCAAGGTGCTGCCGTTGCTGGTCACGATTTGACGATTACCTACCGTAGTCAGCAATCACTTGGCGATAATGGTCGTCCCGCCCGTGGTTACGTCAGCGGTTATTTCACCGTCAGTGAGGCTGGGAAGCCAAGCAAGTTTTTCGAACACACTCCCGTCGGGCCTACTTTGGAAAACGCAAAGCGATACGCAGCCGAAAATGTTGCCGACTATATCCAAACCATCGCTTCACGCTCACTAGCCCCCGTTATGCAGTCAGCCGCTATGCGGTCAGCCTCAGCCTCCGTCACCAAGGGCGGTGAGGGTTCGGGTCGTTACCCAAAGGGTTCGAAGGGCAATTCGTCCAAGACCAGCGGTGGTAAAAAGGACTCCGGCAAGGACGCTGATTACACCAAGAAGGCTTCCAAGGACATTGCTGACCGAGCCGACAAACTCTCAGACGACACAATGGTCGCCTACACCGCCGAAGCCGCTCGACAGCACGAAGGTCTTGCCAAGGAACACGAAATCCTCGCTCAGACCGCCGACGTTGCTGGCAAGCCGGAAGTAGCCAAGGCGCACCGTGAAGCCGCTCAAGAGCACCACTACGCAGCCGAGGCACACCGTCGAGCGTGGAAGACCTCAGATGACGAAGAAGACGAGTATTTGAACAGCCTGCACGACGACGCTGACGGTGCTTCATTCGGCGCAGCCGACTCTTCACACGCCGCTTCCGAAGCAGAGGGTAACTAGACCGCCTTTTTCCAAAGTGCGGTGTAGCATTTTCACGAACAACCGAAAGGATTTTTCCAATGATTCAGGTTCCCAACAGTTCCCCCAAGACTGTCTCGTTTGTGCAGAAGGGTTCAGCAGACCCCGTTCTCGCCGCCACTCAAATTGCTAAAGCGAGCCGTGACGAAGTGGTCGCCCGTGGCGAATTGGAAAACACCTCATTCCGTCTCCAAAAGGCTACGGAATACCTGAAGGCTACCGAAATCGCATACTTCGAGGCGGTGGCTAAGAACGCTTGGAACTCCACCGAGTTGAAGAAGGCTTACAACAACGCACTTGCTGGCTTCCGTGAGGCAGACAAGGCACACGAAGCGGCTGGTGAAATGTTCACCAAGGCTTCGGAAATCCTTGGCGGTCTGCGTGACTTTGCCAAGGGCGAATCAACCCCCCAAATTACTAAGTCTGCGCCCGCAGCGAAAGGAATTGAAATGAAGTTTGCCAAGGAAGCCGTTTTGGTTATGTGCCCCCTTTGCTTCGGTGACGGCGACTCGTCGTGCCCGTGCTGCTCAGGTTTGAACGACGGTTTGGTTCACGAAAGCCAAATGGGTCGTTTCCCTGCACAGGCTGAGGACACCTACTACGACGAGGACGAAGATTTTTCTAAGTCGTTCAGCACTTCTTCGCTTCTTACCCGTGACTTCCAAAAGTCGGCGGGATTTCAGTCCTACATCAACGTCACCAAGTATGGCGTGAAGGGTCGCTCAGGTCGTCACAAGGGCGACGGTGGTGGTCGTGCCAACCAGCACACAGGCGAACTTGTAAACACCCGTGAGAAGACTCCTGAGGGCAAGACCGTCCGTGTTGGCTGGAAGACCCGTAACAAGAACTACGGGGCTGGCTACGAGGCTAATTTCAAGGCTGGTCGTGAGGCTCTCCGTTCTGCCGACAAGTTGCGTAGCGAAGCCGACAAGACCAAGAGCAAGGACACTTACGCTCAGGCTGCTGAGAAGTATGACGAAGCGTCGAAGTTGCTTATGTTGGCTCAGGGTCACGCCCACGGTTTCGGTGGCACTCACCTCGAATGGGCTGCCAAGGGTCACAAGGACGCTGACGCTGCACTTGGTGAGCAGTGGAAGGAAAAGGCTGCCGACGCTCGTAATATGGCGTATGGTGCGAAGCACTTGGCTGGCGTTTGCCGTGAGAAGGCTGGAATTTCCGCTGAAGCAGCGACCAGCCCCACCCGTGGTGAAACGAGTCGGGTTATGGGCGACACCGGCTTTATGTCCGCCTAGTCCTGTATTTCACTGCTAGAAAGGCAAAAACTGTGTCCGAAGAACGCTTAGAAGACTTTATGGCAAAGGCGGCTCGTAAGTCGTCACGCTCAACTACTCGCAAGCCTCGCCCTCGGCGTGGTGCGAAGGTTCACAAGTCTACGTTTGCTGTGTCTGAACTTTTTTCACCTGTCGAACTTGAACTGTTCTTCCAAAAGGCAGAGCGTTTCCAAAAGGGCGAAGCGGGCGGACACCCGTTCCGTGGCAACCAATGGGAAAAGAGCCTTGGAACCACGGACGTTGCTATCGCTAACGTTCTGAAGGAAAACTTTAACCACGAAGAACTTGACGAAATTGTTTCTGACCGTGATATGTATCTCAACGACAAGCGAGTGAGCAAGATTGAGACTCCCGAAGAATGGTCAGGCTTTCTTTACGACATAAACGAGGACTACAAGCGTTGGGGTTCGCCACAAGAACGTCTTGATAACCCCGAAACCCCTCAAAGTTGGGTGGATTTTTCCAAGGATATGAGTAAGGCTCTTGACTCCGCCATTGCTCAACTCGACGCTATGTCCGTCAAAAAGGGTGGGCCGGGTTCGGGACGCACTGCTGAGGCTGGAAATATGACCCAATCGGGACACCGCCCCCTCAGTGAAATCGCTTCAGAAATTCGCCGTGATTGGGGTTCCAAGGTTTTCTTTGGCGCAAAGCCCTACCTCGACGCTATGGGCGACCTAAACGACGTTACGGACAAGTATGGACTTGACTCCGCAAAGTCAATCGTCAATTACTTCCTCGCCAACGCTTCGACGTGGCGTGGAGACAAGGCGAAGGAAATCAAGGCTGAACTAAAGAAGATTGTGAGATAGGATTTTATTATGACCTACAACCCCTTTACTACCGATAACCTCATAAACGAGGCGGAGTTCCCGCTCACCAAGGGCGGGCCGGGCAGTGGTCGCACCAAGACCCTTTTCCACATCAAGGATTGGGCTAACAACACCCTTTTCGGTGGCAAGACTTTCCCCTCATTCGAGGACGGTTGGAGTCACATCTACGAGAACGACCCAATGCCGGACGAGGACGACCCCGAATACTCCGAACACCACTACGACGACTACTACGTTCTGCCGGTGAACGGTGTCTGGCCGGACGAGGAAGTCTCTAAGGGCGGGCCTGGTTCGGGTCGTCGTCCTAGCGCATACACGACGGGCGATATCCAAATGTCGGCAAGTATGCAGCCCACCGCTATTCAATACGCCCAAGACACCGACGAACTGAAGGAAGCGGCAGACGAGTCTGCCCGCCTTGCGGACATTTGCAAGGGCAATGAGAATGAACTGTTCCAACGGTCGCTCGTCACCAATGGTCAGGCAGGTCGTGACCTCAACAGTGCCTCGGCTCTCTTTGGTCAGGCTGCCGAGTTGCACTCGCTGGCTTCACAACTCGCCAACTCCGCCGTTCAAAAGTTCGAGGGTGGCGACGAAGAAGGCGCACTAAACGACCACGGCGACGCTATTTCCAACGCTGAGGAAGCAAACGCAACCACCGACAGGGCAATTGCGTCACTCGTCAAGGCAGACCCTAGTGAAATGCCGGAACAATGGGAAGGTAACGTTCCTTCGGAGTATGCCAAGTCTAAGGTTCGCAAGGGCGGGCCTGGTTCGGGTCGTAAGCCTGAGGGCGCAACGCTAGACGCTTCTTCATTTTCTCTCCCCAAGGGAATGAAGTTGAAGATAAACGAAGACGTAAACCCTGACCGTCAGTGGGCAGAGTTTCAACCTGCGGGCGCAACAATGGCTACCATTACCGCCCCGTCAGGTAGAAAATACTTGGTTAGCAGTGAACACGAACTGTATCAACCCCTTCCCAATGGCAGCGCAGCCCAAGACGGCGAAGAACTGATTGCCGCCGGTTTCGACACTGACGAAAAGTTGTCCGCCTTGCAGGACGAGCAAATGCCTGATTATTGGCCTTACTACGCCCTCACTGACTCAGACCACGAATATTTGGGCGACGACAACGGTATGTCTCTTCTTGAATCGTCTGGGAAGTTGTCGGACGCAATCAACGACGCAATCAAGATTGTTGCGGACGAAGAAGGTCTTGACCTAGCGGAACTCGAAACGGCTAGTCCGAGTATCAGCAGCCAAATGGGTCAAGCCGCCCCCGCCTTCAATGGCGACAAGATGACTATTCCAACCCCCGTGAACGCCCGTGAGTTGCTCGACGGAGTGTGCAGCAATATGTCGTATTGGGGCAGTTGGTTTGGCGAAATCAAGATTTCGAACGGCAAGGACACCGGAACCGTTGGTTACGAATCCCAAGAAAATGTCCTTGGAGAAGACGGCAAGCCCAGCCCGACTGATGATTGGTCGAAGGTTACGTTCACGGCGAAGTGCGACGACCCCGAAAAGGGAGACGACGGCGACCACTCAGCAGTCAAGACTGCCAATATGAGCGACATTGCCCGTGCCTACTCTGCATACAACGATAAGTATGCCGGACGACTTGGTGCGCTGGACGACACCGACGCAATCGGAAACGACGCTTTCTGGCAACTCGTCTTCTACGGCGACGTTGTTTACGGCTAAACACAGTTTCCCTTCAACCGTAAGGTAGATTGGGGCTGTAGTTCTAGTCCGTGGGAGTTCTGATGAGCAACGAAATTTACGAGTGGGTGCTTGCCGCATACCAACTTGACGTTGCCAAAGAGGACAAGCGTGGGAAAATGCCTGCGTTTATGGGTCGCCCCACTTGGGACGATACTCCCGACGGTTCGCAAGAATGGGGCTGGTTGGGCGAGGGAACCGTAACCTCGGTTTTCACTTCCAATTCCGACCTAGACGACAGTTCCGAAGAAAATTGGCAAAGCGAGGACGCTCAATAATGGAAGCAAACGACTTTACGAGTGCGTCGCTTCTGGGCAAGGGTGGCGTTTATCAAGAGTTTTACAAGGGTGAATACCGTGGGCTGAACTACACCGCCCCTGACGCCCTACTTTTCACTACCAAGTGCCCCAACGGACACCAAAATCTCTCCCGTGTCGCCCCGACGGACATTGAGAAGACCGCCAACGGCAAGCGTAAGTTTGCGACAAACGCCGTGGCAAAATCCTGCTCAACCTGTCTCGCCCCGCTGACTTCGCCGTGGCAACCCAGCACCACCACCACCACCACCGAACCGACTGTGACCTCATTTGACGAGTGGCTGAATCGGGGTTAGCCGTGGACGGCACTTTCCAGCCTAATTTTGTTACATTTACCAATACAAACATAGTTCGACGCAACCCCCTAGAGGGAACCTTCGGGGGTAAGCAAAATAACGGTTTCCAATTCGTCATTTTTGCCGACGGCTCTGGCGGCGTGGAGAAAGTCCTGAAGGATTGGGTTGGTAATAAGACGGGTCGCTTCTACCCCGCACCACTCCTTGCCACGCAGGAGTGGTTGGCTGCCCGTGTAGGCGAAGCAATGAACGCACCTGTCCGAGACTGCTTCTTTACCTCTATGGACGCTACAACGGTGATTATGCCTTACATTGAAGGCGAGTCTGGTAAAAACGCAGACAAGGAGATTCCCGACAACGCTCAGGGAACCGCTCTGCGTCTTTTTGACTACCTGACCGCCAACTCTGACCGCCGACCCAAGAACGTCATCTTTACCTCCGACGGGCGCATTGTGGGCATTGACCACGCTTTGTGTAATTTCCGTCCTCGCACCCCTTCGCCGGAGTTTGTAGCGGAACTTTGGAACCGAGGCGTAGACGAAGAATCCTTGCAGTTCACCCTTTGCAAAATCATTACCCTCAGCCACTTCTTTGAATCTGTGGGAATGGAAGAAAAGTTCATCAACCTCTACCAAAACTTGTGCAAGTTGATTGAGGCGTTTCAAGCCCTCGCCGTCGTGGAAAAATCCGACACGTTCTCACCCCCGCAGGGCGTTCAAGACGCTGGAAAAAAAGCGTTGGAATGGCTCAAAGACGGCAAGGCTGGCTCTGGCTTCACCCCCGTTGGACGCAAGCGAGCCTCAGACCTCGCCCGTGGTACGTCAGTATCGGAAACCACCATTCGCCGTATGAAGGCGTATTTTGACCGTCACCAAGGCGACAAGGACAGCCCGCATTGGAACGAACCCAGCCCAGGCAAGGTTGCTTGGTATGCGTGGGGCGGAGACGCTGGTTATTCGTGGGCAAAGAAAGTTGTTGCTCAGTTGGACAAGGTGGAAAAGGGTGGGCCGGGCAGCGGTAGGCACAAAGAAAATGGCGCAAAGCGATACGGAAAATTTTTGGGCGGACTCTGGGGCGAATTGACTTACGCCCTTCCCGAAATGATTACCACCCCCGACGGAGAATCACACGCTGTTTTTTGGCACGGCTCTCCAAATGGCAAAATCGGACTCAAACAAGCCTCTTACGGCGTTCACGTTGGGGGCTACAAAGCCGCAAAGGACGCACTTGAAGCACGAATTGGCAGACGGGCTGACGGTAAGGATTGGGACGGAACCGAGGAATACGGCAAGACGCTTATCGTCTCAACGGGTGCTGGCTACGGTGCTGAGGACGATTGGGCGCAAATTCCCCACTACCCCGCCGACCACCAAGGCGAAGCGGTTTACTCCGACGGAACCCCTATCGCTATGGACAGCAAGCCCGATATTACCCCCGTGATTATTACGGGAAGTATGAAAAACAGCGTGTGGTCGCCCGTTGGTGATGACCAAGCCAATAGCCGTATGCGTGGGCAAATTACCAGAAACAACGCCAAAAATGGTTATTACTATGTGAACGAAGGCGAAGGCACTTATAGTGATGAGAACCACAGCCTTGTCTACGACCTATCGGCAGTAGTTCCAAACGCCAACTACATTACGGTTCTTGACGATAGTAAAATCGCTGATGTTGCAAAAATAGCCGCTCGGTCAAAAGACGGCGACCTGACCGCCTCGGAACTGCGTGAAGAAGCCAAGCGTGAGCAAGAAAATGGCAACGAAACCGAAGCCTCTCGTCTTTACTACCTAGCAATTGTCGCACAATTTGAAGAAGACCAAGCAAAAGAAGTCAAAAAAAACAGCCAAAACGTTTCCAAATCTTTGCAAGCCGCTCAAACTGCTGAGCAACGGGCGTGGGACTTGCGCCGTAAGGAGAAGTGGGATTCAGCCGCTTTTGCTCACGAATCAGCCGCTCGTCTTTACTCGACAGCCGCCAAGCAAGCGCAGGGTAGTGAAAAGACGCAATTAGAAGCCAAGGCGGAATCAAATCGCCAAGAAGCCAAGCAGTCTCGCTTCACCGCCGACCAAGGAGAGGGTCATAGCCCCGTCGAGATTGGTAAGGGCGGGCCTGGTTCGGGTCGTAAGCCTGAGGGTAATCAGTGGACTAAGACGGGTGAGGGCGAACGAACCTTCACAGACGAGAATGGCAATGAATACAAAATCACGGCTGACGAAGGATTGCTTAGTGACGGAAAATACGGTAATGATGACCGTATTGGTATGGAAGTTCGCAACAAAGACGGTGTAATCATCGGTCAAGCGAAAGCGCACTATGACTGGGGTGACAAAAACATCGCAGGCCCTGTGGTGAAAATCTGGCACATTCAGACCGATGAAAAAGTGCGTGGTCAGGGTATTGCTCGCAAAATGGTGGACGCTATGCGAAACCAAATAAAAATGATGGGGGACAAGCCCTTAATTTTGCACGGTGGCTTTGCTTCACAAGCGGGAAAGAACTTTGCTGAAAGCCTAGACCCCAAATACAACCGTGTTATGGGTTTTGAAGATACCGTCTGGCGAAAGCCTAACAAAGTGTTTATCACCAAATCTACAAGTAATCCTGACTACACAAAGTTGATTTCTGTCCGCAAGGGCGGGCCTGGTTCAGGACGACACAGGGAATCCCTTGGGAAAATTGACCCACACGTTGATTCCTACGACGCAATGGTTCCACTCGTAGACAAACTTGGCGTGGCAATCGAGGGCGAAGATTTTGACCGTGACTCAATGGAACCTGAAGATTCAGAACAAGTTGCGCCCGAACTGAAGCAAAAAGTGGCGGAAAATATTGCCGCTCGTATGGGGGACAAATGGGCTGACCGCCTTGCTACGGCTTGCCCTCGGTTTTATTTATTGGAACAGGGTTTTATTGCGGGCGACTTTGATGTTGTGCCACAGGTTTATTTCGACCACGACTCCCTCTACACCTTTAGAAGCATTGGGGACGAAGGTTTTGAAGCACCCTATCTTTTGAAAGAATCCGACGCAGACCAAGCGGTTGAAAATGGCACTGAGGTTGTTCACGGCGACGACCCTCGAATCAAGCAACGGCTTGCCGAACTTGGCGCAAGCGCACTTGTAAGTTTGTGGGCAATTGGTTCAAACGAAACCACAAAGAATTTGGCGATTCAAAAAGCCGCCGCCGAAGAGTTTGGTCTGAAGGAAACGGCTGAATGGCAAGGTGAAGACGGCAACAAAGTAGACGACGAATACAGCAAAAATGGCGACCTCTACCGAGCCTTTCTCCGTGCTCAATACGACGAGACGCAGGGCTACCTTGCCAAGAACGGTATTACCCAAGTCCCGCTGTATCGAGGTATGGAATTTTTCGAAGACGAATTCAATGAAATCACGGGTGCTGGCGGATTCCCCGAAATCGCCACCCGTCCCCTGAGTTCGTTCTCGTATGACTCAATTGTTGCCCAAAAGTTTGCCGACGGCACTTTCTCGACCCAAGGGAGTGACTATAAAGGTATGGTTCTCTCCGGCGTTGCGCCCGCTAGCCGAGTCTTTTCCTGTGCTGAAACGGGGTTGGGTTGCTATAGTGAGCGTGAGATAGTCTTATTGGGCGGTAGGGACAAATGGAACTACGAAACGGTGGCTGAGTAAAAATGGACAACAACTTGATGAACGAGGATTGGCTGAAGACTCGCAGTTGGGATATCCGCAACCTCGATGGCTCGGTCGTCACAACCCTCCCGCAACTCTTAGACGTTCTCGACCTATCGCACGAAACACCCGCCAAGCAAAAGGCTGGGGTCAAGCACTTCACCGAAACGCCCGCCTATACTCCCGCCCCTGACCGCCTAAAGCGAGAAGTGACCTATTTGTTGAGCCACTAAACCCCTATAAATCAAGGGTGTTTGCTCAACCATAAAGGACTTGCTACCGAACGTTCGTTCGGCTAGAGTTATCAGGTTGCCTACGGGCAACACTACCCATAGGAGGTGTCTGTGATGAACAGCACTAACGCAAGTAGCAGTTCGTGTCCCTTTAGCATTGGTGGCAAGTGAGGGTGCTGGTTCGAGGACTCTGTGTAGTCCTCACCGCCACCGCTGGGGTCTTCCCAGCGAATCACTTAGCGAGTAAGGCTCACGTCGCCACGACCACTGTGCCTGTCGTCGCCACCACCACAACGGTTGCACCACCGACCCCACCACCACTCGTCTCGCCTGAGATTATGGCTAAGTGGGAACGGGTGAACCAATGCGAGGAAGGCGGGAATTGGCACGTCCAAGGCTCGCTCTATTCCGGTGGCTTGGGAATCACTAACTACAATTGGATTCGCTTCGGCGGTGGTGAGTTCGCTTGGAACGCCGCTGACGCAACGCCCGAAGAGCAAGTCGTTGTGGCTCGTCGCATACAGGCGCACGGTGGCGTTCCCGATTACGTTCCTGACCAATGGGGCTGCGGTCACGGTTGGTAAATATATCCACCACGGGTTAGCAAAAATGGCTATCCTTGCTGTATGAGCGAAATGACCTTTTACGAATGGCTGGCTTTGGGCGTAGGCAAGGGTTGGGTTTCCGACCAGCAATGCGGAACGCACGAAGGTATCCCTAGCACCACCGAAGAAGAGCAAGAATGGGAAGACGGGGGCGACCCCTGCCAAGTCGTTATTCGAGTGTGGGCGCAGTGAGCCGTAGTCTCCGAGAAGACCAGCGCACCCAAGACGCTAAGAAAAAATGGGCGAAGTGGCGTAGCGATTACACCGCCAGTCAGAAGAAGCCGTGGTTCATCGGAAAGTTCCTGCGACGTGGAAAATAAGCAGACCATTCACATTTGGTCGGGCAAGGGATTCTTTGTCAAGGTCTACCAAGACCCCGACCAGACATTCCACGCTGTTATTCACACGCCAGACTTCGACACCGAGAACAGGGCAATGCACTACGTCGAGACATTTATTCAGGGAGTAATGCGTGAGCCGGAACTGTAATCACAATTGGATTTTGATGACGGCGAACGGAAATACCGTTTACGTCATTTGCCAGATGTGCGGAACCAAGTTCCCCTTCCCGCACCAAGCGAACGGACACCGCTACACGGGGTTAGTGCCGGAAAAATACTTATCGAAAAAACAATGAAACTCTCCCTTCATATGATTGCCCGCAATAATGCGGACGTAATTGGGCAGACGCTTGCCTGCGTAACCTCGTTCACGGACGAGATAATCGTGGTGGACACCGGCTCGACGGACGATACAAAGGCAATTGCCGAATCCTACGGGGCGCAAGTCTTTGATTTTGAGTGGGTGGACGATTTCTCCGCCGCCCGAAACTTTGCCTTGTCAAAATGCACGGGGGATTGGACATTCTGGCTCGACACAGGGGATACCCTGCCAGATTTCACTATTCAATGGTTCAAAAAGTTTAAAGAGTCCGATATTTCCAATTCCGACGTGGAGTTGATTTGGGGTATTTTGAATCGAACGCACGACCAGCACGGCAACGTCACCAAGCAGATTTGGGGAAGCCGAGTAGCACGACGAATTCCGTCTTTGCGATGGATTGAGCCAATCCACGAATTTCTTGTGACCGACAAAGGCGTTTCCGTAAAGGCAGAGGGGCTAATTGTCGTAGACCACGACGGCGGTTCGGAAAACGGCGCACTTCGCAATATTGAAGTAATGAAGAAGGCTCTGGCTATGGGGCACTACCCCCGCTTATTTTTCCTTTACGCACGGGAACTCATTGTCCTTGAACGCTACGAAGAAGCCCTGCCGATTTTGGAAGAGTTTGTCGCTAAGGGCTACGGCGAAGAATACCCAATTGCCGATATCTATCGCTATCTCGGCAAGTGCCAAATCAAAGTTGGAAAAATAGAAGAAGGGATTACGTCGCTTCTTCGGTCAATCCACGACCACCCGACCCTCGCTGAGCCGTGGTGGGACTTGGGCGATTTGTATTACACCAAAGAGGATTGGACAAACGCCATTCCGTTTTACACTGCCATTACAGGAATGAAGTGTCCGCCTGACGTTTCGTTCCCGACCAATGTGGTTTTGTATTCTTACGCCCCGTATGAGCGTTTGGGATTTTGCTATCTTGGGTTGGAAAACGACAAGAGGGCGGTTGAGATGTTTCAAGAGGCAATACGGCTTGCGCCCCCGCACATCAAGGCTTACTTGAAGGATTTGGTTCGCTACATCAAGGGAAAAATGAAGGAGGGCAAGTGAAGAAGTCTTTAGTGAAATCTTTGGTCGAGTCCGTCGAGCGAATGAGCAAGTCGAACGCCGAACTGACCAACAGCCTGCACCTTGTGTCGCTGGCTGGACAGGTTCAAAAGGAAATTATCGAGGAAATTCACGAACAGCGGGATTTGTATCGCACCGCTTTTCACCTCACGGCTGGACGCTTGGCGGCTCACCTTGGTATTTCCGACAAAGACTTGCCGACCTACATTGAGAACCTGCTGGTCGAATCGCACGAAAAGGAGACGTTCCAAGCGTGAACCTAACCGCCCGCTCTGGGGACGAAATCGTCCGATACGTTGCTTGGCATAACAAAGAACTTGGCTATCCACCATCGCTTCGAGCAATTGGCAAAGCGTTTGGAATCAACTCCACCTCTACCGTTCAGGAAGTCATCAAGAACCTTGAACGTCAAGGGAAAATCACCCGTGACGGCAATCGCAAGATGATTCGAGTCGTTAGCGGTCATAATCCCGAAATATGCCAGCACGATTGGCGGGTCAAGACCACCGAGGCAAACGAAAACGGGGAAATCTTTGTTGTTTGCATTTTGTGTTGGCGTGAAACCGCCGTCGAATACAAACCCGACCCCGCCAAGCCCGAAACGTGGTTTCGCTTTATGGAACAGCAGTAATCCACAGGTTGTGTGCTAACCTGTGGGTAAGCAACCCTAGTGAGGGAGACATTATGAGCCAGCCTTTGCAAGAATTGACCGACAGAATTTGGAAGTCCGTGACGCAAGACGCTTACGACGCTACCGATATTGGTCGTCTTATTCAGATTGCGCTCAACCAAAGAACAAGCCTTGAACAACTCGCCGCCGATAACGAGCGTCTCACCGAGGCTCTCCGCATTGCGGGTGAACACATTACCAAGTTGGAACTGATGGAACACCTGTCGCATTTGGCACAGTATGCCGAGGGTTCTATCTAGTGTTGCGCCGTCCTGCTTTGGAATGGAAGACAACTGACCCTAACGTCCTCGAAGCCCGTGACGGTCAATACAAGTATGTCGTTTACTCGGACAAAGACCACGCACAACTGCGGTTGATTCGCTACGACTACATTGAGGGCGGGCTGGGCGTTCCCTTTTACGACTTCTCGCTGACCGTCCGTGACCTGCTTATGGCTATGAAGACGGCGGAGAAAATCAACCGTATTTTCCGCAAGGCTCGTCGCTACAACGGCTTAGTCACCCTGTAAACAAAAAAGCCCCACCCGAAGGTGAGGCTTCTGCGTTGTGCTACTTACCGGAGTTCCCGTTTCCTAGGGCTAACCGTCTCGCTCACAACTTCCCGACCCACCCTGCAAGGTGTTCGGGCTCACCTCCCCGCCTTCGCAGGGTGGTTCTTTAGTTCTTCTAATACTCTACCACAGTTGAGTAACAGACGCAAGTTATTTATCTAACTTTTGAAAGCCCAATATTTGTAAGGGTTTCAATACCTTGTCGCACCGTCCTGCTATCGTGTGCGTTATGGATTCAACCCCCGTTCATCTGCACCCTAAGCCCGACGGGTTATCCCCCTCTCGTATCTCGCAGTTCAATAACTGCCCCCGCCAATACCAATACGTTTCCGTCGAGAAACGAGTCGAGGGCAAGAAAATTGACGCTTTCCGTGGCACGGTCTTTCACGCCGTTATGGAGATGATGTTTCAAGAAAGTATGGAGACTCCCGAAAAGCGAACGCTCGACAACTGCCTAGAGTTCTTCCGTCTGGTCTTCCCTATCTTTGTGACCGACGAGGTTGCCGAAGAACTTGAACTCGATTCAGTGGGTCGTCAAAACTTTGCCGCCGAGATTGTGAAGTTGATTCGCAACTACTATCAAATGGAAGACCCAACCACGGTTGTTGCCAAAGAAGTCGAGATTCGTTTGGATTTCTCTATGGGCGACGATTGGGGTCTTCGAGGAATCATTGACCGCCTTGACGTTCTGCCCGACGGCTCGTATTCCATTGTGGACTACAAAACCGGCAAGCCCCCACGTCGAGGGTGGGAAGCCAAAGCCTTCCACGGAGTGCAGACTTACGCCTATCTCATTGAGAAGGTCTATGGGATTCGCCCCAAGGAAATGAAGTTGCTCTACGTCAAGACCGGCACGACACTCGCCCTGCCCGTCACTGATTCTGATATCGCTCAGGCTGAGCAACGGGTCAAGGAGACGTGGGCGAATGTTGAGGCTTGCTACGAGGACGGCTTCTTCCCGCCGAAAGAGAGTGTCCTCTGCGGGTGGTGTTCCTACCAAGACATTTGCCCCGCCAAGGCTGAGCCTGACCCGTTTTAGTCATAGAAAATAACGAATTCGGGCGCACACACTCACACGCCTTGACTTTTCCAAAACGTCACTTACGCTTCTAGTAGTCAAGACCTTCGAGATAACTCAAAGGTTGCTAGTTCTAGGAGAACAAGTGGCACGACGTAAGTTGCAAAAACTCAACATCAAGGAGACGAGTGGGGTAGACCACCCCGCACACCTCCACGAAGGTTGGGTTGTAATGAAGTCGTCTGCTAACACGTCCTCCGAAATTCAAGCAGTTCTTGACGAACTGCGCTTAAAGAAGCAAGCCCCCGTCGAGACGACGAAGCGAGTTTTCAAAGCACAACCAACCCCTACTAACTTGGAGGATTTCCAAATGTCTTTCACCTCTCCACGTCCGTCAATGGTCGTGATTCCTGAGAGTGCGAACGAGGCGGATATCGTCAAGGCAATGCCGAGCGTCATCAAGAAAATGTTGAATGACAGCAAGGCAACTGCTGAGGCGGCTCTCCGCAAGGCTGCTGCGAGCGAGCAAGCCCTCATCAACGAGCGTGAAGCCCGTGCTGATGAGGCTGCCGTAATCAAGGCTGCCGAGTGGTCGCAACTCAACATTGACCCTACGATTGTTGGCCCTGCGCTTCGTCGTCTTTCGGAGTCGGACGCTGTTCTGGCTAACGAAATCGTCAAGGCTCTTGACTCGGCTAACTCGTTGCTGGTCACAAACGCCGTTTTCACTGAAGTTGGCTCAGACAGCGCACCTGCCGCTGACGACGCTTTCGCTAAGTTGGACGGAATCGCTAAGGCTGCCGTCGCTTCTGGCACGTCGGCTTCCTACGAGGCTGCGCTTCTTGCCGCTTCGCAGGCTAACCCCAAACTCTACGTTCAATACCTGAACGAGAAGGCACGATAACAATGGCTTACGAGCAAAATCCCTACGCTGTAAAGATTACGGCTGTCGCAGACGCTACTGGCGCAAGCGTAGTCGTTGGTGGTTCGACCTACCTGCAGACTCAGTTCACGTTCGTCAAGTTGGCTACTGCCAGCATTACGTCCTACAACGAGTCCGGCAACGTCGTGACCGCTTGCACCGTCGCTACTGACCGTCCCCTCGGTATCCTGCAGAACCAGCCTAAGGCTTGGTTCGACGCTGCTGGAAACATTGAGGGTGTGTCGGAGGCTGAAGTGACCATTTCCGGTATCTCGAAAATTGTCGCTGGCGACAGCGTTACCGTTGGTGACGCATTGACCATTGACGCTTCGGGTCGTGCGGTCACTGCACAGTTTGGTGTGTCTGCGGCCGCCCAGACGACTGCAACCATTACGGGTGCAACCGCTAGCGGCACTACCGTTGCCTACACCACTAACTCGACCACTGCTTTCACGGTTGGTCAGTTCGTGGCTGTTTCGGGCATTGTTCAGACCGGCACGGGTGCTGGCTCGCTGAACTACGAGGGCGTTATCAGTGCCGTCAGTGGTTCGTCGGGTTCTTACGCCTTCACCATTACCAACCCTGTCGCAAGCACGGTTACTTACGGCTCTGCCGGTTCGGTAAAGACCACCACGTCTTCGACCCAATACATTCTCGGAACGGCTCTCGCTTCGGGTATTCAGGGCGACGTTATCACTATGGCTGTAGCGGCTGCCGCTGCTGGCCGTGCGGCATAGTCAGAAAGGACTAATCTAAAATGCCACAACCCAACGTAAACAACGTTCACATTGACGCAATCCTGACCAACATCTCGGTTGCTTATTTGCAGAACACCAACAACTTCATTGCGGATAAGGTCTTCCCGACTATCCCTGTGGACAAGAAGTCGAACCTCTACTTCAAATACACGAAGGACGATTGGTTCCGTGACGAGGCTCAGCGTCGTGCTGACGGCACTGCTTCGGCTGGTTCCGGCTACGGTCTGACCACGGACACCTATCAGACTGACGTGTTTGCCTTCCACAAGGACATTGGCGACCAGACCCGTGCGAACGCCGACAACCCCTTGAACCCCGATATGGAGGCTACGCAGTTTGTTACTCAGCGTCTCCTTCTCCGTCGTGAGGTTCAGTGGGCAGTGGACTACTTCCAAACGGGTGTCTGGGCAACCGACATTACGGGAGTGGCCGACGCTTCGACCAACCCCACCGCTAGTCAGACCTACGCTTGGTCTGACTACGAGGCTGCCCCGACGACTTACAAGTCGAACCCTATCGTGGACGTGGAAGTCGCCAAGGCAATCGTCCTGCAGAACACCGGCTACGAGCCGAACACGCTCGTCCTTGGCTACAAGGTGTTCCAAGTCCTGAAGAACCACCCGCTGCTCGTAGACCGCTACAAGTATACGCAAGCGGGCGCAATCGTCACGGAAGACCTGCTCGCTCAACTCTTCGGAGTAGACCGTGTGCTGGTCGCCAAGTCGGTTGTGAACACGGGTAAGGAAGGCAGCAACTCGCAGACCTACAACTTCGTCGCCACCAACGGTGGTGCGGGTGCGGCTCTGCTTTGCTACACGGCTCCGAACCCTGGTCTGATGACCCCCTCGGCTGGCTACTCGTTTATGTGGACGGGTGTGTCGGGCGGTCTGGGAACGACTGTCGGCGTTTCACGCTTCCGTATGGAAGAGTTGAAGGCTGACCGTGTTGAGGCTGAAATCGCCTTCGACAACAAGGTCGTTGCAAAGGACTTGGGCTACTTCTGGACAGCGATTATCTAAGAAGTAAACCCCTCGGTTTCTCAGTGAAACCCCCTCACCTTAGGGTGGGGGGGTTTTGCTATGGGGGTGTATTATTTCACTATGACCAATTTCACCCACCGAGTAGTTCACACGTTCAAGGAGAACGACGAGTGGGTTCCTGTAGGAACTCTTATGTCGGACGAATCTTGGACTGTTTACGGCAAAAAGTATGTCGAAGAAAAGGGCTTTGTCGTCCGCCTTACCCCCGAAGAGATTGCCAAGTTGAGCAAACCCGCCGTCGAGGTTCCTGCCGAGCCTGTTTTGGAAGCAGACGAGAAGCCCGTGGCAAAAAAGTCACCGGCTAAGAAGGCAACCGCCGCAAAGAAGGCTGCACCGTCCACGGACAAGTAAGAAGACTTGATTTCCGCAGAGGACGCTGTATTCTTGCAGTATGTCATTACGGCAAGCGCAACAGCATTTGGAACAGGCTTCTGCACACTGCAAGTTCGTCTCTTTTTACCAAGGTCTAGACAAAGACGATAAGTCGGTATTTGACGAGTGGGTTAGTGAAAAAAAGCCCGCAGGTTGGATTTCCCGTGTCGTCAAGGCGGGTGGTCTTTCCATCAACGAAAAGACGCTAAAGCGTCACCTCGACGGTGTATGCCACTGCCCTGAGAAAACCGTTCAGCGAGGGGTTTACCAATGAGCCTGCGAGACGTAGAAGCCTCTTTGCCCAAGAAGCGTGTGCCAACCATTCACAAGGGAACCGAACCCTCAATCAAGTGGAACGGCAAAGAGGGATACATAGACACCCCCCTTCTCGACCAAGAACCCGACGAAAGCATTTGGGCTGACGTTATTCAGGATTGGGGATTAGACCCAAAGTTTACGGAAATCGTGGACGGAAGCGTTCACATTCGGGGCTGGGATACCAACGTCGGCGGTGGTGAAATCCGCCGTATGCGCTACTACCGAGCGTCAATTAAGCGTCGGGAGGCGGGAGATGACCGAGAGGACATTGAGGCTCTCTGCGCCCTTGTAGCGAAGCACAAGACCCCCAAGAAGACCCTCCCCGCCGGAACCGGCAACCGAGCCTTCCTTTACGTTTTGAGCGATTGGCAGTTGGGCAAAAATGAGGGGGGCGGTTCGAAAGGCACAACCGAGCGAATTCTTCTTGCCTACGACAAAATTGTCCACCGCCTTACCGAACTTGTCAAGAAGGGTCAAGCCCCTAGTGCTATTTATATAGCGGGTTTGGGCGACCTTATCGAACAATGTGCGGGACACTACGCAATGCAGACCGCCAATACCGATTTGGATAGGCGTTCGCAAATGCGCCTTGCTCGCCGTTTGATTCTGAAGTTGATTGACCTTCTGGTGGACAAGTTTGACATTCCAATTGTGCTTTTGGCTGTGCCTGGCAATCACGGAGAGAACCGCAATGCGTCAGGACGAGCATTTACAACGTGGCTCGACAACGACGATTTGGCTGTCTTCGAGCAAGTCGGTGAAATCTGCCTTGGCAACCCCGAACGATATGCCAACGTCCACGTCCCTGATTTTGACGAGATTCTCAATAGCGACGACCTTTCTGCCACGGTAGAAATCGCCGGAGTTCCCGTATCGTTTATTCACGGACACCAATGCGCCAAGTCGGGCAAGTCGCAGACCAAGTTGGAAAATTGGCTGACGGGTCAGGTTATGGGTCGCACACCCGTATCACAGTGCGCCATTCTTTTTAGCGGGCATTTGCACCATTTCATTTGCTCGGAAGCAACCGGACGTACCATTTTTCAAAGTCCGGCAATGGACGGTGGCTCGAATTGGTTTACCTCGAACACGGGGCAAACTAGCCCTGCGGGAATGATTACCATTGGTATCGGCTTGGACTACGGGGTTCGTGGCTGGGGAGATTTGGAAGTTCTGTGAGCGACATTCGTTACTACCTGACCGGCCCGACGGCTGGACTGCCCAACAACAACATTGCTTCATTTGACGAGGCTTACGGCACACTTTTACGGAAAAATTGCAACCTTCAAAATCCAATGGAGTATTTGTCGAGCAACACTCAACGTATGAACGCCCTTTTGGACGCTGACGCTGTAATTGTTTTACCGGCGTGGGGTCGAGACGACATTGCCAAAAGTGAGATTTTGGTCGCCACACTTCTCCGCAAGCCCGTGTATGCCTACCACCAATACCGTCCCGAAGTGTTAGAACAACTCAACAACATCAAAATCGTGACCCGTGCTGAGGTCTTGGCATAATGGCAGAAGTTCAAGCGTGGACTGACGGGATAGAAACCGAGGCGTGGTTCGACCCCAGCAACCCTTGGACACACCTCCCAGGCGTCCGCACGGGCGCAGAACTGACCCGTGGTGAAAAAGCCGCTGACGCAGTTCGCAACCGTATGGGTTCGTGGGGGTTTGTTGCTTCATTCTTACTGTTTATGGTTTTGTGGGCAACTACAAACTCACTTATCCTGCGCCACAGTGCGTGGGACGTTTACCCATACATCTTGCTCAACCTTTTTTTGTCTATGCTGGCGGGTCTGCAGGGCGCAATCCTTCTTATCGCTGCGAAGCGAGCGGACGCTGTAGCCGCAGAGCAAGCCTTATCTCACTTAACCATCTCGAAGACTAGCGGTGAACTAATCAAAGAACTGCAAAGGGAAGTTCGAGCCGTCAAAAAATTGACAAGCGAGATTCACACGCTTGTTGAATTGGAAAGAAGGGAGTCGGAATGACCGAAGAATCACTGACCAGCCCCGCTTACACCAAGCGGGTAAACAGGTTTTTGCGTGAAGAAGAACGCAAGATTCAGGAAAAGCAGTTGCACACCCCCTTCGCCAAAGTTACCGTTGCGGGTGGCAATACCAGCGAAACCAGCAACGGAACGTTCTATTTCACTAGCCTTCCGCCCAAGGTCGTGCGAGCCGGTTCGGGTCGTCGTCGTGTGAACCCCGACGGAACGCCCTACACCAAGCCAGAGTTCCCCGAAGGTGGCGACCCTCGATTCCGTGCGGTGTTAGCAGAAATGCTAACTATTCATATTTCCAAGTCCAACGACTACGGCACGGGCGCAGACCCGTATGCCAACTACGTCGCTGCCGAAGCCATTGGTGTTCCGGCTTGGAAGTCGTGCTTTGTTCGTGCTTTGGAGAAAGTGCAACGCTTGACCAACTTCTTTGGTGGAAAAAAAATGAACCACGAAAACGTCACGGACAGCCTCCTTGACTTGGCGAACCAAATTGTCATCACCAAGGTTCTGTGGGATTCCGAGCAAGCAAAAACCGCTTGTTGCAGTGACAACTGCGCCTGCAAATGAGTTCTCTCGCCTTCGAAGACGCTTGGACACCACTAGAGCGTCTAGGAACCCCTCTGACGACCCCTGTAGCCCCTCAGGGCGTCGCTAGGGAGTTGGTCAGCCGATTTGACTACGACCCCGACAAAAGGGCTAATTTCGACCCGTGGATACTCCCAGAACTACCTGAGGGGTGGAACGTCGGCGTAATCGTCGGTGGCTCAGGAACGGGCAAATCCACTCTTCTGAAAGAAAACTTTTCTTCCACGCTCGTCGAGTGGTCGTCCGACAAGACGATTGCCGACCATTTTTCCACTGCGGACGAAGCCGCCGAGAAGTTCTACGCCGTGGGCTTGTCTTCCGTTCCGACGTGGCTGAAGCCCTACGACGTTTTGTCTGTGGGGGAGAAATTCCGAGCCGACCTTGCTCGACAATTGGAAAATGAAGCGGCAATTGACGAGTTCACCTCCGTCGTAGACAGAACCGTGGCTATGGCTACATCACGCTCAATTAGCGGGTTCATTCGGAAAAATAGAATTACGGGCGTGGTCTTTGCCACCTGCCACCGTGACGTTTTACCTTGGCTACAGCCCGATTGGGTTGTGGATACCGATTCCGGTATGTATGCCATTCGTCCTAAGGAGTGTCTTCAACAACCAAAATTGGTGGCAGACGTATATGAAGTCAGCCGAGGCTTGTGGTCGCATTTCTTGGAACACCACTACCTCACGGGAGATATTTCAATTGCTTCCAAATGCTTTGTCGCCGTTATTGACGGACGACCAGCCGCCTTCGCCTCAGCAATCACTCTTCCCAGCGGAACCCTAAAAAACGCTTGGCGGGGGCACAGGGTTGTTACTCTGCCCGATTTTCAAGGTTTAGGGCTGGGGGTGCGACTTTCGGATTGGCTGGGGGAATATTTCACTGCCTCCGGCTACCGCTACTTTGCCAAAACAACTCACCCCCGTATGGGTGCATATCGAGACGCTTCTCCATTCTGGCGGGCTACGTCAAAAAACCACGTCAAACGGACGGATACAATGCATAGGGAAAACCGAGTGGCCAAGTTTTCCAATTGGCAACCAAGCCCACGGCTTTCTTATTCCCACGAATACAAGGGTAAAATAAAAATCGTCAGCGTAGAATAACGCTATGGCATACCCCTTGGCTACCGCACTTCGCTCTGTCGCAGGTTCAGCCAATCCCTCATACCCGACCACAACGCTTTCTAGCACTTATGTCGAGACGACTTTCACGATTGCGGACGCTTCGACGTGGTATGAAACGGGAATCAACGGTCAGCGCACTTCCAATCCCCTTGGAACGTCGGGAGTTTTCACCGTAGTTGTGGATTTTGGCACGGCAGCGGAAGAACACATACTTTGTTCAGCGGTAAACGTCTCCACGGGCGTAGTCACGATTTGGACAGACGGAACCAATAACGGGCGAGGTTGGGACGGAACGCCAAAATCCGCTCACTCGGCTGGCTCGTCGGCAAACCTCAACTGCTTCCCCTTTATCGGCGGAACCGACTTTTCTGCTTTGTGGAGTGTAATTTCCACAATTCCAACGACGTATGCCCCGCTTCTCTCGCCAACCCTGAACCCGTCCTCGACTTCTGCAGTAGGTCTAATCGTCAAGGGTCTTGCTTCACAAACGGGCGACTTGGTAGATATCCAAAACTCGGCGGGAACAAACCTCGTTGCGATTTCCTCGGCTGGACTTATCACCCTCAACTCGCAGAAGATTACGGGCCTGGCTAACGGCACGTCGGCTTCGGACGCTGTGGCTTACGGACAATGGATTGGTCGCTCCCTAACACCAACCGTTCAGACCGCCTCCGCCAACGCCGTTGCTGGCGATTTTGTCGTGATGAACGGTAGTGGAAACACAACGGTCACACTGCCTGCCGCCCCTGCTAACGGTACTCAGGTAGGCGTTGTCAATATAGGAACAGGAACAACCACTCTTGCGCCTAGTGGCTCGGACACGATTCGTGGTTCCACCACCTCTGCCGCCGCCGCTTCCTCAACGCAGTATCAAACGCTTGTGGTGGTTTACAATTCGGCGTCTACATCGTGGGAGCCAGTAGTAGCCGACGCCAATAAACCATATTTGTCTCGCACAAATTCCTTTTCAGGTGCTAATACCTTCAACAACACCGTCACGCTAGGCGGTATCACTACCGCTTCGGGAACTACAACCGCCAACTCAACAATGACGATTCAACAACAAGGTGCTACCGCAACCATTACAGGTGTGGCAGCAGGTTCGCCCTCTGCCGGTTCGGTGACGTTTACCGCAAACAACTCATTTAGCGTTGGTCAGTATGTCACTGTTACGGGTGTGGTTTCAGTACCAACGGGTGCGTTTAACGTTGGGGGTTCAGGTGCGGCTATTACGGCAGTTTCCTCAACGAGTTTCACCATCGCCTCAACCGCAACTGGAACTTACACATCGGGCGGAACCGCAACCGCATACACAAATACCACCTATGGGTTGGTGGTGAAAGACGCAATTGGAACAACAGTTTTACAAACTGGTACTAAGTATAATGGCACAACCACCCTCAGCGAAGCCTTATATCACACAGGCCCTTACATACGAGTTGCAGGTGCGAACCAGTTGGGGGTACTTACTCTCCCAAACTATGCAGGCTCAAACTTGCCCGGACTTGCTATTTATCAAAACGGTGTAAACACGGGTGACTTGATTTCACTGCGCTCCGCCCCAACCAACACCCTACTGCGAGCCGATACATCAGGACGCTGGATTATGGGTGGTGGTTCAACTTCATTTGTGGTTCGAGCGGTTCAAAACACCGCCTCAATTACGGCGATTGTTGGAAACGGAACGACCATTACCGTCACCGCCAACCACTACTTCTCGGTTGGTCAGACCGTTGTAATCACGGGAACAACCAATTACAACGGAACCTACACAATCGCCACGGCTACAGGTATTTTGTTCACGATTACCAGCGCAACCACGGGTGCGACTTCGACGGGAACCGCCACAACGACGGGTCAAACCGCCGATGTTTTACAAGTTCAGGATACCGCAGGAACGGCTTTGTTCGGTGTTTCCAACACAGGCTCGGCTGGTGCGCCTACTTGGGTAATCAACGCCTACAGCAACAAGATTACGGGTCTGGCTAACGGCACTGCCTCTAGCGACGCAGTTGCTTACGGTCAATTGGCTTCATACGCCCCGTTGGTCAGTCCAAGTTTTACCACCCCTTCGCTTGGAGTTGCCACCGCCACTACCATCAACGGCACGACCATTCCCTCGTCAGCGACGCTTGCCACTTCAGCAACTACAAGCCTTCCCAGCCTTGTTGTTACGGAATCACAAGTAACTAACCTCACCACCGACCTTGCTGCCAAAGCCCCGCTAGTAAGTCCGTCTTTCACTACGCCGTCATTGGGTGTCGCTACTGCCACGTCTATCAACGGAACTACCATTCCCTCATCAGCAACTTTGGTAACGACGGCAACAACCTCGCTACCTAGCCTCACGACGGTTAATGGAACCAGTATCCCTGCTAGTGCCACGCTGATTACCTCTGCGACAACTTCCTTGCCGAGCGTTACCTCGGTGAATGGAACGACGATTCCGTTGTCAGCAACCCTTGTGGTTTCGGGTGGTGCGCTAGGAACACCCTTATCGGGAACCCTGACAAACGCAACGGATTTGCCCCTTACTTCTGGCGTAACGGGTGTTTTACCCACCGCTAATGGCGGAACAAACTTAACTAATTTTACGGCAGCAAATAACGCTATTTATTCAACTTCCTCATCAGCACTTACGGCTGGAACCCTCCCTGTTTTAGCGGGTGGAACCGGCTCAACCACCGCTTCTGGTGCGCTCACCAACCTCGGCGCAATGGCTTCCAATGTAACTTCATTACCGAGCGTTACCAGCGTCAATGGAACCACGATTCCCGCTTCATCTACCTTGGTAACAACCGCCACCACCTCGTTGCCCAGCCTGACGACGGTAAACGGAACGTCTATTCCCGCCTCGGCAACGCTTATTACCAGCGCAACCGTGTCGCTTCCAAATGTAACTTCGGTAAACGGCACGACAATCCCTTCGTCGGCAACGCTTGCTACATCAACTGATTTAACGTTTAAAGCCCCACTTGCTTCTCCTGTTTTAACGGGAACCCCTACCGCTCCCACCGCTACTGCGCTTACCAACTCGACCCAACTTGCAACTACCGCTTACGCCGATTCTGCCGTTGGTGTAGAAAAAACACGGGCGTTAGCCGCTGAAGCAACATTGTCGCCCCTCGCCGGTTCATCTTCAATCACCACCGTTGGAACTATTACTTCAGGAACTTGGAACGGAAGTGCCGTACCCGTTGCCAACGGTGGTACTGGCGCAACAACCGCAACAGGTGCTTTGACCAACCTTGGTGCTGGTATTCCTAACAACTATTGGTTTAGTTACAACAACATTGCTGTTCAACAAACCTCATCATTTGTAACGCAAAACAGTGTAACTGTGTCGGGTTTTACCCAGTATTTGGTTTCATTCAGTATGACTCAAACCGTTGCCGCCAACACTTCGGTTCGTATGTTGGGACAAGTTGCATTAAGCACCGGAACCATAACCGCCGGAGCAACTACTTTTTATACGCTTGGGCAAGCATCATCAACATCTACTTCGCTTAATTCTCACTCCGTTACTTGGCCTATTACCATTAGCACCAGCGGTTCAACTACGTTAAGTTTTCAAACGGAATACAGCGGTTCACCAACAACCGCCCCCACCTACAACTATTTTACGTTCACCGTTCTGGGCCTTCAATAAAGGATAATTTAGGCTAATCAAATGATTAGCGTATTTACCCCCACTCACAACGCTTTATGGCTTGGCAAAAGTTCCCTTATCCAAGCGAATAGTGCGCTATGATGAAATCTATGGATTACTCAGCACTTCTTACCGACGACCAGAAGCGTGAACTTCTGACCCAGCGAATTCAGCAATTTGCGGCTGAGGCTTACCAGCACAGCCTGAACCTGAAGGTTGCCGAACTCACGGGCGATACCAATGCCGTTGATTATGCCACGGCTTCGATTGCCAACCTCGACCAGGCCCTGCAGGTTCACATCGAAGAACTTGCCGCTTTGCCTGAGCCAGCCACCCCGCCCGCACAGTAGGTTTTTCCAAACTTTGTGGCAGACTAGGGGGAGAATAACGTCCCCTAGGAGTATGCGTGGCACAGGTTTTCCTCAATAGCGGTCTTACAGTCCTGTTCAATCAGGTCATCACGGCTTCCCCTGTGACCTACTCGCAGTTGTATGTTGGTTTGTTTACGAGTCTTTCTGGCACGACAGTTCCAGCGGCGGGCGGTTCCCCTGCGATTGTTGAGGTTTCGGGTCAGAACTACGCTCGTCAGACTGTTACTTACGGAACCCCCGCTGTCGCCACCTCTTACACCACGCCTTTTGGAACTACGACCCTCAACGGCGCAGTCCTCGCTGGCGTTCAAGTTGTGACCCTTACCAGCGTTGCCCCAAGTAGTAAAACGCTGACCGTCGGTATGAGCATTGTGGTCGGCACGGAGTCCGTCAAGGTCGTGACCGCCATTGTCGGAAACCAAGTCGTTCTCTCGTCGCCCCTTGCCTCGAACCAATCCAACGGCGCAACGGTGACGTTTGGTGACGCTGTGACGGGTATGAAGTCCGTTCCTGCCTCGAACTCGGTCTTCTCGGCTCAGGGAACGTGGACTGCGGCTAACGGCTTCTTTATTGCCACGGCTTTGTCGGGTGGAACCGCCCTCTACGCAGCCAACTTTGCGGACGCTTCTAGCCCCGTTTTGACCCCCAACGACTCGTTGAACTTCACGCCTACTTGGTTGATGAGCAACTAAGGCTGGTGACGGGCTATGCCCATAACCAAACCTACCTACGGAGTTTTTAGCACCCTCTACAACGGCGGAGGCAACACGCCCTTCTCTGGCTTGTATTACGGAATCTCGTTTTCGGGAACCGCTTACAACGTCGTCGGCGTAGCAAGTTTGCTACAAAGCGCAATTGGAACACGCACACTTGTATTGGTTCGCTCGAATTCTGTGGCGGGAACCGAAGCGGTCAATGGTGGTAAAAACACCGCTCTGGGTCGTTCTGGGGCGAATCCACTTTTGGAATCGGCGTTGGGAAATACCAACACCGTCAAAATCCGCCTTGGCTCAGAAATACTTGCGGAAGCAACCGTTTCCAATCGTGCAACCATTCACACGCAGGTTGGCATTGAAACACAAACCGAATCGGCTGTCGGCACGGCGGCTAGAACGCTGGTTCGTCGTTCCGCCAATGCCGAATCACAAGCCACAAGGGGTGCTAAAACGGTTGTTCATAAAGTGGTTGGTTCTGCTTCGGAGACGCAAGCCGTATCGTCCGTCAGGGCTGTTCGACGGGTTCAAAACGTGTCCTCGGCGTTGTCTCAGACCGTCACCGCAATTAAACGGGCGGTATTTAGCAAGGACGGGCAGGCTGCGCTCACCCAAGCGACGAGCGTGTGGGCTTACGTCACTCAAATCATTCTCACCAGCCCGATTCTTTTTACCGAGTTCCTGACCACGGGTTCTCAAACCGACCACAACACTGCCACAAGTGCCGAAACCGCCACGTTTGCCACCGTTGTTGAACCGCAGTCCACCGAGGTTTTCCAAGAGGGCGAGGTATCCTTCTTTACCGAGAGAAAGTGGAACAACTCCTAATGCCCGACACGCTTGAATACCCCACCCCCGCCTCCAGCCTTCCCGCAGCAAACTTTCGCTGGCTCGACGCAGGTGGCAACCCCGTAGATTTCACTACCGGCTGGACGTTCTCAATGAAGATTGGGCAACCGCCGAACACCGCCAAAATCACTAAGACCGTCGGTTTTACGAGCAGTAATGGCGCAAACGGAACAGCAAATCTCGTTGTTGCGTGGACAAACAACGAACTCTCCGGTTTGACCGCTGGTCGCTGGTATTTCCAAATCACCGCAACTCAAATTTCGAATAACGCACAGCGAATCCTCACGGGTTCAATGCGCTTTGATTATCAACCAATGTAGGAGTGTAAAAATGTCTTGGACTTATAGCGCAGACCCCACAACCTCGAAGAAGGACGCAATTCGCTGGTTGGTGGGCGACACCGATATTGACTCGCCGTTGATTCAGGACGAGGAAATCGCTTTTTGCCTCGCTGAGTTCGGTGGTGAAATCTACCGAGCCGCCTCGACGGTGGCACAGAGCATTGCCGCTTTTTACACGGGAGGGGCCCAAAGCACCAGCAAGTCAGTTGGTGGACTTAGCCTCAGCAAGTCGTTTGGCGACAAGGCGCAACAGTATCAACGTCTCTCGAAGGACTTGCTTGCCCGCTCACGCCGTGTGAACCCACCAATGGTGAACGTAGACTCCAACGCCCTTGGTGCGGAGTTTGTTATTGGCAAGTTTGACCCCTATTACGCCTCTCCCAACGATTGGCCGTCCGAGTCCGTGCTGGGTGTTACCACCACCTACGGAACGGGCTACAACCCGCAAAACGGTGGCGGATAGGACTCAATGTAATGACTATTGACCCCGAACTTCTAGAGGTGATGACGCAGACGATTATCGTGGAAAACCCCACGCCCGTCACTGCCTACACGCCCGTCAGTGCTTCGGGAACCCCTACGCCCGTCTTGGACTTGTATGGACGACACGATTCCACTAGCACCGGAACGCCCTCCGTCTCCGGCAACGTCGAGTGGCAAGCGGGCGTGACGTATCAGTGCCGTTTGGAATACTCGGTAAAAATCGTCCCAAGCAAAGACGGGCGTGACCGCAAAAGTTCTGGTCGTGCCTACCTCGCTGGATTTTTCCCGCAAATCTCGACAGAAGCCCGCCTCACGGTTCCACAACAAGTTCAGCCCGCCCTGCAGCACCCCGTCATTGCGTTCATTGAGAACAACTATGACGAAACCGGCATAGTTGGATACAACACGACAATTCACTTCGAGTAGTTATGAAGGGCAAGGCAATCAGTATCAAGGTCGAGGATTCCAATTTCAAAAAGAACCTTAAAAAAGCGCAAAGAGGAATTCCCAAGGTTGTTCAAAAAGTCTTCGAGGACAACGCTCAAATCATTTACGAGAACAGCCAGCCCCTTATTCCGGTTCTCACGGGTAGGCTGCGGGATTCCGGCGAAGTGCTGACCAAAGACCCCGAAGGTAACGAAGAAATGTATGCGTCTATCTCCTATGGCGGTGGTTTGGTGGACTATGCGGTCAAGGTTCACGAAGACCTGCAAATGCACCACCCCCACGGCGGTCAAGCAAAGTTCCTCGAAATCCCCTTCGAGGAACAAGTGCCTGAGATAACCTCACAACTCTCGGAAGCAATTAACCAATTTCTAGGACAACTATGACCTACACGCCACTAATCGAAGAGATTGCCTCATACCTACAAGCGACGCTTGTTCCCGCAACTTACGGGACTCAGGGATTGGTGAGTGGAGTCAATATGTTCTTGGCTCGATACCCCGCCGAAGCCCCCGACGCTGCAATCGTCATTCAGCAATATCAGGGCAAAGCCCCGACGTTCACTATGGGCGCAGGTGGCAACTCCGCAATCGAGTATCCCAAGGTGCAGATTGAGGTGCGTGGTCTTCGAGAGGACTACCCAACGGCGTATGCGTGGTCACGCTTGATTCGCAACACGCTGACCGGAGTGATTCTTCCGAACTCGACTTACTTCACAAATGTTCTCAGGATTGAATCACTCGGTATTCCTAACCCAATTGGTTATGACGAGATTCAACGTCCCAAGTTCACAATGAACTTCACCTTCACTATGAACGTTGGCAGTGACGGTCTGCCTATGCCGTGAGTTCTCCCAACGTCGTAGTGCTTGCGCTACAAGCAGCCCGTGAAAGCAATCTCGCTTCAATTATGGCGATTGACGCTGTGTTGGAGATAATCGCACCCGCTCAGAAGCCCGTAGAGGCGACAGAAGATGTTGTCGAAGGGGATTGCACCCACGAAAACGCATTGAAAATCTCAACGGGCGCAGGCGTGTTTCAAGTTTGTGAATGTGGTTATCAAGAAAAAATTGTTTCCTAATACTTGATGGGGGTTGATAAGTATGCTAGGATTCACTCGTTGCTTCAAAGGAGGAACCACATATGGCAACTAGGAAGACAATGGAGATTGCGCCTCACTACACGCCGACCTATCAGGTCGAGTTGGAGTGGAACGGAATTCAACCCAATGACCCCGTGAGGGTTCAGGGCGAGCGTGGCGAGTTCACGTTCATCAAGATTCACACTCGTCAGGGCGAGGTCACGGACGTAATCGTCCACGGCGGCACGAATGGGAACAAGTCCATTCGAGCCTTCTACCCTCACCGTGTCTCGGCAATCCGTAAGCGCAAGCGCAGGACAGCCTCGGAGGACTAAACCCACCTCCACAATGAAAGACCCGTTGGTTTTGAGCCAACGGGTTTTTCTATTTCCAATGCTACGATTTTCCCGAAGTCATCTACTCGGAAGGTCGTATGGCAAAGGCTAAGCAAGTTGCGTATGTGGTCATCAGCCCTACGCCGCTTTACTACAACGGGAAATTCGTGCAGACGGGCGATATCGTGACCGACTACCCAGCCGACAGCATTACGTCGGACTTGGCGTTGGGCTGGATTGCCCCCTCTGACGCTGCCCCCGTGCCTGCCGAAACCCCCGTAACACCTGATGAATCTCCTACCCCAAACCCTTCGAGCGTTCCTTCCGACGGCTCTGAGGTCACTACAGAGGCTCAATAATGGCTGGCCCTTCATTTCTCCACGGTAAGAACTCACGGGTTGTGTTCTCAAACCCCTCGCAGACCAGCCAATCGTTCCTAGGCGTTCTCGCCAGTGGTAGCAACGTTGTGACCATTGTGGGAAATCTGCCTGCCACCCTGCCTCTCGGCGCAACCGTCACGGGCACGGGAATCCCGTCAAGCACCACGGTTACGGCGATTACTCAATACACTTTGACCCTCTCGGCAAATGCCACGGCTTCTTCAAGCCTGACTGCGCCGACCCTTATCTCCTTTGCCCTCTCGAATGGTGCTTCATTCGACCTCTCTCAGTTCTTCAATGATGTAAGTGTCGCCACTGCCTTAGACCCCGTTGAGACAACGACCTTCCAAAACAGCGGTGTGAAGACCTACATCTCAGGCTTGAAGGAGGGCTCAATCACCCTCGCCGGTTTTTACGACGGCTCATACGCTGCGGTAGATGAGATTATGGCAAACGCCACAAAAAACTCCGCAGACGAGGCGGTACTTGTGTTCCCCGACGGCGGAACGGCGCAGAATTCTGTGTGCCACCTCGCCCGTGGATTGGAAAACAAGTATGACCTGAAGACTCCCGTTTCGGGCGTTGTGGCTATAGACACCGAAATCGTCTCCGACGGTGGCGTGTGGCGTGGCTTCGGGCAATATTTCACTACGACCTCTAGCAGTAGCACCACTGCCAAAAACAATGGTCTGCAAACCACTAGGGGCGGTCTTCTGATTATCAACGTTCTTGCACTGCAAGGAACTTTGAGCCTCAGTTTTCAGCACTCGGCTAACAACTCGACCTACCAGACGGTTTCTGGTTCAACCATTTCGACGGTTGGCAACGTGGTCTTGTTTTTGCCGAATCCGCTGTTGCAATACACACAACTCATTTGGACGCTTTCGGGAACAAGCCCGTCGGCAACTATCTGCTACGGGTTTGCCCGTTTCTAGGAAGGAATAAATAATGGCTACTCCTGCTTTCCAACACGGTAAGAACGGGTTTCTGGCAATTGGCTACGAAACAAGTGCCGCTACGATAAACACAGGCTCGATTACGAGTGGTTCGCTGACCGTGACCCCCACGGCGGGAACTTTGCTCGCTGGCGGTATTTCACTAGCGGACAAGGCGATTTCCACCCCGACCTCGACGGTCTACGGTGCGTTCGTGAACGGTATCCCCGTTGGCACGGCAACCCCGTTTGCCACCGCCACGACGTCCTACACCCTCTCGGTGTCACCCTCTTCGGTTTCCGCTGCTGCAGGAAGCCCCGTGCTTCCTATGGTGAACCTCTCGCCCTTCATCAACGACGTTTCGTTCCCGACGCAAATAGAAACCCCTGAGACGACCACGTTCTCGCAGGCTGGTGTAAAGACCTACATTGTGGGTCTGAAGGCCTACACGATTACGTTTGCCGGTATGTATGACCCCACCGCCGGTTCTTCGACCACCACGGGTGGAACTGACGCAATTATGAACTCGCTGATTTCTTTTCAGGACGCTGGCAAGTTCATCTCGTTCATCTACGGGCCTTCGACGCCTGGGGCGTTTACGGGTCAGACCCCTTCGGTTGTCTTCTACGGTCAGGCTCTCCTGAACAAGTATGACTTGAAGTCGGGCGTGAACGCTGTGATTTCGTTTGACGGCGAATTGCAGGTCACGGGTGTCGTGACCCGCTCGATTCTGTAATCCTGCACGATTCCAAAACAGCGACTACACTCTATGACTAGGGGTTTACCCCTAGAAACGGAGTGCTATGTCTAGCCTTTCAGAACAGATTTTTGCTTCCGACGACATTGAGTCGAAGGTTGTCGAAGTCAAGCAGTGGAATGTGAGCGTTGTCGTCAAGTCAATGACCGCCCGTGACCGTAGCAAGATGTTGGCGTCGGCCGCTGAAAATGGTGGCAACATTGACCTCGGCAACGTGCTGCCCGAAATTGTTATCCTTTGTACCTACGACCCCGAAACGGGCGAGAGGGTGTTTAGCGAAAATGACCGTGACGCTCTTCTTGCTAAGAGTGCCGCTGCCATTGAGCAAATCGCTACCGTCGCAATGGAACTTTCGGGTTTGGCTGACGGGGCGGCTGATGTTGCGGGAAAAGACTCTTAGCCAACCCTGACCGACGCTTTCTCTTTGAGTTAGCGGAAAAATTGGGTCGGACGGTTGGCGAACTTCTCGAAGGTTCCCCAGCGCATAGACCACTATCTTCAAAAGAGTTAGTGGAATGGCAGGCTATATGGAATCTTCGTGCCTATGAGCAAGAAGAAGCGGAACGTGCCGCCCGCAATGGGTAATTCTAAAATCCTGTGGCAGACTAAGGGCTAGGTAAACCCTTATGGCAGACGAAAACTCACTCCTTTATAAAATCCTTGGCGACGCTTCGGGGGTAAAGGAGTCGTTTAAGGAAACCGAAAAAGCCGCCTCGGAAACTTCCAAAAAGGTTGGCGAGCAGTTCAACGAACTTGGTGGAATCCTAAAGAAAGCCGTTGGTTGGCTTGCCCTTGGCACAGCCGTTGATAAGGGTCTTGAACTCGGCGCACAGCAAGTCAAGTTGCAGAAGATTCAGGCTGTCCTTCTCAACAACCAAGCCGCAATGGGCGTGAGCCTGAAGAACATTTCGGGCAATATCGTAGACCAATCCGGCAAAATAGTAAAAACCAACGACCAAGTTACTAAGTCGGGTCGTGCCTACTCGGTAATCCTCGACAATCAGGCAAACAGCCTGTCTGTTCAAACGGGTATTGCTAAAAACCAATATATCCAAGCACAGAACCTTCTGCTTCCCAACCAAGACCTTGCGAAGTTGTATCAAGCACACGCCAGCGATATGAAACTTACATTGCAGAACGCTGCAAATATGGCTGAGGTTATGGGTGGCGGTAGCGGTGGTTCTGTAGTTGGTTCAGCCCGACTCCTGAGCCGTGTTTTGACCGACCCCGCCAAGCGTATGAGCGCAATGGTGCGAACGGGTGTGTCGCTCTCGAAGGCTGAGCAACAGCGAATTAAGGCTACCGAAGCGACCTCTGGTCTGCTTGCGGCTCAGGACTTGTTGCTTCAAGATATCAACAAGCACGTTCAGGGAATTGCGTCGGCAAGCCGTTCTCCTATGGACAGATTGAAAAATGACTTGATGTTGATTTATCAGTCTATTGGTGTCGGTCTTCTTCCAATTCTTGAATCATTCGCACAGGCTTTGACCCCGCTTCTCAATGCGCTACAGCCCGTGTTCGAATCTATGGCGACTGCGATTCAGGCAACAACCGAAGCACTCGGTAAGAGCCTTGGTGATATTTTCACGGTTTTAGTTCCCTTGTTCAACGCCCTAGCCCAAGGCATTTTGCCAGCCATTCTGACCATTGCAGAATCAGTCATCAACGTCATTGCACAAATGGCTAAGCCCTTGGTGGGTATTTTGACCACCATTATCAACGGCAAGGGCGATTTCAAGGGTCTGGCTTACATTTTGACCGATATGGCAAACACGTTTGCCAAAAACCTTCAGCCCGCCGCCGAAGCGGTATCTAAGGCGTTCAGCGATATGGTCAGCAATGGGCAAATGCAAGTCTTCCTGAACGCCCTCGAACAAACCATTGTTGCCATTGCGCCCCTTCTCCCGTTGTTGGCAACGACGTTCGCACAGTTTTTTATCGCCGCCTTGCCGACGTTGATTCAGATGTTGCCGTATCTTGCCCTTTTGGTCGAATATTTTGTTAAGTTTCTAGCCATTCTCATCAAAGCGGGAAACCAATTTCTTCTCGTCATTGCTTCAATGGCAAAATTGGTCGGTGGTGTGGGTCTTTTGAAGGACGCTTTTGCCATACTTGCAACGGTGTGGTTTGCTAAAAAGATGTTTGGAGGCCCGATTGACTTTATGCTTTCGGGAATCAAGGCAATTGCTGGCGGGCTTGGTGGTCTTACCGGAATTATGGGTTCGGTGGGAGGCAAGGTCAAATCGTTGTTTGGTCTTGGAAAGGTTGCCAAGATGGGCGTTACTGCCCTCGAAGGCGGCGAAGGTGTAGCAGGTGCTATTGCGTCTATTCCAATGCTAAAGCGTTTGGGTGGCGGAACAACCTCAAAGGTTGAGGGTATCGTCGCTAAGGAAGTGGAAAAACACTCCGGCTTGGCGGTCAAGTTATTCTCCAAAATTCCCATTATTGGAAAATTCAGTGGAATGGCTGGCAAGTTATTGGGCAAGGCTGGCGGAATGACTGGCGACCTTGGTGGAATGTTGTCCACCAACACCAAAAACCCCACCGTGAACCTGACGAACGCCATTATCAACCTCACCAAAGTCATTCAAAAAGGTGGCGGTGGTGTGGGTGGCAGTGGCTCAAACCCAATTGAAAAAGAAATCAAAAACAAGGCTGAAAGCGAAATGAAAAAGTTTGGCGAAAAGGGTCTTGCCAAATTTGCTCGCAATGGTCTTCTTCGAGCGGGTGGAGGTCGCCTTGGCGCAATGGCAGAGAAGTTCGGCGCAACCAAAATTGGTGGCGGTCTGGCAAAGTTGGGTGGAACCTCGCTTGCTAAAAAGTTGGGTCTAAGCCTCGGTGCAGACGCAGTTGCCACGGGTGCTGAAATGGCAGGTGCAGAGGCGTTGGCAAACTTGATTCCTGGTATTGGGCAGGTGGTTGCTGCCGGTCTTTTGGCGTATCAGTTCCGTCACCAAATTGGCGGTGCGCTGAAGGGAATTGGACACTTCCTCGGTCTTGGAAATTCAGGGCCTCCCAAGCCGACCCGAACCGTCCACGACACGAAGACTGCCAAAGTCATCAAGTTTCACCAAGGCGGTATGGTTCCTGGCCGCAAGGGTTCCGAAGTTCCCGCCATTCTTCAGGCGGGTGAAGCCGTATTGAGCATTTCGGCGGTTCACGCCCTGAGTCGTGGCAGTCGAGGCAACGGACAGGCTCAGCAAGCCCCCAACGTGAACATTGTGGTCAATGGCAATGCCGACCAGCACACTGTCGAACTCATCAAGCACCACGTCGAAGGTCAGTTCAAAGAATTTCACCGCACGTTGCGGGCAATGGGGCGGTAGTTTTTCCAAAGGCGGAGTAGAGTGGTAGAGAGCCGACTATGAGGATTCTGACTGCAGCCCCCAATTACGCCAATGCCCAGACCGACCAAGGGTGGTCTGTTCCGCAAACGTCCGACGCAGCCTCAGCACTTTCAACCCTGACCAAAGTTGCCGCTGGCAACATTTTGGATAGCATTTCGCTTTACAGTTCTATTCAGGTTGAGGACATTACTCGTTTTTTCACCGGCTTTTCCACAACAACTAATAGCACCCTTATCGGCAGTGCGATTTACGCAAACGACTTTCCCAAGGGTGCTGACCAATCGTGGCTTTTCATAGATGAGGTTGCTGGTTTCCAAAAGGGTCAAAATCTTGCCGTTATCGAAGGTTATGGTGGTAATACCTCAACGGACAATTTTTACAGTGAGCAAGCCAACATTCAATCGGTTGGTTTGATTCCCACCACAAACGTTCCAACGTGGACTGCGGTTCCATACCCCGACACCATTGGTGGCGGAACCCCAATCACAATGAATTTTTCTACTCCACCAGACGTTCCGCAAGCCGTTATGCGTCGCCTTTTCTCCGACTACACGCTCTCATCTGGTTATTACACCAACTTGCCGTGGACGCTGACTGCAACCACGGACGGTTCGACTGCAGTTTTGACCAACGTTTCTTCAACCGCCAACCTTGCCGTAGGTATGTCGGTATCAGGAACAAACATTCCGTCCGGTGCAACCATTGTTTCAATTGGTTCGTCAAAGCAAATTACCATTTCTGCCCCCACCACGGGTGCGGGAACCGTAACAGTAACAATTCCCAATAACGTTGTTTTTCTTCCAAACAACGACGGACTCAACTTTGTTGTTGGGCAAACGCTTACAGACTCTTACTCGAATTACCTTGGTGTAATTACAGCGGTGTCGGCAGGTTATTTAACCTTGCAGGACACTCAGTCAAACACCAGCACCAACGCCACCACGTCAAGTAATTTTTCTACAGTGAAAAATGCCGCTCAAATCACGGGCGCAAGTGGTGATGGTATTTCGACAGTCACCTATACCGCAAGCAACAACTTTTCCGTGGGCGACGTAGTTACCGTTTTAGGGCTAACGAACTCGGCGTTTAACCTGACGAACGTTCCGGTTGCCACCGCAACCTCGACGCAATTTACCGTTAGTTCCAATGCTTCCGGCACTTTGACGGGGCAAACGGGAGTTGCCACTTTGGGATATTTCCAAATTGGGTGGAACGACAGTTACCTTCAAAAGCCCGTTGGAACGCCCATTACGATTTCTGGCGCAACGCCTAGTTCCTACAACTATTCCACGACGGTTTCTTCAACCGACTATGTAAGCGTGTCGGTTTCTACCACCGCTTTGATTTCGTCGGCTGTGGGTAATGGAACGACAGTCACCTACACCGCACCCAACTCTTTTGTGGCGGGTCAGGCGGTCACGATTATTGGTCTTACCGATACGCCCTCGCTCAACCTCTCTAATGCGACTATCGCATACGCAGACAGTTCGCAGTTCACCGTCACCAATTCGACAACGGGAACGTCCAACGGTGGCGGAACCGCTTACATTGTTTCCATTTATGGCGCAATGTCGGGTGCAAGTATCAGCGCAACCGCTCAATATCACGAAATTGCCGGTGCAACCATTGGAAGCCCAAAGAGTTTTATCCTCTTTGACTACCTCGACAACACGGGATACATCAACACCCCAATTCCCAGCCCGTCGGTTCTTAGCGGAGATAATCTCTACGACCCCACCAACGCTGGTGGAACCTTAATTGGTCAAGCGATTTCCGCACCCATTTCTGGTGCAACGTTTACAACGCAATTTCAAAACCCGACCATTACCGGATATATCACAGCCTCGTATGCCTCTACCTTACACACCGTAACCTCGATTACAGCCGCTGGTTCACCTACTAACTATTATGCCGTTTTGGTAACGGGAACCGCCCACGGACGTTCGGTTGGCGACTTGATTTCGTTTGCGAACATTTCGGCATACACGGGTTTTTACACCGTTGTAACCGTCAATAGTTCCACCACTCTTACATTTTCCAGCACTAGCACCACCACCAGCGTTGGGGCGGTTGGAATTATGATAAATGCCGTTACCCGTTTGATTGTAAATAGCACAGTGGGTATCCAAGTCGGAATGGCGTTTGGGGTAATTGGCGGATACCTTGCAGCGTCCACGGTTGTAGGCGTGGACGCTGCCAACAACGCAATTTACATCAACACGGGCGCACAAGGTTCATATACCTACGCCAGCCCTGGCCAAGCCTTTTCGATTACCACCCCTTCTTCGTTACAAAACAAGTTGATTACGGGTTCGACGGTTTCTACTCAGAACCCAATGTCTTTGACTAGCGGTTCATACTCACCGAGCATTGGTACAACGATTACGGGCAGTGGAATCCCCACCAGCACCACCGTTACCGGAATCCCCAGCGTTGGCAGTGCGGGTGTCTCCTTACCTTCATATGCAGTTACGTCAATCGTAACTAATTCTTCCCCTTACAACGAAGCGTGGTGCTTGGTTGCCACCTCGTCGGCGCACCCCTTTGTTGTTGGGCAACAAGTTACGTTGTCGGGTGGAAATTACATCAACGGCACTTACACGATTTCAAGCGTTCCCTCGTCCACGTCATTCAACATTTCCAAAACCGCCTACGGTTCTATCACTACCGTTTCTTCTTCGGCGGCTGGTGGAGGCCTATACACTTGGACTTATACCGCAGGCAACAACCTGCAAGCGGGCGACTACATCACGGTCACGGGAACCACCAACTTCAACGTGGCCACCGGCGAAAAGGTTGTTTCTGCCACCTCTACGCAGTTCACCATTACCCGTGCAACCAACCCGTCTGGTGGAACGCTGACGGGAACGTGGAGCCTCGCCACCGACGGTAGTTCACACCTTTCAACGGGCGGCTCTGTATCGGCATATTTGGCGGACACAAGTTATTTCACTATCTCCAACGCCTTCACGGGGACGCTTTCTTCCAATGTGGCTGTCAATATTGCCGACGGCAGTTCAACCATAGACACCAACGGCGGAAGCACCACGGTTTCCGGCAATTGGTTGCTTGTTTCGTCTTCGACCTTCACGCCTTCGTTGGTTTATCCTTTTTGCACTCTGGACGGCTCGCAGATTGGCGAATCATCTTTTTATGGTCAGTTCCGAACCTTCCCGTGGCGGGCACAGGACGTTGGTTCTGTTACTGCACCCTATGGCAAAGTCACGTTGTCTTTGACCAACTTTGCAAAAACTCCTGCGGCGACGTTGGTTCAATCAACGTCATTACAGACCGGAACCTCAACGTTCTTTGTTGATTCCACCGCAAATATAAACATTAACTCTACCTACCTCTTCCGCAACGCTCTATACACGGTCACAACAAAATCGCAGTCGTGGACAATTATTGGAGTTTCGACCACGGGTTCTGCCGTTACTTACACGACCTCCGCAACGCACAATCTTGCAACGCTTCAGACCGTCACCATTTCCGGCATTATCCCAACGACGTTGAACTTGGTCGGTGTAAATATCACGGGAACAACCTCAAACACCTTTACCGTCAGTAGCACGGAGACGGACGTTTACGTCAGTGGCGGCGTTGTAAACGTTGCTCAACCGTATTTTGTCGCTAACACGGGAAGCCCCGCTTACACCTTGGCTACCACCCCCTACACCAACGGCGACTACGCCAAAAATTCGTTTTTTGCATACAACTCCGCTGGTTATTCCGACGGCTCAATGATTACGAACACCGGATATCAAAATACGGGTTCTGGTTGTGTGTATGTGGACGCCATCGCCAAGAAGCACGTTGCGGGAACCGCCGTCGGCAGTTGGCTTTCCGGCAATCGTTATTTTGGCAGTAGCACGACGGGAGACATTGAAACAGTCGCCCCCGCCTTCCTCGGCTCATACGTTAGCGGAACTCTTTTTTCCGACATTGTTTCTCAGTCCTCGCAAGCGTTAATTGTAAACGGCGGACTGACTTCGGGCAGTTCTTACAAGCCTGCACGTTCGGGAAGCCCCGTTGCACCCATTACCAATTTCATAAACTTGACCTACGGCAACGCCAACAACGTCGTCATTGTTGGCGACGGCGAAACGCAAGAAGCCGTTGTAATTAGTGGCTCGTATTCAACAATCGACGGTAGCGACATTACACAAGCCAACGCTGGGGCGGTAATTTGGTCGCTTGCCGAAGGGCAGTCGTTTCAATACAATCACAGTGCGGGTGAAACTGTTACCATTCCAAACGTTATTGGCAGTTTTGCCAACAACCACGGCAAGAATGCCCCCGTTCTCAGTGGAGCAGACAATGGAACCGTTGCCAACAACGGCGTATTAACCGCTGGCGCACTTGTCGCCTCAAACCCAAGTGGTCAAACGACACTCACCACAAATGCGTCTATGAATTTCACTCAGCCTTGGTATCAGTCTGGCGTAAGCGGTCAGCCCAACATCAACACCACGCTGACTTACTCGGCAACCGTTGGCTCCGGCTCTATCACCATTGACGACGCAAACGACTTCCCCACTGCTTATTCCTCGGTTTACAATCAAAATGACGACACCACAAAGACCCCCATCGGACTATCCATTGGCTCTTTGGGTCGGGTGGTTGGGAACACCCCCGTCGGCTCAACGCAAATTTCAATCAACGTCACCTCTGGCTTTCAGCAACCAATCGCCCTGTCGGGAACGTCAAACTTCCAAATCGTTATCAACGGAGACACGCTGACGTGTTCCTCGATTTTGAACAATACTTCGTCATACGTTTTTACACTGACTTCGCCCACAACAAATACCTACCCCGATTTGTCGCCCGTTTCGACGGCGGTTATGGACGTATCCAGCACCATTACTTCAATATCCGTCCCCTACTTTTACCCCACGGTCAATGTGGTTATTGGAAACCCCATTACGTCATTGACGACAACACCTACGCCGATTGCTTTGACAAATGGCTTGAACCTTTACCTCGTTTACGGAACCGCCTCGGCAGTTGTTACGGTGGCGCAGGACACCCCCGCTGGTTCAACCACAATTCCAATTCAATATTTTAAGCCTCCGCACAATTTCCCTGCGGTAATTGGCTCAAATGGTGTAATTACCAACTACAACACCATTATCACCGTCGGGTTGAACATTCCGCTCAATCAAAATGACGTTGTTTTGCTTACTTCCGGTGATGGAACCACGACCCAAACATTGACCGTCACCGCTTACACGCCTGAAACGTCTACATCATTCTCCGTAAAGCCGTTCAACCCGAACTACCCCTACGACAACACGGCGCAAATTCAATACCTCTACCCCTTGGTTTTGGATTCTGGCGCAGTGCAAGAAACCGTCTACCCCACGGCTCTGCCGTATTCCACCTCGAACATCACCGCCGGAACCCCGCCGTTTGCCCTTCCAATTGCCTTCCCGACGGTTTACAACCACAGCGCAGGCGCAACCCTCGAATGGTATGAGTTCCCCACAAATCCCGCCATTGGCGACGTTACCTACCGCCCCGATTTGGACAGTTTCTACATCTTTGACGGCAACGGGTGGAGTTATGCCCGTGTCCACAACGTTCAAAATGTCTACTCAGTCCTTGGCGCAGTTTCTTCGTCCTACAAAGACAAAGAAATTTTCACCCTTGTAGACCCCGTGACGGGTGCGGTGGGAACTGCCGACAGTTTCTCGAACAACTCGCCCGCTAGTTACACGGTGAACGTCGGTAATGTTCGCCCGACCGACCCCAACGGTAACGAATGGTCGGCAAGTTCTTTGCAAAACGTTTTGCTCAACGCACGGGTTGTTGTTCCTCAGTCCACCAGCGTTGCTCTCCGAGCAATCGCAATGCAGATTACGTTCCGAGGCGGCCCGTCAGTTGCCGGTATTTACCTCTCGCCTTCGGATATTTTGGAAATATCCGACAGTACCAACCCCTACATTGGGTGGACTTACTCCGACGTTGAAAACGACCCACAGACCGGCTGGGACGTTCGAGTCTTTGACGATTTCACTTATCAGAACTCCGCTTTCGACCCCAACTCTTCAACGCCAATTTGGAAAAAGTCCGCCAACAACGACGCTTCGTCGGTTTTCTTGACTTCAGACGGTTTTACCGGAACAAAGCGGTTCATTAGCGGCGAGTTTTATTGGGTTTTTGTTCGTGTCTCCAAAGATTTCCACCAGAAGGCGTGGTGGAGTGATTGGAACTCGGCGTATTTTGCCACGCTCGTAACTCAGCCACAGCAACCGCTTGTGACCGCTTTCACAGACAACACCAACGCAGTCAATCACTTGGCGATTCAAGTGTCGGACAACCTTTTGGGCGACAACAACGCCGACTTTGGTTCCAGCGTGGGTGGTTGGCACAAGGGAACTAACGACACCGCCGGAACGTCGCTTTATTTTGGCAAGACCGCCACCAACTCAAGCAGTTCGTTCACCAAAGGTCAGTTGATTAGTTCAATTCCCGTAGGTGCTTCTGGATACGTCTCTACGGTGGGTGCGCTTTCTACCACCACCGGAACCGGCACGTTCTCCGTGTCGAGCCTCAATGGTGCAACCGTCAAAGCAACGGGATTTCCGATTGGCTCAACCAGCCCGACCAGCCCGCCATTTTGGGTAACTGTCCAAAATGCCGACGGAACCAACGCCGAGCAAATCTTAGTGAAAAACCTCTCGGACGGTTCCAAAACTAAGGCGGACACGTTCAAAATTATTCTCCGCAACTACAACTACTCAACGGGCACGGGCGGCACGGGTCTGACGCACTCCAAATGGTCGCAAATTGTTTATGGTCTGCAACAACCCATTTACACCGGCAGTAATGGAATTTTGTCATTTACTTACGACACCACCGTTCTCGGCACGGCGGTTTGGAAAATTGTTGAACCGGCAACGGGCGGAACTTACTCCAAGTCAGTCACTAACTCTTACAATATTGTTGAAGGCAACGACCAGCACAAGAATTACGTCCTCATTGACGACCCAAACGACAGCCTGCCCGTTGGCAGTGGTCAAAGCCTCGACTGTCAAATTCAATACTCGACGTGGACGGTTCCGGCGGCTAAGAGTTATTACACCTTCAACTCTGCCGGAAGCAGCCAAGCGGTTACTTTCATACAGCCCAAGGCAACGCAAACCGCCCCGACCTCGGCGCAATCAGCCGAACCTGCAAAAATCATTAGCGTTGTGGGTGCTACTACGTCCGGTGGAGCCGATGTTCGAATTGGATACTTGTCACAAGACCACGCTTGCGGAACCGACCAGCACACCGGCAAGGTCAAAGTTATTACTCACCTAAAGGTGACGGTTACAAACACAAATATTTCAGTATCACCCTTGAACAGTGCTACCCCCAATGCCACTCGTCTCTACGATGACGGTTGGCGCAAGGGCGACATTTTCAAAGTTTTTGGACACCCCTTCAAGGCGGACGGAACACAAGACACAAGCCGAACTGTCGCAGCCATTTTTACAGTTGCTTCAAATTTTTCCGGCGGGCAGTTTGCGGGCGGTGTTTCAACGTGGAACATTCCCGTTGTTCCCACGACTTCGTGCCCAATGTATACGATTCCTGGGACAAAAATGTCGGCAATTCCTGTCGGCAATATGGTTCACTACGTTCCCGCACCCCGTCACGCTTCTCGCAAGAAGGTCATTTTTGATAAGTCTCTGAATCAAGGTCAGTGGGCGGGTCAGACCGTTAGAAAGAACGACAAGTTGCAGTTCACCACGAACAAAGTTGTTGGTGGTTCAACGGCTCAGGGGCAGTGGTTTACCCCGCAAAAACAAGTTTCCAACAAGACCTATCAGACGTTCTATGTTGGTCTGACGCAGTATTACGCCACCTATAAAAATGCGGTAATTCCGTCCGACCCCTACACGACACTCTCGATTCCGCTTGGAACCTCGTCGTTCACCGGAAATACCACGAATGGTTCGACCACTGTTTCTAATATTTCCGCCAGCCTGCTTGGTGGTTTGACGATTGGAATGAACGTTTCGGGAACGGGTATTCCGTCAAGCACCACCATTACCTACATCAACAACATCAACAACTCAATCACGCTTTCGAACAAGGCAACCGCCAACGGAACGACGACGACGATTACAACCAGCGTTGCCTCAAACGCCTATCAAAGTTGGATTATTTCAGGCGTTGGTATGCCTGCGGGCGCATACGTTGTTTCTAATACTGCGTCGAGCGGTGGCTCGTTTACGGTGACGCTGAGTAACTCTTGCCAGCAAGCCGCTACGGGCTACAACGGTTCTACCGGCTCGTTCACGCTCTCTGGCACGGTTGATGTAATTCTTTACTCACCCGCCGCTAAAAAAATTCCTGCCGGTTCAACGAGTATTCCCGTTACGCCCTTCTACTCCAACTTCAACTACGACGCTTACTGCCCAATTGTTATTACCAACCCGCCAATTTTTGGACAGAACACCGCCACGATTGACCCTTCGCTATCAGGAACCTACGCTTCACCGCTCACCGCAGAGATTTCATTAGCCCCTGCGTCGTGGAACGGTTGGACGGCTACGAACTCGGTTCCGGTTTATGCCGGTAACACCTACGGTTTTGGTGGCTTCTCGAAGATGATTGAGGGAACCCGTGTGCCCAGCACGGCTGGTATTTCCACGCCGGATTATCCGTTGTTTACGCCCTATGTGGATTGGTATGACTCCTATGGCAACTTAATTGCAACTTCAAATGGCACTCGAAGCCTGACAAAGCCCCTTGTTACCGGAAACATCACCTCTGGTAGCAACCAACTGAGCAACGTGTCGCCCATTACAAACGTCGCCGTGAATCAGGTGATTTCGGGAATTGGAATTCCCTCTGGCACAACGGTTTCCTCGATTTCTGGCACGACAATCACTATGTCCGCCAATGCCACCGCTTCTTTGACAAACATAAATATTTACGTTCACAACAATTTCACTGCGGGAACCAAGTTGAACCCTGTTCAAGACGCAGCGACGGTTTTGACCGACACAAAAAACGTGTGGGGTCAGGGTTGGTGTCCTGCGTTTATGGTCGCCACCGCCCCGCAAAATTACGTTCTTGCCTACGCCGCCACGACTTCGGGCGTAACGTCTTCAACGGCACAACTCAACTTCTCAATTGGTCTGGCACACTCAATCTCAGCCGGAACCCCGCTGACCTTTAATGGCACGTTTAACGTTATTACCACGACCACCACGGCTCAGGGCGCAACCACAATGGCAGTTCGTTTTACCACTGGAACCGTTCCGCCGACTGTTGGAAATATCACCGTTTCCGCCTCTTACGCTTGTCCTCGCTTCCAATGGGTAAACGTTCTCAACACGGACGCCTATTCGCTCTCTGCGGTGATGTTCAAGGCTATGCAAGCCCCAGCCCCCACAAGCGATTACAGCCCCCTCAACACGTCTCTGGCGACCCTACAGTCCTCAGTGGTCACAGGGGCTATCAACCAGCCCAATAACAATGCTTTGACCATTCCTAGTAGCACTCCGACGTTGGGTGAAGCCTCGATTTACGTCATTGACCCCGCCAACGACGCTGGAACCCGTGAAATCCACTACGGCAGTGGAAACTCCGCCCTTTGGTCGTCGCTGACCTCCGCAGCAAACGTGGGCGACACCTCAATTATTTTGAATTCCGTTGAAGGACTTGCCGCCAACTCTGCCCTGACGGTGGATTTTGGCTCGTCTCAGGTCGAATATGTAAACATTTCTTCGACGTGGAACGGTTCGGCAACCGTGACGCTTGCTTCGCCCCTGTGGTTCAGCCACAAGAAGGGCGCACAGATTTATGCTGCGACTGCCGGTATTTCGGGTCAGGTTCGTCAAAATCAAAACAGTGGAACTCAGGTTGCGGTCTTCAATTGGAACACCGCCGCTTGGGTGAACACTGCTAATACCCACACTTCCTACAAGGTTTTGGTTGAGCGCAGCGAAGACCAAGGGCAAACGTGGTCGTCCCTTCGTGGTGGTAGTCAATTGCAAGTAAATAGCAGCGGGTTCACATCTCTCATTGACTATGAGGCAATTCCAAACCAAACCACAATTTACCGCATAACCCCGACCTACACGACACCTGCCGGAAAAGGCGTGGTCGGTATTCGTTCTGCCTCTCTGCAAGCAAACACGATTTCCAACAATTCGTGGTGGATTGCCAGCACCTCGGACGATTCAATCCGCTTTGCTATCAACGTTTTGGACGGTATGGACGAAAGCCAGCGTCACCCTGCGGGAACCTTCTACCCGCTTGGCTCTCCGTATCCGCTGACCGTGCCTGGGGTGGTGACGGGTCGAGACGGCTCGCTGAAGGTTATGTGGACAGACCCGACAACGTGGGAAGCGTTCTTGGCGTTCTTGAAGCGTGGTGAAATCTTTATCTTGCTCAACCCCGTCGAGAACGAGCGTCGCTACATCTTCGTCAATCAGGACATTCAAATTGTTCACCACGCCGCCGTGAACCCTTATCGAGAAATAACCATTCCGTTCGTGGAGTCTGCGCCGCCTACTTACACTTATGTAAATTAGGAATAGATATGCCCTACGCAAAAATGACGCAGCGAATGACGGACACAATCAAAGGGCCGCACGTTCCCTTTGTCGTCATCAAAGTTTTGTCGATAGATGGAACAATGACGAACATTCCAATTACGGGTGGCTCGGTCAAGATTGACCGAACCTCTCAGGACGCTCGGCGCACCATAAATTTCACTACCAATGACGAAACTCTGGTTCCGCTTCACAATGCCGACCCGCTCAACATTTACGCCAACCACATTTTTGCTTATCGAGGCGTGATTTGGAACCGTCCTGAGATTGACCCGAAATTATGGTCTGCCAACGTTCCGCTCTCCGAAGAAATGCTACGACCCGCCAATCTTGCATATGAACTCGTCCCCGTGGGTGTTTTCCGAATCAACTCCGTCACCATTGACGAAAAGGGTGACGGAACCTTGGAACTGCAGGTAAGCGGCTCGGATATTACGTCAAACATTGCCAAAAACCATTGGACGGGCACGACTACCGTATGGACAACTCATTACACTCCGCCAATTGTTATGACGCAAGTGTCTGCCATTCTTCTCAACGTTCAGACGCTTATCGCTTCGTATTTCAAGGAAGCAATCGAACTGCTTGTTCGAGATAGGTGGCCTAAGAAAAGCCATATTGGTCAGCCGGTTTTTCATTTCAGCGCAGTAGCGGACAAGAAACTACTCAAACCCATTGTTTTCGGTTCAACCAACCCGACCTCAATGAGTTCAACCTCTCCGTGGACTGATATTTCCGGTATCGCTGCGTCTATGGGTGCTGAAATCTTTGTAGACCCAGAAGGTGCGTTCACACTTTTGGAAATCGTAGACCCCAACTCGGTTCAGCCGACGTGGGAGTTTTTGGACGGCGAAGGCGGTCTGTTAATTTCCGCCACCCGCAAGTTGGACGATTCGAAGGCTGTGAACTATGTGTGGGCGACGGGCGAAAGTTCAATGACGCAATTACCGCTGCGCTCGATTGCTATCAACAATGACCCGTCCTCCCCGACCTACTACGGTGGCGATTTTGGCATTGTCTCCGCAATGGAACCAGGCCGTAAGAAACTTACAACCCAAGCCGAGGTGGACTTGGCGGCGAAGACCTACCTCAATTGGTATACGGGCGGTGACGAAGCCGTAACTATCGAAGGCGTGGTAAATCCCGCTTTGGACGTAGGCGACGTGGTTCGAGTTCGCCGTCAGCGTCTTGGAATCTTCAATAAACGTAATAGTGTTGCCTCGCTAGGACAGGATTTGTTTCGCCAATACGACGCAAGCCCGATTGGTGAAATCCGTGTGCAACCGCTGGCAAAACCAATTGGCGCAGGCACGACCCTTCAACTCATCAACTCGTTTGCCACGCAAAATGTTGTCGTGTCGGCAAACGCCAATAAGGGCGACACGGTTTTACACATCAACCCTGTGACGTTGCTCACAAACTTCCGCCGTTACACCGACTTCATTGACCCCAACACGGGCGGTGACGGTGGAACAAACTATATGGTGGACTCCGTTACGATTCCACTAGACCTCGACAAACCAATGGAAATTGTTGCCCGTGAGCGTCGAGTGGGAACCAAGCAGGAGGCTATTCGTATCGGTGAATACACCCTTCCCGACCCGTGGGCGGTTTACAACTAATGGCAAACTTCGACTTCAAGTCACTTTCCAATTCAATTGTGAACAATGGGCAGTTTCGTTTGCCCCCGCAGGACAATCTGCGCCTTGGGCGAGTAATTGGATACGACCCGTCCTACAACTTTGCTAATCAAAGCCACGGTTATCCCGTTGTTAGCGTCACTATCGGCGGTGACTCACAGGTTGTTCACGGAATTCGCTTTGCCGACACCTACACGCCGGTTCTGGGCGACACGGTATGGATAACTATGAGTGGCGAAGACTTGTGGGTTCTTGGCTCTATGACCTCCGCCCAATCCGACATTCCAAGTGACGTTGTGGGATTCAAGCGTTCCTCGGCAACCACGGTCAGCCACGGAGATTTCACTAGCACCACGGTTCTTTCTGGTTGGACAAGCCCTTTCTGGTGGAAGCAGTTAGACCCCGTAACGTCCTCGACAGCCCCTACGCCATTTCTGGTGACGCACAACGTTCTTCCAAATCGGATTTACAAAGCGGAGTTGCTCATCTCTTTCACCGTAGGTGGCACGGCAAGCAGTGTTTCGGTTGGCGTAGTCACCCCCGACGGTCTTTCCGCCACGTCTTCGACCACGCAGGTTCCGCACCAAGTTTTCCAAAGCCCGACCACTGCAGGGCAGACCTACACGGTCAGCGCATCAACGACGTGGTGGGATAACAACCCCACGCACTACACCAACGTTGGTGCTTGGACGGCTCGACACCCAAATAACAAGGGGTTTTGGGGTGTTGCCTTCAGGGTTGCCAACGCAGCCACGACGGTCACAATGAGCGCAAGTTCCCCCCAGCGGTTGATGATTACCGACTTGGGCGTTCACTCCTAGAAACTTTATTTCCAAAACTTGAATGTAGGATTTTGCTATGGCGACAGCGCAACCATTTGTAATTGCAGCGGTAATCACCGCTATTCCGGCAACGGTTTCGTCTATCGCCGCTTGGAAAAACTCTCATCGTGGTCGCAAAGAAAACAGTTCCGACCACGCCATCGTTCAAGACCGTTTGCTGCAACTCGACAATCGTTTTGGAACTCTGCAGACAAGCCTCGAAAAAGTTGATATCAAGGTTGAGCGTATGGACTTACGCTTCGACTCGATTGAGGATAAGGTAGAGCGTCACCTCGGTTGGCATAGAGCCGAAGCCGAAAGTGATTTTGACCTAGAATCGGCTCTAAAGAAGGAATACAAAGGTGACTACCCAACCTACCCCACAATCCACCCCAATCAAGATTGACCCTAAGGCTATTCAAGCCACAGTCATTCGTTACGTTGTTCCCACGTTGGTCGGCGTTCTTGTATCGCTTGCTGCGAAGGCTGGCTTCAGCCTCTCGCCTGCACAGGCGTTTGGAATCGTTGCACCCGTAGTTGGCACGGTCTACAGCACCGTCTCTCACTACCTCGAAGCGAAGGTTCCCGCCCTCAGCCGTCTTCTTGGTGCTACCAAGCCCGCTTCACTAAACAAGCAGTAGTATCGCCACAGGCTTTGCGATAGGCAAGCACAGTGGCCGTCTTAGAACGGCGAAATCCCCACCTAACCAAATAAGGGCTGGTGGGGATTTCTGCTTTGCGTAGCGTTGTAGTCCACACTACGGCTAACGACACGGTAGGTAGGGGTAGCACAACTGCAACCCTGATTGGGTAGTGATTTCCCTACCCACCGTGACGACCGTGGGCTACTCAGCCACCTTGGTTGAGGTGCTGATACCGCCAGCGACAGGCGCAAGCCCGTCAATCGGTAAGCCCGTAATCGGGTCGAGGACAGCGGACTCTTCAAAGTCCACGCCCTTCTTGATTTCGGCAAGGTTCGCCTCACGCTTCACACGCACCCACTCGGCGTGACCGTTGGACTCCGCCCACGTCAAAAACGCTTCGAGGTCGGTGACTTCAACCTTGGGCTGGGTCACACGGCTCGTCACTGTGCCGTCGGGGAAGGACAGCGACTTGCGCCCGTCAGCGTCGTTCTCACGAACTCGCATTAGGTAGTCACCAAGAATACGGTCAAAGTATTCAACGGTCTGCGTGTTGCCGACCACGTTCGCTTCGACCCAACGGTTGATTCGGTCAAGTTCAATTTGAGCCTGACGCTCCACCTCGTCAATACAACGCTGAGCCTGAGCCAGTGAGCGCATAGCCCACAGAGCCTCGTCGTCGTTGTTGATGGTGAACGCCTCGCCAAAGGCAAAGCCTTCGGGAGTTGCCTCGCTGGTAAGGAAGTCTTCCAGCGACATTTCGGTAATAGTGGTTTCCATTGTTTTTCTCTCCTTGTTGTTGAAACTAAATGATTGCAGAGTCGTGTGACACTGCAATTACGCTCAATAGGTCGTAGCCCATTTGCAACTGCGCCTCGACGTTGTAGACGTTGGTAAGCAGGGGATTCGCCATAACCTCAATCGCCACGTCCATTGCCGACTTCGCTGAATCACCGCTGATGAATCCGCTGACGAAGAACCTGCCCTCGCCGTTGTATTCGTTTGCGGTGATGACCCAATCGTTTTTCTCGCTCAGCGAGATTTCGAAAGTGATGTTGGTCAAGCGAAGACTGCCAAACGTCTTGCCTTCATACTGAGCCTTCTCACGAAGCGTTACTTCTTCGAGAAGTGTGTCTTGTTTTACTTCGGACATTTGGTTCCTCCTTGCGTCCGTGTCGTTGTGACGTAGTGAACTCTACTATGGTTGAGTGAAGATTGCAAATCATTGAACAAGAAACTTCAAACCCCTGTAATTACAAGGGAAACTACTAAACGGGGGTTCCACGGTACAAGGGAAACTACTAAACGGGGGTTCCACGGTTTCTTGACTTGACGGGGGTTGTGTTTACGCACTACACTGACCGCAGGACATTAGGACAGATAGATACAGGAGGCTCAAAATGAGTAGTTCATTGTTTAGCAAGGCAAAGAAGTCGCAGGCAAAGGCACGGGTCGCTTTCAGCGGGCCGTCCGGTTCCGGCAAAACCTATTGGTCATTGCAAATGGCAACCGAGTTGGCTGACGGCGGAAAGATTGCCGTGATAGACACCGAGCGCAGTTCCGCTTCGCTCTACGCAGACAAGTTTGCTTTCGACACCTTGTCGTTTTCACCGCCCTACAACCCCCAGCGTCTCGTCGAGGTTCTTCGTGTTGCCGAGCAAGAAGAGTATGCGGTCGTCGTCATTGACTCACTTACTCACTTCTGGTCGGGCAAGGGAGGTACTCTCGAAATTGTTGAGGAAGCAAACGCTCGTCTCAACAATTCGTATCGTGCGTGGGCGGTCGGCACTCCGATTCAACAGCAGATGATTGACGCACTGCTCTCGTTCAACGGGCACATTGTCGTCACTATGCGCTCAAAGACCGAGTGGGCTATGGACAAGAACGAGAAGGGCAAGACCGAAATTCGCAAAGTCGGACTCGCCCCGCAACAGCGTGACGGTATCGAATACGAGTTCACCCTCGTCTTCGACATTGACGCTCAGCACCGTGCTTCCGTATCAAAGACCCGTTGCGTCGCTCTCGCTGACCGCACCTTTACTCCGGCTAACTCGCAGGAAGCATTGGACACGTTCACGACGTGGCTCAACGCTGGCGAGCCGTTGCTTGACTCAAACAAGCGCAACGCTGTCGAGAACCGCATTGCCAACCTCAATCCCGAAACTAAGTCGGCGTTGAAGAAGGCGTGGTCGGAGGCAAACTTGCCGAAGGTGGCGCAACTCACCGAAACCCGTTATCAGGAAGTCATTGACCTTCTGACTTACATTGAGGGTGGGGACGGCGAAGCCGAAGAGGTCATTCCCTCGTAGGGCAGACCCGCAGTGGAGAAGACCGCCTTGGCAGAAATGCTGGGGTGGTCTTTTCGTGTCTACACCCATTTGACGACAGTTGAGTGTAGAGTGCTACTCCACTTACACAGAAAGGAGACACCGTGGCTATTCGTCGTTCGCCCTCAGCCCTTCGTAGGAACTTCACTATCGTCAGTAATCCGACAATCACCGATTCCCGCTTGTCTTGGGAAGCCCGTGGGCTTCTCGTTTATCTCCTATCCAAGCCCGACCATTGGAAGGTGAACGTAAAGCACCTCATCAGTGAATCGCCGTCCGCTGGTCGAGAGAAGGTTTATCGAATCCTCAACGAACTAGAGACGGCTGGTTACATCACGCAGGAACAGACCCGCTGCGAAGGTGGCGAGTTTAGTGAAATGGAACGAATCGTCCACGACATTTCCGATTCCACCGTAGTCGGCAAAACCGTATACGGTAAAACCGTAAACGGTTCAGCCGTATACGGCAAACCCGTAGACATAGTAAGAACTGATTTATTAGTAAATACTGATGAAGTAGAAATAACTGAAATGGAGGCCGCACCCTTCGGGGCGGATTCTTTCGTCGTTGTCGAGGCTGAGATTTATGACCCTGACGACGACGAACTAACCGCAAACGATTTGACTGCGGGCAAGTGGGTTGAGCCTCACCGTTTAGCGACGCTGCTCGCCACGTTGATTGTCGAGAACGGCTGTAAGCCCCCAACGGTTACGGCGGCGTGGGTGCGAGACATTGAGAAGACCATTCGCATAGACAAGCGTGACCCCGTTGAGGTCGAGGTTCTGATTCGCTGGGCACAAGCCAGCGATTTCTGGCGGGCTAACATTCTCAGCCCCGCCAAGTTGCGTAAGCAGTATGACCGCCTTCGTCTTCAGGCGGAAAAGGATTTCAAGAAGACACAGCCCAAGGGCTTTAGCGGAATCATACAATTTTTGGAGGAAGTTCAGTGACCACACCGCAAGAGACAGCCGAGGTGATGGCTATTATCGCAGGCGCATATCCGTCGTGGAGTGCGCCCAAGGAAACCGTGCTGGTATTTCACAGGGCACTGCAGGACATTCCCGCCACCGTAATTCATAAAGCGGCGACGCAATGGATTTTGACCGAAGAACGTCCGCCGAGTGTGGCGGCTCTCCGCAAAAAGTCCGCCGAGTTACAAGGATTTCTTGCCCCGTCTCCGGCCGAGGCGTGGGTTGAAGTGCAGGACGTGGCTGAACGCTACGGCGTTTATCAGTTTGAGGCTCGCCCCCCTTGGTCGCACGATTTGATTCGTCAAACCGTCAAGGCATTGGGTTACTGGCACATCTGCCAGACGGATAACATCACGACGGTTCGAGCGCAGTTCAACAAAATGTATGAACAACTCAAAAACAAGTCCGACCAGCAAATTATCGCAAGCAAGGGATTTGCCCTTGAATCAGGAAATGTTGCGCTTCTCAAATCAACTGTGGTAGAGTCTCTCAGTGCGCCACAAGGCGACTGATTCCCAAGGAGGAACAGACAATGGAAGCAACCCCAACCCCCACCCCGACGGCTGAACCGAAGTCGGGCTGGAACACCCTGAGTAAGAACGCCAAGATTGCTATTGGCGTTGCCGTCGTTGTGGTGGTTTTGATTATCGCCGGTGCGAGCGGTGGTAACAACAATGGAAATAGCAACAACACGCCCTCGACTCAGGACACCACCCCTACGACGCAGAGCCTCTCGTCGCAGTGGTCTGATTGGAAAGCAAACTTTCAGCCCCTTTTCTCGCAGTTCCGTTCGGACTACACCACCACGCTTGCCGACCTGAACAACAACGACGCTTCTGCGGCTACCTCTGACCTCGCAACGCTGGGGCAGGACGCTACGAACTTGGACTCTGACTCAATCTCGCCCGACGTGACAACCACTCAGGTAGTTCAACAATTGGCAAACGATGTTCAGACGCTTTCGTTTGAGGGCATTACGTCAATCTCGAACATTCAGAACGGTGGCGACGTGACGCAGGGCTTCATCGACGCAAGTTCGGCGGTTGGCAAAGACATTGAGAACCTGTCGAACGCCTTGTCGAACGCCAACAACACTCTGCAGTAATTGTTCAACGTCGTTTGTTTTTGGCTGGGCATAAATGCCTTGGTGCTGATAGTCGCTGTGATTAACCACTGCTTCCGCCTGAAAGACGACAACTAATGGACAACAAGCGGTGCGGGTCGTGTCGGGAGATACTGCCACTAACCGAGTTCATTCAACGCAAAGACAAGCCCGACAAGTATTTGCCACGGTGCAAGTCCTGTCGGGCTTCTGAGCGTCAAACAAAAACGCTGCAACGCAAGCCGTTAGAGCGCAAGACTTCGACGATGAAGCGCACCGCCCTGAAGCCAATAAGCGACAGACGCAAAGAAGTAAATAAGAAACGCCGTATCGCTCTCGAAGAGCATTTCGGCAAGCGTGAGGATTGGAAATGTTCAGTTCGAGACATTCTCCCAACAATGTGCTGGGGCGAAGTGAACGGACACGAAATCCTCTCACGGGCACGGGCTGGACGCACAGACGAGAACCTTCTTGACGTATCGGGAATCATTTTGGTCTGCAACCACCACAACACTTGGATTGAAGACAACCCCGAAGAAGCCCACGCTTTAGGGCTTACCAAACATTCTTGGGAATGACTTGTAGGCTCTTACCCGTGACCGCTTCCCTAAAAATGCCCCGCCTCGTCACTGAAGGCGAAATCAAAGTTGGCGATATTGGATTTGCCCACACCACCGGAGTTCTTGGTGGCTTGATTAGAGCCGGTGAAAAATTAAAGTGGCGTGAGTGTGAGTGGAACCACACCTTTGTTGTGGTAAGCGTTGGGGAACTTGCTAACGAAATTTGGATTGCCCAAGCGACCCTGAAGGGCGTGGTGGTAAGTAACCTTCACAACCTAATTGAATCAGGTGCGTCAATTCATATTGTTCACCCGCCAAAGGAAGTAAATCCAAACAGGGTGGCTGACTTTGCTCACGCTCAGGTGGGTAAACCGTATGGACTTTTGAGCGACCTGTGTATCGCCACGGACATTTTGACCCCCGATTGGTTTTTGTCGGTTCGACGCAATGGAACGTGGATTTGTTCAGCCCTTGCAGCGGAAGCACTGCGATATGGCGGTGTCTACTTTGATTGGGACGACATTTATACTGTTACTCCCACGCAATTGTGGATTGCAATTCGTCCTCAGTCCTAAAGGTTTCCGATGTTTTTTTTCAGTGAGTTGGCTCGATTCGAAACACGCTTGCGCCTACGCAAGCACAGGTCTAATATACAAACCGTAAACCGTGCTTCACTACACAGGCGAAACGCAGAGCGTCGTGAGGCTCACAAGGCTATGGGGAAGTAATGTCCGACGAAGAGCGCAAGAATTTTATAAACAAATGGAACGCCGAAAACAAGAACCTGCCGTGGCGGGTTGTTTCTGCGCCCAAGATGAGCGAAGAGGCTTACCGCAAACATTTCACTAAGCCGTCTCCTGAGGTAGAACACCACCACCCTCAACCGCCCACGGGTCGAATTATTTACAGCCCGCACAACTGCGACTTGCCCGATTCGTGGAACACGCCCATTGGAACCATTTGGGAGTGTGTGGGATATCGTGAGGGACGTATGTGCTACGACCAATGGATTGTTGTCGTCAAGCGTGGCGCACGGTTCTGGGAATTGTTCAAGCGCAACATCTAATGCCCCCTAAGAAGAAGACCGCTCCCGCTTTTGCGAATGATGACCACTCAGCAACCGTTGAGGACTACAAGTCGCAAATGTTTGGAAATATGTTTGAAGCCAAGTGTTCTTGCGGGTGGCTAGAGCGGTTTTTCACCAAGCCCACGGCGGAGGCAGGGGCGAAAAAACACATTGCCGACCCACGCCCGTACCCGTCGGTCATCTTCCAAATCAAGAACGGAAAATAACCAACCCTGTTGTATCGTTACAAGTATGACGAACCCGTTTTCCACCGAAAATCTCATCAACGAGCATTTCTTCCCGCTGACTAAAGGTGGGCCGGGTTCGGGGCGTTACCCCGCTGGCAGTAGCCAAATTGCGGGTAAGCATATGCCCGACGCTCACACCCACGACTACGTTGCTGGACGTAACGGTGTCTTCCGTTCCAACCTCAACTCGGAGTGGCACAAGATTCAAGTTGGCGACACGCTCGCCGCTATCAAGACAGCGTTTTCCAAACTTCGACTTCGCAACGCTCAAACTGTCGAGTTGGCAGCGGGTTCGCCCGACATAGACAAGGTTGTTTGCAAAGTTTGTGCAAAAAAGATGAGCGAGCCAGCCGAGGGAGAGAGCAAGCCTGACTCCTATGTGAAGGTCACTTGGATTCCGTCTAAAAAGGACTTTGCCCGCAACGCCGACGGCAGTATCGAAGGTCGCCACTACAACTGTGCTTGGGGCTCTGTAATGCGTCAAATCAACGATTTTGGAACAAGTATGCGAGGCTCAATCTAAATATTTCACTAGGGTCTAGTATTCTTGCCCTATGACCGTTATCGTTGGCTGGCACGACAAGAAGCAAGCGTGGATTGGCGGAGATTCCGGCGCATTTGACGAAGACAGCGTGTCGCTGACCGAAATCAAGGTTTGGAAGGCTGAGGATTACCTTCTGGGTGCTTCTGGGGGGTTCCGTCTTGCGGAGATTGCCTACGATTCTTTTATTGGCGACCCTCACAAACTCCGTGACCACCTTGAAAGTTGGTGGATATCCAATTCTTCGTCGCAAGCCGAAAACGACACAACGATTTTGGTAATTAGTGTTGTGGGCGTATGGGTAATTGGAAATGATTTCTCGGTAGTTCGACTTCGTGAGAACTATACGGCTATTGGCGCAGGAGGCTTATCGGCAATGTCCGCAATGTTCGCCCTGCAAGGAACCACTATGACGGGCAAAGACCGTATTACCACCGCACTCAAAGCCTCGGCGTATCACACCGCCCAAGTCCGTGCGCCCTTCAAGGTGCTGAGCCTGTGAGCAAAAAAACCAAGTCCTACGTTCTTGTTCACGAAGAACGCCCCGATTTCACGCTCAACAAGGAACGCACCGTCCACCACCACGCACGGGCGAAAGTAGTGAAATCTTGGCGGCAGATTTTCTGCGAGTTGGCGCAAGACGCAATGGTTCCACATTTGGAACAAATCGAGGTCGTGGTTCAGCCGTATGTCCTGAACGCTCGATACCGTCAAGACGTAGGGGCTTGTTTCCCTGTGGTCAAAGCCGCCATTGACGGAATTGTGGACGCAGGCGTGTTGATTGACGATAACGCCAACATAGTTACCAAACTGACGTTTTTAGCACCGCAGTTCGGACGGGACGCACTAGAAATTACCATTATTGAGGTATAGTGGGGTTATGGAAAATCTAGTCCCCACCGAAGTCGAGGCAGGTCACTGCTTATTTTGTCGTCTTCGGGCATTTTTTGTGTCTGGGGAGTGGTTCTGCGCCAACCAATGCAAGGTCGCTGAAGTGGTAAAAAGCGATTCTTCTGAAACCAACTAGACAGCCCGTTCCAAACCCGACTACACTCAACCGTGCGAAAGGAATACTCCAATGCCCAAAGACCCTATGACCCCGCTACCCACCCGCAAGACGATTGACGAGGACTACTCGCCCGAAGTCGCTTCACTGCTACAACACATTCAGGACGTATGCAAGCAAATGCGTGATAGCGAGAAGAAGGTCGTGGAGTTGGGAATTGACCGTCGCCAGACCGTCACCCGTCTCCGTGAACACGGAATTACTTGGCGCACGATTGCGGAGTGGGCTAACACCACCGAGCAAGCCTTGTTCAAACACCACAACCGAGGTAAGTAGGCAATTCCGCCTAGGTTATAAGAAATCTCTTGTAACCGCCCAAAATAACTAGATTCTGCCTCTCAACCGTGGTAAAGTATGGGTATGACTATGACTCTAGAGCAAACCACCGCTCACACACCAAATCCCATTCTCGTTTCCGCTATCCAAGCGATAGCCGCCCGTTGCGACGGTGCGTCGTCTAGCGACGGTCAAGGTTTCAACGGCACTGATTCGAAGTTTGGCAAGAAACTTGCCAGCACCCCGCCCGAAGTGTGGACACCAGCCCTTCAGCGCAAGGCGTGGACAATGCTTCACAAGTATCAGGGTCAGTTGTCTAAGAGCGGAATTGACTACACCGCCATTCCCGAACCACCGGAAGCCCGTGGTGCAGACGACATTCGTTGCATTGACGTTCGTGGTGGCAAGGTGCTGGTTTTCTTGCCCTACGGCGACATTGCCTATCCGAAGTCCGGCTTGGGTGCGATTTGGAATCGTGACCTTCGAGGCTGGCAAGTCAGCGTGGCGAAGTATGGCTCAGTCGTCACTTGGGCTGGTCGCTACAACATTCCAATCACTGAACGTGCAACGGCGATTCTCAACGAGGTAGACACGTCCGCTAATCCCGCCGAGCCAGCCGGTCACGCCTTCATCTTAGAGGGGTCAATCGCCCTTCGCTTCGACTACAACCCGAACATTGTGGACGCAGTTCGCACGATTCCCAATCGCCGTTGGGATAGCGCAAAAAAGTTGTGGATTGTCTCCAAGGAATGTGTGGGTTTTGTCCGCAAGATTGCCGAGGAATACAACATCACCCTCACCGACGAAGTGAAGGATTTGCCCGACGTTGATATGGGCAACGGCTCAGTCGTCAGCGTTCACGAACGTAACTTTGCGCTTTCATTCCCTTACGACGCTCAGACCATTTCGCTCGTTAGGCAAATGCCTGGTTCGTCGTGGAATCCGTCAAAGCGAGCGTGGCTTGTTCCAATCGAAGCCGCCGACGAAGTGCTGGCTTTTGTAACACTGCAAGAGGCTGTCGTCACCCCCGACGCAATGGCTCTTCTCCAAGAAGCCGCTGACGTTCGAGACATTATTGCCTCGTCGTCCGCCAGCGACGCTGAGTTGATTATTGAAGGGTTTGGTAAGCCCAACCTTCAACTGTTTCCCTACCAACGTGCGGGCGTTCGCTATGCAATGCGGGCTATGGGCTTTGAGTATGCCGACGGCAAGTTCACCAAGGTTCGTGAAGGTAATGAGGGCGTTCTGATTGGCGACGAAATGGGATTAGGCAAGACCCCGCAGGGCTTGGGCGTTCTCAAAGCGGCTAACGCTTTTCCCGCAGTCGTGGTCGTTCCCGCTTCGCTCAAAATAAATTGGAAGCGAGAGGCTGAGAGGTGGATTGACGGCGTTCGGGTCGCTGTGCTGTCGGGCACGTCCGGAAACCTCCCCGACGCTGACATCTACGTCGTGAACTACGACATTCTCGACCATTGGTATTCCAAGTTTGGCAACATCAGGGGCTTGGTCTTGGACGAGAGCCACTACATCAAAAACGGAAGCACGATTCGTGCCAAGGCGTGTATCTCGCTTTCCGAGAAAGTGACGGACGACGGCGTTCGTATCTGCCTATCGGGAACGGCAATCGTAAACCAACCCCTTGAACTAATGACGCAGTTGAAAGTGCTGAACCGCTTGGGCGATTTCGGTGGGTCGTCGCAATTCCGCAACGCCTACGGACGCTCAAACGCTCGCACCCTTGCCTCGCTCAATCGCAAACTCCGTGCGACCTGTTACGTTCGCCGTCGCAAGGCTGACGTGCTGACCGAGTTGCCCCCGAAGATGTGGTCTGAAGTTCTCGTTGAGGGCGACAAGAACATTATGAAGGAATACAAGAAGGCGGAAGCCGACATTGTGAAGTATCTCTCGGAAGAGGCTCTTCGCATTGCCCGTGAGTCCGGTGCGTCCGACAAGGAAGCGCAGAACGAAGCGTGGCAACGTGCCCTTCGTGCCCGTGGCGCAGAACACCTTGTTTCTATTTCGACGTTAAAGCAACTCGCAGCCAAGGCGAAGATGAAGGCGGCTGAGCAATGGATTCGGGATTTTCTTGCTCAGGACAAAAAGTTGGTTGTCTTTGGTTGGCACACGGAAGTCGTGGATATGGTTGCCGATAACTTTGCGGGCAATTGCAAGATTCAGGGTGGCGTGTCTATGAAGAAGCGTCAGGAAGCCGTGGACGCATTTCAACAGTCAGACGACCAGAAGGTAATCGCCTGCCAAATCAAGGCGGCTGGCGTTGGTCTGACCCTGACTGCAGCGAGCGACGTGCTGTTTATCGAGCAAGGTTGGACTCCCGCCGATATGGAACAAGCGGTAGACCGTTGCCACCGTATCGGTCAGACAGACTCCGTGACGGGTTGGCTAATGCTCACGCAGAACACGATTGACGAAGACATTGCGGCTCTTATCGAGCGCAAGCGGGGAATCGTGAACCGTGCCATTGACGGCTCGGACGACGACGAGCAAGAAGACAACTCATTGTTGGGCGACCTTCTTGTTGCGCTTGCTCAGCGAGGAATGGCGCAATAAACGAAAAACCCCCACTTTGCAGTGGGGGTAAATCGTTAAACCTTTGCAGTGTCGGATTGCTTCAGTTTGATTACAACGCCAGACTTTCCAGCGAAGACCGTGTTATTTGACGGCGAGAAGAACAATAACAGGGTTGCTAGAGTGATGTGACGAATTTGGGGAGTTAGTTCAGTTGGTAGAACACCTGCTTTGCAAGCAGGGGGTCAAGGGTTCGAGTCCCTTACTCTCCACAATTGGATTTCAAAAATCGTTCTGTATCCTTGGGGGTATGAAAACGCCATTCTCTATCGACAGTCTTTTGTCGCACGTCGCCAAGGGTGGCGAGGGGTCTGGTGTCAAGGGGCACACCACGGCTCAACCTGAGCGTCAATCCGACCCAGCCCGTAATCAAGTTTCCGAAGACCGTTATCAGTCCACCCGTGAGGAAATGCCTCAACCGAAAACGGAGGCAAAGCCCAAGCCTGCCCCCGCTAGTAGAAACGGACTTAAAGCACCGAAGACCAATCCGAATTCCAAAACTCCCGCTAATCGCAAGCAACCGGAACACGGCCCACACACAACGGCTGGTAAAACGCCCGAAGAAATAAAGGAAATGGCTTCCAATATCGCCCGTGCATTGAGGCGTGGTCGTGACCCCGAAATTACACGCACGTCATTTCCCGACATTATCAAAGCAATGGCGCACCTCGGCGGAAAGTCACCGCTCGACATTACCGAACTGCGTCTTATGGGCACATATCTCATTGGACACAATGGCAAGGGCTTTGCCCGAATCAAAATGCCACAAATTGAATCAAACGAGCGTCCTGAGTTTTTGAAATGGCTGGGCGACAAGCACGGCATTACTTTCACTAAAAAAGAAGTGAACCCCGAAGACCTAAAGCCTATTCAGAAAGAAATCAACGGGCGTAAGGCTGGTGGAATTTTGGAATCGTATTTGAAGAAGGGTGGCTACCCCGACGACCAGCGAATCCTTGTCACCTCGGACGGTCACGTTCTCGACGGACACCACAATTGGGCTGCGGCTATCGCAATGCACATTTTGAACCCCTCAATGCGTCTGCCGGTCTACGAAATCAACACGACGTGGGATAACGCCGTGAAGTTGGGCTTGACGTGGGACAAGGAGAAGGGCGTGAAACTGCAGGAAATCACAACCGTTCCGCAAGACACCAAAAAGTCCTTTTTTACCGACGACCTTCTTCGTTCATTATCCAATTACCCCCGTCGCTAAGGCGATACACTGAACAAGCCTTACGGGGGTGGTGTAATTGGCAACACAGCAGATTTTGGCTCTGCCATTCAGGGTTCGAGTCCTTGCCCCCGTGCTAATAAATAACTTGCAGTTGGTACTCAACCCTGATACACTGTTATCGGCACGGCAGCGGGGCAAACAGACACGCAATAGGTTCCTCCTATCTCGTTGTCGTGCCACCCCTCTTTTTTATCTAAGGGGGGTAGCCTTGCTGTATGGCTATCAACGTTCGGGCGGAAAAAGTCGCCATTGACTCAATCAAGCCCCACCCCTCAAACCCCCGTATGGGCGACGTGGCGGCGATTGCCGAATCACTCACCGTCAATGGGCAATACTCACCCGTGGTTGTGTGGAACGACATAATCATTGCCGGAACGCACACTTGGAAGGCGGCAAAGTCGTTGGGCTGGAAGGAAGTCGCCATTACTCGCTACGAAGGCTCGGAAAGTGACGCTCTGCGGGTACTTATTACCGACAACCGCACTTCGGACATTGCCACCTACAACAACCAATACCTGATTGACCTTTTGCGGGAACTGCCCGACCTCGAAGGAACTGGCTACGACCCGTCAATACTGGAAGAATTGGAATCTGAGTCCGAATCGTCCGGCGGAGGCGTTTCCCAGCCCAAAAACGAAACCGACGAAATCGAGAACCTCAATGTTCCAATTCGCATTGGGGCGTGGCGGGCGCAACTCGACCACGAACTCCACGAAATCTGGTTGAACTCCATTATCGAGGTTGTGGGGGACAAAAAAGCCGCCATCAACAAGGAACTGCGGGCACGACTTGACGTTCCCAAGGAACCTCGCCCGCCAAAGCCCAAGGAAGCCAAGGAAGCAAAGACCTCTAAACCCGCTGAATACACGCTGGAAGCCACAGAACTTGTCCCCCTCTCGGAACTACGCCGATACCACAAGAACCCCCGTGAGGGCGATATAGGGGCTGTGAGCGAGTCTTTGCGGGTTTTGGGGCAGTATCGCCCCGTAGTTGTAAACCGACGCACCAACGAGATTTTGAAGGGCAACCATACCGCCGCCGCCGCCTCAGCCCTTGGGTGGACAGAAATTGCTGTGGTTTGGGTGGACGTGGACGAAGTGGCGGCTGCCAAAATTGTTCTAGCGGATAACCGCACGGCGGACAAAGCAACCTACGACAACGACCTACTCGGTAGCGTTCTAAAGAGCCTTGATTCGCTGGAGGGCACGGGCTTTGACGACGAAGATTTCACTGAGGTTTTGGAAGGTCGTGAATCCACGCCCAAGCAACCAAAGGTAAAATTCAAGGTGGGCGATTACGGTTTTTCCGCCCCAGAGAGCATTTACGAAGAGTGGGTCGAGGGTGTCGAAATGCCCAACGAAGCCCTGCACCGTCTCGGTATCCCAATTACTGCGGTTGTAGCGGAATAACAACGACGTAATTACAACACGCAGTCACCAACCGTGGTAGTGTGGCAAAATGGTTTCCAAGCCCTTCAGTCCTTCGCTGTATGAGGCTGATGACGGGGCAAAGCACCAAGTGATTGCGTGGCTCGAAGTCAAAGGCTACGAAGCGTGGGTAAATCCCGACGATTACGGCATTGACCTACTCGGAACCCGTGGTGGTAAAACGTTTGGCTGGGAAGTCGAAGTCAAGCACAGTTGGAAGGGAAATACATTTCCGTACTCTGCCGTTCACTTTGCCGCCCGAAAACTGAAGTTTGCCTTGCCAAACCATCATTTTCTTATGCTCAATGACGAGCGAACCCGTTTTCTTGCGGTGCGGGGAGAAGATTTCACTACCGCCAAGATTGTGAAGAAGCGCACAATCTACACAAGCGAAGAAGATTTTGTGGAGATTCCCCTGTCGCTCTGTCGTTTTGCAACACTCGACTTGAAATAATCAAAGGGTATTCTGTAAGCCGTGGGCACATTTGTTATTGACCTAACTGAAGAAGAATACACATTTCTCGAAACGGCGGCGAAGGAAACAAACGTCAGCGTGGAAGAATACGCTTCTGGGGCTGTCTCTGCTTTTATTCGAACGTGGGTGGCAAAATACGCCAAGACGTGCGTAAACTGCGGTGGTTGTGTCGTTATGCCAAAGGGCGTTTGGAAGCACCTTCGCACCAACGCTCAACATTGTGATTTGGACGACCCAGATTCGTTGTCCGCCACCGTTGGTGAATAATTTTTTTACCACCCAACCCTGTTACCATTTGGAAATGGCTACGGCGCAGGAACTAGGCGGTTTTTACCCGCAAATGAAATATGTTCTGCTTTTGGCGGCGCAAAGCCCTGACCCCTCGACGCAAAATGCGGCTTGTTTGACTTACGGCGGCAACGATTTGTTCGCTTTGGCGGTGAACGATTTTCCAAATGACGTAGTGAAATCTTCCGAGCGGTGGCAACGCCCAACCAAGTATCACTTTGTCGAACACGCCGAGCGCAATGTGATTTATCAAGCCGCCCGAAACGGTCTTGTTACCCGTGGGGCGACAATGGTGGCGGTTTGGGCTTCGTGCCACGACTGCGCCCGTGCAATTATTCAAGCGGGCATTACAACCGTGGTGCGCTACAATTCGCCACACCACAACTCGCATTGGGACGACAGTATCGAGTCCGCCGAGCAAATGTTTGCAGAAACAAATATCAGGGTCATCACCCTCGACCAGCCGATTGACGATATTCCGCCGATTCTCCGCAACGGGGAATTATGGACACCAAGCGTATGAAACTGTGGTCGTGGATTTTGAGCATTATGGGTTTGACGGGAACCTACCTGACGGGCAAACGTTATTGGTGGGCGTGGGTCGTAATGTCGTTTTACAACGTGACGTGGATTGTTTACTCCGTGATAAGTAAACAATACGGATTTTTGCTTGCGTCTTGCGTTTATCAAGTTATATACTTTCGCAACGCAGTCGAATGGCGAAAGGACGGTCGTGGGCAAAAAATTAAATGAAGCAGTCGAGGTTCTCTCAAACGAAGCACGTCACCACACCAAGTTGGCGTTAGCCAAGCAGAGTGACTATGAAAACGGCTTTGCTCAGGGTTTTGCCGAAGCCCTGCTTATCGCTTACAACATTCAACAAAGGGAGAACTAATGTCGCACACCGCTATCGTCGTGCTTTCCTCATTCATTTCTAGCACCACTGGGTTTATTGCTGGATTTTGGGCTAGGGGCAAATAACACTTGACCACAAATCATCAACTCTGGTAGAGTGGGTGCAACCAATCAGGGGGGGGCTATGGACTCGTTTATTATTTTGTTTGTTGCCATTGTGACAATTGGCTCGTTTATTGACTCGCTCGTTCAGCCCAGCACGGCTTACGCCAAGGCTGGTAAGAGCAAGGCTCTGTGGGCGATTCTGATTTTCCTCTTCGGCATTTTCGCAGCGGTTTTTTATCTTGTTGCGATTCGACCCGTGGTTGTCGCCGCCAAGTAATGTCCATTCACATCGACGTTCGAGTAAACGACCTTCCAATCAAGTCTTTGCACATTGGGCGGGAATCGGGTGGCACGGACGCAGACGACCTCAACACCTACGTCATAATGGAAACCGCTTTCGGGGATACCCCGTTCTGGGACTACACGACACGCTTTCAGCACCGCTACGGAGATGGCGTAGACGTTTGTATCCGTAAGGGGCTAGAGGCTCTCGCTGAGAAACCCGCACCGTGAACACGGCAGCGTTGGTTGTTGCTGTGTTGGCGGGTTTGCTCTGCATTATGGCGGGCTGGCAGTTTGGCAGATGACCGAGCGAACCGCCTCCCCTCCTGATTGCCCGCACGGTTGGAGTGAGGATTATTGCCCACACTGCGTCCGTGAAGCCAAAATGAAGGTTCGAATCAAAGAGTTGGTGGACGGTGTGGAAAGGGCACTAATGACCGCAAAGTTCTTCGAACACGAATCCGTCGTAGAAATTTTGTATCCGTTGATTTACGAAGACCCCAAATGAATGTTTCCGATTGGGTGGGGGGTTTGCCAGCGACCTTTACCCCCTTGGAACCGCTTACAATGGCGACCCTAAAAGAGTTGCGGTAAACGCCAATTTGCTAACCCCAATTTCGGTATTGTTGGCAACACTGAAGGAGAAAAAGTGAAAGACTTTGTAAATCACCCCGCACATTACACAAGCGACCCGTCGGGGATTGAATGTATCGAAGTGACCCGTCACCGGAATTTCAACATTGGAAACGCAATCAAGTATTTGTGGCGAGCCGGTATCAAGGACGACCAAAGGCACATTGAGGACTTGAAAAAGGCAATCTTCTACATCAACGACGAAATCAACCGCTTAGAGAAGGCTCGCAACCGCTAATGCAGGACGTTCGCTCAATCCGAGCCGCCCAGAACCGTAACGAGTATCGGTTGGCTCGGTGAAGTTGATTTACCCCCACGACCTTGTGGATTCCCGCCCGCCCGAATGGGTGGATAGTGAAATCCCGTATCGAGGCAAGTGTCGAGGCTGTGGTGGACAGGACTCACGACACAGGACAATTGAGGCAATTCGTCGGCTTGTGACCAAGGGTGAAGACCCCGCAGACGTGGCGAAGAAGTATCACGTCACCTCAGAGTTAGTGATTCGGATTTGCAGTGAATAAGCCTCAGTATCCAGACCCGTCGCTCATTGCCTCGATTCAACACGAAGCCGAGAAGTTGGGCTACCTCATCGCACAAGTCGAGGAAATGTTCGAGAACCACGCCAAGTATGACCGTCACCAAGTGACCGTGAATCACGCTCTACGGGCGGGCGAGATTACGAAGAAATGGCTGGCGGGCGAAATGACCGACGAAGAAATGGCGGTGGCTTCAGCCGTCCTCTCACAGACCACCAGCGACGCTTACGACGTAATCAAAGCCAACTACCAGCACAACATCAACCGCCTGAACCAAATGGTGCAGGACGGCGTAAAGAATGGAAAGGGGCAACAGGACGAACTCAACGCCACGTTGGACAGGATTCTTCAGGACGAGTAACTATCAACCGCTGTGTCGCAGGTGGGGTGTATTGTTTAGGGTATGAGCAACAACCCATTCTCAACTGACGCACTGCTACCGAACGCCAGCACCTACCCCGTCGTCAAAGGCGGGCCGGGCAGTGGTCGCCACAAGGAAGACTTCAGAATTGAAGCAAACAGCGAGTTGTCTCGCTACCGTCAAGCAATTGGTCGCAAGATGCCCATACCGGCAGTTCAAACCGTCAAGGAAAACAACGGCAATGTGGAGTATTACGAGTTTTCAAGCAACGAGCGCAGGGGCTACCTTGACCCCAACAAGGACGAAAACTACGACGCATACACTATGTATCCCGCCGGAGACGTGGAGGTCGATGACTACGAAGTTTTCTTAGACGACGAGCGCACAGCACGGGTGGACTACAAGTTTTCTTTGCCCGACAAAATCAACAGCATTATGACCGACCTTGCCAATGACGGAAAATACGAAACCAAAGGTGCTTATGCGGTTCGAGCCGAGTCGTTGATTAAGGGTTTTACCAACTTTTCTTTTTCTCAATCGGGCAAGGAAGAAGACGCACCAAAGGAACTTACCCCTAACAGTTGGGTCTTCGGAGACAACACCAAGGGCGAGCGAGTTCCAATCTGCACGGCTGGACAAGCGTTGCACTTTGCTTACACGGGCGGCGGAAAAGGCTACTCTGACTCTTGGATTGAAGGAAGGGCAACAGATTACGCAGAAGAGAGTCGAGAAGACGACAACTTTAGGGAACCCGACGATTACGACGATTACGACTACGACTACTAAATGCAACTGTGGTCGTGGGTTCTAGAGGGAATCGGTGTCTGCGGTTCGTTTCTAATTGGACGTAAGTATTGGTGGAGTTGGCTAGTTGTATTATTCAATTTGTGCTTGTGGCTTATCTACGGAGTCGTTAGCCACCAATACGGCTTTGATTTTTTCGGACTCTTCTACGGTATTGTTTACTCCCGCAACTTGGTGAAGTGGTTTCGTGACCGAAAGAACAAATAATTCGCTTGCCTGTTTCACCGAGTGCCCGCATTGTGGTTCTGAACTCACCCCCGAACACGCCCACTTCAAGTGTCGCAAGTGTGGGTGGCGGGATTCTTGCTGCGACTAAATTCAAAATCGCTGGTGTAATCTAGGGGCTATGAAGACCCCGTTCTCAACCTCAGAACTGTTGCGCCCGTTGAGCAACTACCCCGTTGCTAAAGGTGGGCCTGGTTCGGGTCGTCACCCTGAGGGGACAGGTCGTTACCCCGCCGGAGTGAACACCAACGGCAAAATCACTGACCGTGAAGAAATGGTGCGTATAGACACCGACATTGCCGAGAAGTATTACAAGTTTCAGGGAACGGTTGCAGACAAAATGGTTGCCGAGGAACGTGCCGCTATGTATGCAAAGCAAGGCGTAGAAGTAAAGAAGGAGGGCTACGGCAAGCAACAACGGACTGTCTACACCACCGTCACGGGCGAGCAAATGGTGAACCCAAAGGCGTTCCAACTTATCGAAGCACGGCTCGCTGGCAAGTTTGGTGAGTTTCCCGAAAAGAATCAGTATGGGTCGCCTCGCAACTACAAAGAAGATTTTGATAAATCTATGGCGGAACTTGAAAAGACCAAGGAAGCCCGTGACACCGCCCGTGCCGTTTATGAGGAAGCCGACTCCCACTATGAGGGTTGGAACCGATACTTTGGAGTTCAAGACGGTCACATTCACTCGTCAATGGAGTGCCATTCTTGCAATAACGGCATAACCCCTACTTCTTTTGTATGGTTGCCTCGTTTTTCTGGTTTGACCGAAGAAGAAGCCGTTGCCCAAGGTGGCTCAACGCTTTGCACCCACTGTTTCCCCACCGCACCCGTCGAATGGACGAGCGACACCTTCAGCACCGCACGGGTCGCTGGCGATTTGCACATCAGGGCTGATTTTGCCGGACAAGACATTTCCGGCAAGGATTTCACCGAACAACGTGGCAAGGAGAGCGACTTCAGCGGCGCAAAACTTATTGGCACTAATTTCACTAAGGCGTATGTCCCATTGGGTAGTTTCCGAGGCGCAGACCTTACCGACGCAAACTTGACGAAGGTAAACGCCGAACAAGCCAATTTTTCCAACGCAACTTTGGTCAATGCCAATTTGTCGGGGGCAAAGTTGGAGGGGGCAAACTTCCAAGACGCTGACCTCTCCGGTGCGAACCTTGCACGAATGAAGCCTTTTAGGGCTTCGTTTGACGGGGCGAATCTTCAAGGGGTGCGAACCGCCGCTTCCGCTAAGGGAATTGGTGGAACCGACATAAGGAACACCACCTTTGAAAGTGCCGATTTGCGAAATGCCGACTTGCGTGGTTTTGAGGCAAACTCCTACGGAATGAAACTACCGTCGTTCGCTATGGCTGACCTAAGTGGCTCAACATTTGCCGACCCCAAGGTAAATGACAAGGGCTTCACGGCAGATTATCGTGGTGAGTTGAAGGCAGACTTCTCTGGTGCAAATCTTTCCAATGTGAACTTCGCTGGTCGTGAGATTGGTGGCAAATTCATTGACGCTAACCTCACCAATGCCAACTTTGCAAAAGTAAAACTTGACGGTAGACGTGACCAAGCAGAAACAATCTTCAACGGTGCTGACCTTGCATTTGCCAACATTGAAGGTGCAAACCTTGTCGGTGCTGACTTCACGGGTGCTAGGAACTTGGACAAGATTCAGGGTGAGCCAGCACGACAGATTTCTAGAGAACCGATTGACCGTGAATTTATGCGGACAGCACGGGACTCCGAGTGGACAAACGACGCTAACTTCAATATCGTCATTGGTGACTACCTGCTTCCCGAAGGATACGGTTGGTCGTCTGACAAGGGCATTTTCAAGACCACCTCGGCGTAAGTGAGGGTTAATGCGTCCTGTTTCCAAAGGTGGAGTCGGTAGTGGTGTAAAAGGGCACGAAACCGCCCAGCCCGCTCGTCAATCAGACAAAGAGCGCAAGAACTCACAACAAATGGCAGAGGCACTACGCCACGCCCAAGAAGAAATCGAAGCCGGACACCGATTCCGTGCTGACCGATACAAGATTCAGTCGTTCGTAAATTTTTTTCAGATGTTGGGTGAAGAGGAAAAACGGGAGAAAGAGGAAAAACGGGTCAAAAAGGGCGGGCCTGGTTCCGGCAGACACCCCGAATCAGGCAGTCTCCCCGACGGTTGTTCGTGGGAAACGCCGAAGGATTGGAAATTTGTTGGCAGTGACCGAGTGCTGAATGGCTCGACGGGCGAACCAACCGACAATTACATACTCAACTACTTGACCAGCAAGGACAACGCAGTTCAAGTGGAGTGGTCGAAGGATTCAGAGGGCAATTCCGAGGCGTGGAGTCCGTCTGACCAAGAAAGTAGTGAAATCGTCAGTGCGCTCGACCAACTGAACCCAGAGGGCGGAATACAACTGTTTTTTTCTAATAGCAACTTTGGTGGTAGAACGGCAGTCGCCTATTACGAGAACAACCTCGGAATGGCGGCGGGAACTCGCCCCGATTCTGGCTATCAGCACCAGATTTTGATTCCCGACAAGGGTATCTACAAGGGCGTAGTCCGACACGACATTGAAACGGCTATGGGGGGCGAACAACCCGACCATTTTTCCCCGTTTAGTAGCACCCGTGAGTATGACTATACCCACTACCAAGTCGGCGGTATTAGCACCAACTCAGCCGAAGTCGCCTTCAACACGATTGCCCACGAACTCGGACACTACGCCTTCGAGCGGGATATGGAAATTTCTTACAGCGACAAAGCGCAGGACGGACGAGACGAAGGATTCCATTGGGACACAAAGAACCTCGACAAGTTGGTTCCCGTGCTTAGTGGAATGGCAGAACTCGCCATTGAGGGCAACGAGTTTTGGAACCGTCAGGAATACCTGACGGAAGAAGAACGGGATTCGTATTACGAAATGACGTCGGAGGCGTATTGGAAGGAACGATTCAGTGAAATTCAATACACCGAGCGCAACCATTTTGGCAAGGGCGTATGGGATTACACGGGCGGATTTAACCAAATCGAACGCCAAATGCTTCAAGAAGCGGGTATGACTGAATACGGCTCAAAAAACCCCGCCGAGTTCGTGGCAGAGACTTACGCTATGGCAACGAACCGTGCCATTATGACCTCCGACACGCCCCCGCCCGTCGTGGACTTGATGAAGGAGAATTTCCCCCGCTGGAACGTCATCGCCCCTATTTCCAAAGGCGGGCCTGGTTCCGGTCGGCACAAGGGGTCAAGTAGGTCAAACGAAACTGACCTAAATGCTCGATTGGAAAGTGCCAACCAGAAGTTGCGAGCCAAAGCAGGACGGAACGCCCTCCAATACACGGCTACTGCTAGAGAAGAAAATCAAAAGAATGGGTTAGAGGCACTTTCCGAACTCGGCTACAGGTCGCTAGAGGACTACCAAAAAGAAGCGGCTAAGGCAATCAAGACTTTTGTTGCCGAGAACCCCGTCTCTATCCGAGTTCCCGAAAAAAACCTTGACCAAATACTCCAAAGCGGAAAAATCCTCAATGGCTACGAATCTAAAACTTCGGAACGCAAATATTGGGGCAAAAAAGGTGAATACCAAAGATATTCAGCCGAAAATGTCCTCTTCGGTTTGAAGGGTGAGCCTGATAGTAAGCACCCCGTCTATGGATACATAGACCACAAGGGAAGCGAAGCCGACCCCACTATGTATGGCGGAGTGAAGTTTGTTCTCAAAGATTCCGTCAAGAACAGAACAACCGTCACCATTGGAGACAGCCTCGATATGTACGGTGCTCACAAAACAACCGACAAGATTCTAGGGCGGACGAATCACCCCTTGTCCGCCACCGACCCACAACCGTCAGGTTTTGTCTCGCCTCGAATGTTTCATAACTACGGAATGGCAAGTCGTATATACAACGACGCAATCGCCACGTTGAAAGAGATAGAAAACGGTTCCGCCAAGTTGGACACCTACGTCGAGGCGCAGATTCACGGTGGCGTATCCCTAAAGGACATAGAGCGAGTGGAGTTTGACGGTGAGCCAACACCAGCGCAGGTAAAGGCATTGACCAAACTTGGCATATCGTTCACCACGCCTTCTTCTAAAGTCACCAAGGGCGGGCCGGGCAGTGGTCGGCACAAGGAGAGCGACCTTACCCAAGCCGAGCAACAAGCCATTGAAGCGTGGACAGAAAATTGCGACGGGTGGGGCTCCCCTAGTCGGGAGGAATTGGAAGAAATTGCCAAGCGAGCCAACAAAGAAGCCCCCGAACTGTGGCGTGGGATTAACGTAGACGTCGAGGACTACCCCAAGTTAATAAAGTCGCTACAAGTAGGCGAAACCGTCAAGTTGCCGTTTTCGAGTTGGTCACGCAAGAAGTTGGTGGGCGAACAATTCGCTTCCGATAACAGCCCTATGGGAAACCGAGGCGACAATTACATCGTTTTCCACATTCCACAAGGCGCACGGGGCGTAAACGCCGAACCCTACGCAATAGAGGATTTTAAATACCAAGCGGAGTGGCTAATTCCCGAATCTTCGTTCAAGGTCGTCAGCGTCACCAAAGACGTTCCCTACGCACCCCTCTCCGAAGACCCCACTATGCCAGAATGGACAAATTACAATCGCCGTTTGAACAATTACGTTCTTGTAGAATTGGAACCGCTATGACCATTGACCTAACGAAGATTCTTCGAGAGTCAATGCCGACGTTTTCCGAGGCTCGTCTGGGCAGGATTGTAAAAGGCGGGCCGGGCAGTGGCAGGCACACTGAAATCCACCCAGCGTTCCCCTTTGGAAAAGAGGGTTCGCTTGAAGGCGCAAAAGCCACCCCAGAGCAAGTAGCCAAAGTTTTGGAAACCAAAGAGGCTCACGAAGAACTGAACCGACTTATCACGGGTAGCACCGAGATTCGCAACACACCCGTTTTTGGCGGTTGCCTAATGACCGCACAAGCACTCAACATCATTTTTCCAAACGCCGTAATGAAGGCAAGCATTACGACCTCACTCTCTCACATTGAGAGTGCCACCGAGCGAGGGGGAACGCCACAAGTAGACCATTTTGTCCTCTCCATAGACGAAGACAAGTATCTAGACGCACGGGGCGTTATTACCGAGCCTCACGCCCTTGACCTCATCACCAGCATTAACTTTGGTGAAGAGCCAAAGCCGATGAACAACGGTTTATTCTTCAACCACCTAGTAGACGCAACCCCCGCCATTATCAAAGACGCTAAGGGCTATATGAGTTCCCCAGAGGGCGCACCAGAGAAGTTCGCCCAATACATTCTCGACCACATTGTTTCCAAAGGCGGGCAAGGCAGTGGGCGACACAAGGAGAGCGATTATTCCCAAGCCATTCGTTATTTTTCCACCAACGGCGGAAAGGTTGTTCTGGCAACGGACAAGACCCAATACACCAACGACCTAAAGGCGTTTCTCTCCGCCCACCCCGATTCCGACGGTGCAACTATGGCACTAGAGGCTTTGGGCAACGCTTACGCCTTTGTAGCCACCTCTAACGGCAAGGCAGTTGGCGCATTGGGCTTTCGCCCCTATGCCAACACGGTGAGTTGCTCATTTTTTGGCACAACGGGCGAAGTTCGAGGCGCAGGTGCGTCGTTGGCACAAGCATTATTCCAATACGCCAGCGACAACGGATTTTCAATACGCCTTGAACCTTCTGGCGAAGGCGAAGATTTCTGGGGCGACCTTGGTAAAAAGGATTTCGACGGTTGGTTGATGACTGATGAAGACGGATATCTAGATTGGAACCCCGCCGAAGTCAAAGCAGTTGCGAGTGAAGTTTTTTCACCCGTTTCCAAGGGTGGGCCCGGTAGTGGGCGATACCCAAAAGGAAGTAAGTGGACAACGGTAGGTAGAATCACGCCCGAAGTAGCGGAGTTCATCACCACCAACGCCAACAAGTTCTACAAGGCTGGCGGAACAATCATCAAAGTCAAATCAGGCGCAACCAAACTCCCCAACGGCAAATCCCTTGATGAAGCCCGTAGTGAAATCCACCAAAAGGCTGTGGAACTCGCCAACGTGAAGCGACTGACCCCCGAACGCAAACGGCTTATCGAGGGCTACCAAATGATGAGACGCAATTTAGCAATGCTCAACAAGGAAAACAACCGTGAGGCGTATATCGCCCTAGACAAAGACGGCAATATCGTTGGCGTAATGGGGGCAATCCAACACCGCACGGGCAAAGATTGGAAAATCACGGAGTTAGGCTCAACTAACGAAATTTCTGGCACTGCAACGGCTTTGGAACACTACATAGCCACCGTCGCAGGGCAAACCAACCTAGAGAGTGTCTCTACGGCAGACGCAACCAACTACCACACGGCTATTGGCAGAACTCTCGCACCCATTATCCACCCCTTCGACAAAACCCCTACAGGCTCGTTCACCTCCACTTGGACGCTCGAAGAAATGCAAGCAATCGCCCAACTCCCCATAGGCAAGAACTACCTAAACGTCGAAAAGGGCGGGCCTGGGTCTGGGCGGCACAAAGAAGGGTGGACAAGCCAAATTTCCACCGCTGACCTCAACAACGCCCGTCTCTACGACGCAGTAACCAAGATTCTTCCCCACAAGCAGGAAGACGTTAGCGACGACCCCCTGAACAACAAGGAAAACGCCCAATTTGCCAAAGCCAAGGTAGCCAAAGACATTTCAGACCGTATGGGCGACAAGTTCGACAAGCAACTTTTCTCAATGGCTCGAATCATCTCGATTGGAACCGCCCCGCTTCGCAATTGGGAGAAGGCATTAACCGCCGACAACAACTTTATGGTGCAAACAGATGTCCAAGGCGTAATGGGGGCAGTGGAGACGGAGATTCAGTTTTTCGGTAAAACCGGCGACCAATTCAACACTTGGTATTTCCAAGACCTCAAAGACAAAGGCGCACAATTCTTCAAGGGGGACGACCCCGAACTGCGTTCGCTCATTCGCCAAGCAGCCATTTCCAAACTTGTCAATCTGTGGGCAGTTTCTTCCAACGGCATAGGAACGACCTCTACGTTCAAAATCAAGTCCCTTGCCATTCAAGAAGCCGCCAAAGAACAGTTCGGGCTTGGACGAACCCTCGATTGGGACATAACGCCCAAACAACAAGAACAACTGAACAAGGAAACCGCCAAGAACGGCGACCTCTACAAAGCATTTTTGCAGGCGCAATACGACAACACCCAACAATTTCTCAACGACCACGGAATTACCAACCTCCCGCTGTATCGAGGACTGTATAACGCCCAAACCGAGTGGCAGAAGCAAGGGGGAGAGGTAACAATCAACATTCGACCACTCTCGTCATTTGCAACCACCCGTCAATCCGCCGAAAGTTTTGCCGGTGGGCTGACCTCCAAAGACCGCAAACACCTAGACGGCAACATCATTTCCGCCACCGTCCCCGCAGACCGCATTTTTTCACTACCCCTCACAGGTGTCGGCTGTCTGAAGGAACGAGAAGTAGTTATTTTGGGTGGCGAAGAGAAGTTCAACAACCAAATCGTCTCGAACTGAATTGGAACCAAATACCTATGAACCGCTTTAGCACCGACGCACTTTTACTCCCCTTTACCAAAGGTGGGGAAGGTTCAGGAAGATACCCCAAAGGCTCTAAGCAGTTCACAGGCTCGATTACTCCCCTAACAGACGAAGAAGCAATCCGAGACGCTCAATCAAGCGTTCTTGACCAAGCCAAGGCGCAAGGCATAGACATACTCCCCAAGGGAGAACCAACCGACCCCAGCCAGCACGAACTATGGCTCGGATACCGTATGACCTACGCCGCCCTATCCCTCTTTGAGAAGGAAGAATACGAACACCCAGACGCCCCCGTATCCATTCTGGTAGCCAAGGATACGGAAGGCAAGACTGTCGGCGCAACGATGATTCAACCCCGACTAAAGGAACTCTACATTCATTACATCGGCTCAACCCACACCACAAGCGGAGTAGGCAAGGCTTTACTAGGCGAAGTAGCCAAGGTCGCCTCTAGCCAGAACCTCGGCATTGCGTTCGAACCAGAACTCACATCGGTAGGATTCTGGGAACACGAAGGCTTTGAGCAAACCAGTTGGAATCGTTACGCCGAAATGCCCATATACACAATGCCAGCCAACCAAGTTCATACACTTATCCAATGACCCCCGAAGAAGAACTCGAATACGCCGAAATCTTCGTAATGATGTGGGCACTAGGAGAGCGCATAGACCGTATGAAGGCAACCCTCGATTCCCTCAACCTACAGATAGACGACCTCTAAACCCCCTGATAGCCTTTAGATATGGCAAAGAACACTAAGGGCGGGCGACCCTCAATTCTCAACGAGGAAATGGCAAACGCCATTATTGACCTCCTGAAGCGTGGCAATTACCTAGCCACCGCAGCCGCCTACGTCGGGATTACACCAGCCTCCATTACGGCGTGGGTTCGCAAGGGAAACACACTTTCTTTCGAGGCAGAAGACCGTGAATTGGACGAAACCGAACAACTGTTCGTTTGGTTTGCCGTGGAAGTAGAAAAGGCACGGGCTTGGGCAGAAATCAAGTCCGTCGAGAAGATTCGACAAGCCGCTAACGAGACGTGGCAAGCCGCTGCGTGGTATCTAGAGCGCACAAACCCCCGTGATTGGGGTCGAGTATCTCGCACCGAGATTACGGGCGCAGACGGCGGAGCAATTGAAATTGACGCTTCCAGCGTGAACCGCAAGATTGAAGCCCTACTCAGCGAGCGAGCGATTCTGCCGTCGGGATACAACGTCATTGAGGCGGAGGTGGTCGAGCCAGATTCCACGCTTGAATTGGAAACGCCGAATACGGACGACGTAATGAGCAAACTTGATTCCCTGATAGAGCAAGCACCCGCTCAGAGGAAGCGTCTCAGCGACTAACACTTATTGACGTATGAGCAAACCGTCGTAGTGTTGTCCCACTAGGGTTCCTCCTTTCTCTGGTGCGACAAGTCCCCGTTTCGGCGGGGGCTTTGTTGTATCTATCCACCACTTGTTACTCAACTGTGGTACACTCGTAGTAGAAGTGTCTAACCATAGGAGGAACCAATGAACACGCAAGAAGAATCACAGGCAAAGTTGCGCCACCCGTCCAACCTCGCAAGGCTTGAAGAAGCCCTAGCCAGCGAAGTCGAATTCATTGAGTCAATCGGCGGAATGGCTGTCTTTGTAAGCGGGCTATTCCCCGAACACAAAGACGGCACTAATGACAAGTAAAGTCGCCAACAACGAACTACGCAGACTTCTCAAAGCCATACGCAAATACGGCTTAGAGACGAGATTCAACGGGGCGCACTACATAGTGAGCGCACCCCTGAAGACCGTCATCATCAGTCAGAAGTATGGCTACATCAAGCCACGCCTAAAGGACTTAGCCGAGGCTGGCGTAGACGTAGAGCGTCTTCAACTGCTTATGTAGCCAATCCCCCACCCTCCAAGGGTAGAGGGGCACACAACCACACACACAGGGCACAGGGCATAGCGGGAGGGGTAGCCACTACTCCACCCCATACCGCCCAAGGTATAGAACCAAGTGATACAGCAATCCCCTAGGGGTAGTGAAACAACTAGCCCACCCATAGGACAAGACCCCCCCTACCCATAGGGCTTGATAGGACAAGTGCTATCAGAGTGCAGGACAACGACAGCCCAGAGCCACAGGCGCACAGGGACAGGTACACAGACATAGCCACCACCCCCCCCCCTAGTTTTATTTCACTACC